GTTGCCCTTTATGGGATTGAGGGTTCGATTCCCTTCTGTGTCACAGATGTATCTGATGCCCAGTAATGGGCGTGTGGGTTCGAGTCCCACTTCGGGTACTAAATATTTTTAGTCATGGAAAGATATATACAGGAACTTGAAGAGATATACAATAGTAATACTCTTAAATCAAAAGAAGAGCTAGAAAGTTTGAAAAAACTTATTAGAAATGCTCATAAGTCTGGCTTTATAGCTGGAGAACAGTCTATAGTAAACGTAATTGATAAATTAACAAAATGAAAGAAAGTGTATTTTTTGGAAACGAAGGGTTAACTTCCACATCTGCTAACTATTATGCTAATATTGCGCAGGAAATGATTCAGGCTGCCACAGAGCGTCTAAATGGTGTGAAGTTTTACCAAGTATCTGTAGCCTCTATTGGAGGTGGAGAAAAACAGCTAATGACTGTAGGGCAAACTTCCATAGGCTTCATTAAGAACGATTTGGAAAAATGTGCTGAAATGAATAGTTTCTGTGCTTGGGTACGAGAAGCTATCAAAAAGAAAGAGGAGATGATTTCTTATCTTGCCGCTACTTCTATTGAGAAATGGGCTAAGGAAAACGGCATAGAAATCCCCGAACAACCTGAGTATCCGGAATCTCTGCGGAGAGCAGAAGAGAAGGAAGTTATAGATTCTTGGGACGGCAATAAGCGAAACAAGTATCTAAGACTTGAAGCGTTTGCTTCTACTTATGGTAAATATATCCATCCTAAAGGGGCTTTCAGTAAGGCTAGAAAGGATGTCCATGCCGCTGAGAATTGTCCTATCTATAAGGAAGGATCTGGTAGAGATTTAATTCTCTATTACCAAGACCCTACTATTAGTGTAAGTAAGGTAGATGATATGTTTATGTCTCTCCAAGACATATACCGTTCCTACGAGAAAGAATTAAACGCTCTTAAAGCTGAACTTAAAGAGACTGTAAATAAGATTGATATGACTAGAGAAGAGGAATATCAGGAAAGACTTGCAGAATTTAAGGCTGATTATGAGAGATATAATTCTAAGATACAAGAATTAAGAAGCCGCTTTAATAATTGGAAGACCTCCGAAAAGGAGCGGATTTCACAGTTAAAAATTACCTTGCCAAAGAATCTCCTAGGAATCTTCGAAGAGATTAAGAAACAAGGCGATCCTTCTTCTAAGTAATTTAGAAGATTTTCTGTAGGAAGCTAACAATTTATACTTAACAGGAATATAAATAATTGCTATTAGAAATCACTGGATTTCTGACAACTCATTCGCTGACTGTGCAAAATTAAAAAAAATTACTCTTATAATATATAAGAGTCTTTGCCTTAGTCTTTGTTAGTACGGTCAGGTCTTAGACTTTGCTTTTATCTTTGCCTGCGCGTTAGCTTCCTACTAAAATAGCTCGCCAACCACGTTGTTGGAGGAGTTACGAAGTCCTTAACGGGATTTCAGCTTTGCTTCAGTTACAAGTAATCTTTAAACTTGGTGACTATTATCCCAAATTCTCAACAAGATGAAAAGGGAGGTTGGCCAACCTAATAACGGTACAAGCTCTTCGGAGTATTGGGAGTGGGGAAAATATCTGGTGAAGCACAGATATTGGAACCACTCTTTTTTTTGATAGATAAGTTATTAATTTTAAAAAACTAATGGAAATGAAGAAAGTACTATTGCTTTTCGGAATGATTGCATTGATGTCTGCTTGTGCAGGAAACACTAAGACCTCAGAGAATGACTCTATTGTAGTCATTGAGGAAGTTGTGGACACATTAAGTGTAGATACTGTAGGCGTTGATAGCCTCGTAATCAATCAGTAATATGGATTTCATCGCAACCAGAGTCAATGAACTCTTAAGTAGGATTTCGCCTATTAAGCGATGGCTTATTTCTGATGTTGCGAATGAATATTATCGTAAAGGTTATGAAGATGGTCAGAAGTTAGTCTACAGAAATGTTTTAAAGGGAAACGCTTTGAAAGACTTCATAGATGTCTTAAGTCATTGCGGAATTAAACTAAGTTATAATTTGCGGAAGGGAGGGTTAATTGTCAGTGTAAAACCTGACAGACTCTCAAATCTGCAACGTCTTATTGAATGTTACAAAAATGAAAGTGAAGAGAACAAACAACTACAGTGATTCCCCTCCTCTAAATGTTCAGTACGAGAACATAATGAGGAACTTTGATTTCGACAGAGTTCGCGAATTTATGAATTGGGAAAAGAGCAAAAGAAGCTATGACGATGAGGGGAATTGTATAGATAAGTCCTCCTGGAAAATGTTTGTAGCACCTAGTATATATAAAATACCTGACATAAGTGAACTTAGAGACTGTGCTAGCAGGTTACTTAAGGGTGTTATGAAAGTTAAGGAAACTAGCAAAGCTCCTGTGATTTTTATGGCTACTGGACCATTTAAGGCTATATACAGATACGGTATACTAGAGTTAGATTGCATTATAGGATCTTGGAGCGATGATTGAGTTTAACGAAGTATTTTGCCTAGACTTAAGAGACGATTTTGAGGAAATGGGCAGACACGAGAGAAACTTTGAGTTAGACGAGTTTATTCAAAGAGATTTGAGTAGAGCTTTTGCTTTTGGATATTGTCATTTAGATTGGATAGGGGAGAAAATGTGGTTTCCAGTTCCTATTAGGAAAGCTCTTAGACACTTATCCGATGGGTTAGAGGATTTCAATCCTCAAATCAAATGGTTAAATGACAAATACGGAGCTATAGGTAAGAGAGTTAAGATTAAGGATTACGCGAACTATATTCTAGAAAATATAATTTGTGATAATTATGATGATTTGATAAAGATTGCAATATTACTCGGAACTAACATGAGAGTAAATACTGCTGATGAGCAGGCTAGAAGTGTTCACTGATGGAGCTTTTAGCTCGTCTAGAGACACAGGAGGAGTAGGAGTTGTATTCGTAATTGATGGGGAAAAAGCCTATGAATTTAGTAAGATGATTCCTAATACTACTAATAATAAATGTGAGTTGTTAGCAGTAATTTATGCTCTAAATGCAGTAAGTCGTAAAATCGAATCTCTGACTATTTACTCAGATTCTCAGTACGTCATAGGATGTGCTACTAAAGGATGGAAAAGAAAGAAGAATGTAGAGTTATGGAATTTATACGACAAGGTCTTAAATAAGGCAAAGCAATTTTGTCCTAATATAGATTTTTGTTGGGTGAAAGGACATACTTCAAGTTCAGACTTCTTTTCTCAGATGAATAATCTCGCAGATAAATTAGCAGTTGAAGCAAGTCAGGAATATGAAACTAAGAAAGAATAAGAATAAGAAACTTATCAAAGAAGCTATGAAGTTTTATCCATTCGATTATGGATTTGTTCTCTCTTTAGAGAAACAAGCCCTAATTAGAATGTATGAATACTTTAAGGTATCTAGAATTGCGGAAGGCAATGAACGTGTCGAAAAAGAGCTAAATCTAGCACTAAAGCTATTAGATATTGTGTTAGAGATAGATTCTGCCTATCACTGTGATTTCAGACCGAGGTCTAAAGGATTTGTAGATAGGCACATAAACATTAAGAATTGGAAACGATTCCGTCCTAAAGCTGCTGATCTCGATTGGAGCGAACCTATTCTCCAAGATTCTTTGAGAAGAGAAAAAGCCTGGTACTTGTACAACAAACTTAAGTTTGAGCGTATGAGAACTTGGTGGGATTAAATTTTAATTAATGTAATTATGAAGAAAATTTTTAGTATTATTTGTTTGTGTTTAATGTGTGCGTTTGCAAGTGCGCAAGTTGTAGAAACCGGAAGTTTGAAAGACAATTGGTATATTTCCGGCAATGTTGGAACTACAGTTTGGGACAATCAGAGAAGTTGGGCTGAACCTAATGATATTCTGGTGAATATTGCTGTAGGTAAAGAAATTACACCTATCTTTGGCCTAGAATTAGACATGGTAGCGGGTATGAATCAGGGAAATAAGACATTCTTTGATTCACACAACCTTACGGCTAATGTTACTACCAATCTTAGTAATCTGGTATGTGGCTATGAAGGTAATAGACGTCTGTTTGAACCCGTATTGATTATAGGAGCCGGTTGGTATCATACCTATGGGTACGTCTATAACAATGTATCTGCGCATGGTGCAGTAAGATGTAATTTCAACATTACTGATACGTGGGCGTTAAATATAACCCCAGAATATATGCTACTTCCTAAAACTACTCCATTAAACCAAGAAGTCAATGTTTATGTAGGAGCTACTTACAGATTTAAGTCGAGCAAAGGGAATTTCCCAGTTATGAAACTTTATAATGATTCGGAAATAGAAAGCTTAAATGCGTCTATTAATGAATTGAGAGAGAAGAATAATGAACTTATGGCTCGCAAACCTGTTGAGGTAGTTAAGGTAGATACCATAGAAATTACTAAGGTAGAATTACTTACTCCTAAAATCCAATTCTTACAAAACTCCTCTGAAATATCCGCTACTTCTAATGTTGCTGTGTCTGAATTAGCAGCTTACATAGCAAATAGTGGTAAGTCATATGTTATAGAGGGATATGCTTCTGAAGAGGGACCTATCGACTTCAACAACAAATTAGCTAATGCTAGAGCGGAATCTATGAAGAAGGCTCTGGTTAACTATGGTGCTCCAGAGGACAAACTTACAGTAAAGGGGTGTGGAGTTACTACTGATTTTGGAGATAATGAATTTAACAGAATTGTAATAGTTTCTGAGCAATGAAGTACAAGAAGAGAGTAGCTTGGTTGAAATCAAAGCAAGCATGGTGGGACAAGCAAGGGAAGGATTTTCAAGCTGCTACCACTAGACCAGGTTCTGTAAAAACTCGGTGATTTATGATTGCGTTTATAATTATATGCTTACTATTCATTGCATATATCTACTATGATCCTTATGTAGATATTGCGGAGGATAGTGTACTACTGTGGTATAATAAGAAAAGCAATAGAGAATATATTATTTTATGGTCGAGAAAAACCTAATTAAGGCATTTATTGCCATAGTATTAGTTTTTGTAGCCTATAATATGGGACTGTGGTTATTATCTCAGTCCCTATGGGTTGCAAACCTTGGAGGATTATTGTTATTATTTATAGCAATTCCTAGTCTAGTCTATAGGACTATTAAACATTTCAAAAAACATTTTAAAAATAAAAAAGATGAAGACAATAATTAAGTTTCTGTGTGTATTAACTCTAGTATTTGGTTTGTCAAGTTGCGGCTACGAGCGGGTAGACGCTGGACATGAAGGAATCAAGGTAAATCTTTACGGTGATGGTAAAGGAGTAGATGACATCTCATTGGTCACGGGGGCTGTTTGGTATAATCCAATTACCACAGCTGTATATGAGTACCCAACCTATGTGCTTACTGTGGACTATGAGGCTTTTTCTATTAATGCTAAGGATGGTTCGTCATTTACTGTTGACCCTACTATATCTCTTAAGATAGTTGATGGAAAGTCACCTGAGGTATTTAAGAAATACAGAAAAGACAATATACTTGATGTCGTAAATACTACATTATATAACTATGTTAAAAACGCATTCCGTATACAACTCAATAATTATACTACTGATGAATTAGTTAGCAAAAGAGAAGAGTTTGAGAAATCTATAGAAGATAGATTAAGCAAAGAATTACTTGCCGAAAACTTCCAACTTGAGCAGCTAACTTCTGGTCTTCAATATCCTAAGACATTAGTAGATGCTATTGATGCTAAAAATAAAGCGGTGCAGGATGCTCTTAAGATAGAAAATGAGGTTAAATCTGTAGAAGCTAATGCTAAAAAGGCTGTAGCCCAAGCAGAGGGAGCAGCTCAGGCTCTGAAAATTAAGGGAGACGCAGAAGCTGAGTATAACAGAAAGATTGCAGCTTCCTTATCTGCATTGATTGTACAACAGAATTTTGTGGAGAAGTGGGATGGAAAACTGCCTACTTATGGTACTGTTCCTACCTTATTTAAGGATGTAGCTGGAAAATAACTATGATGTACTTAATAATATGCACTGTGATGATAATCGTCACGGTGCTTATCTTAAAAGATACTCATGTTACGGTTTATTGGACTGGGTATAGTAGCAACTATGCTAACATAGACGAAGAGTATGACATTAAAGTTCCAATCTGGGCAGTATTACTAATCATAGTTCTGGGATTTGTCCCTGTCTTGAATATAGTATTATATATGGTAGGCTATATACACTATGCAATCCATGCTCTGTGGAATCCTAACAGAAATGACGGATATACTCACAAGTATACGTTAAGAGGTAGAAATTTTCTGACTAAAATTATAAAGAAGATATGGAAGATCTTAAATTTGTGTATTTAATATGCGATGGCATAGGGCTTATACTTTATGCACTTCTATATTACTGTCTGTACTACACCTACCAGGTAAATTGGTTAACTTCTAAAGCTACAAGAATAAAAATCCCTAGATGGACTATTATTATTGTTGTAGCTAGTTTGATTATCCCTCCGCTTGGTTTAGGTGCCTCACTAGCATCGTGGGTAGTATACGCATTTGCAGTGTACAATGAAGACTATACAGTAGATGTCCCTATTCTTAACTTCCTAGGAGATTCGTTATATGATTCGGATATTAAAGCATTTAAGAAGGATACTAAGGCATAAGTTCTGGGTTGCATACTATTGCTTCCAATTAGGACTATACAGGCAGGGCATTTTGCACGATTTATCTAAGTTCGGATGGTATGAATTTTCTCGCTCTGTTAAATTTTACGATGATAACACATCTCCATTAAATAAGGAGAAAGAAATTCTGGGCTATTCTAGGTCCTATTTACATCATAGAGGAAGAAATCCACATCATTATGAATATTGGGTAACTCAATTAGATTCTGGTGGAGTCCCAGTGAAAATCCCTAGAGAATATGCATTAGAGTTAGTGTGTGATTATTTAGCTGCTGGCAAGGTATATAGTGGCAATAGTTTTCAGGGAGAATACAACTGGTGGATTAAATATATTAGCGCTCCTAGAGCGATTCATCCAGAGACAAAAGAGTTTATTACTCAATGTTTTAAGAACTTAGCTGTCGGTAAAAACATGAAGAGTTTATTAACAATCAGTTATTAAAATAATTTTTAGAATGGAAATAATTAATGCAACAGATGGTTACAAATTAGGCCATCACAGGATGTACCCAGAAGGTACTGAACAAGTTTATAGTAACTGGACTCCGAGAAGTAACAAGTACTTTCCAGAAGCTACCGAAGGTTCTGTAGTATTCGGAATCCAATATTTAATTAAAAAGTATTTGATCGACGAATTTAATAAGAATTTCTTTGTATTGCCTAAAGAGAAAGCTATAGAAATGTTTTATCGGAGAGTCCACAACTTCGTTGGAATTGAGTCCGTGGGATATAGACATATTGAGGCTTTGTATGATTTAGGATATCTCCCTATTCGTATTAAAGCGTTGCCAGAAGGTTCAGTATGTCCTATTAGAGTTCCTATGATGACTATTACTAATACGAAACCAGAGTTCTTTTGGTTAACTAATTATCTAGAGACTTTGATTAGTTGTACTTTGTGGATGCCTTGTACCTCTGCCACTAGAGCAAGACTCTATAAGAAAGAACTCAAAAGACACTCAGTACACACTGGATTTCCGGAGGATGTAAACCTGGATTTCTTGTGTCATGACTTCTCTATGAGAGGAATGGCTGGTTTGGAAGCATCTGTTATTTCTGGTATGGCTCATATGACTTCATTTGTAGGAAGTGAAACTATTCCTGCTATTGCAGCTCTTGAAGAGTATTATGGAGCTAATTCGGATAGTGAATTAATTGCTGCTACTGTTCCGGCTACTGAACATTCGGTAATGTGTGCAGGAGGAGAAGAGGACGAGTTAGGAACATATAAACGTCTTATTAATGAGTTATATCCTACTGGGTTTGTTTCTATAGTGTCCGATACTTGGGATTTCTGGAATGTTGTTGAAAACTTCCTTCCTAAGTTGAAGAAAGACATTATGGCTCGTGACGGTCGTGTAGTTATTCGTCCCGATAGTGGAGACCCGGTAGATATTATTTGTGGTTTGAGAACTAATCCTCATTTCAATACAAGAATAAAGGAAGGTAAATACTACTGCTGTTATGCTCCGTTTAATGACGATGCAGAATACGTAGAAGTATCAGAAGGTCAATATTACGGAGCATACTATATGCTTGGTAAGATATTCGGCTGGAATACTACTTCCAAGGACTATCGTTATCCGAGTACTAAGATAGGCTTGTTATATGGCGATTCTATTACTTTAGAGCGTCAGAAACAAATCTACATGAGACTTGAAAATGCTCATATGGCAGCTTGTAATCTTGTTCTTGGTGTTGGTTCATTCTCATATCAGTATGCAAGTAGAGATAGTCTAGGCTTTGCAGTTAAGGCTACTGCTTGTGTAATCAATGGAGAATTGAAGGAAATCTTTAAACATCCGAAAACTGATGATGGGACTAAGAACTCTTTGAAAGGGTTAATTGCCGTTTATCAGGATGTCAACGGTGTCTACTACGCGGAAGACCAAGTAAGTCCTGAAGTAGAAGAGGGAGGCTGTTTAGAGGCTGTGTTCGAAGATGGTATCCTTAAAAAGGAGTATTCTCTACAGGATATCAGGCAAAGAATTAATAATGGATTACATGGAAAGTTTTAACCATCCATTTGGAAAAGAGGCTTGTAAGAAGCGACTATTAGAAGAGTATAAGAAATACGGAAAGCTAATAGTCGCTTTCGACTTTGATAACACTATCTTCGACTATCATAATACTGGAGGAGATTATAGTTGTGTTATTAATCTACTGAGACGTTGTACTATGTTAGGTTTTGAAATGATTTTACTTTCTACAGAGGAAAACGAAAATAAAATTATAGAGAAACAAGTAGAGTGTGTCCAAATGGGGATAGGAAATCTTATTAATGATATGATTATACCTCCTTTTACAAGCAGTAGACTATTTCCGAACTCTAGAAAGCCTTATTACAATATTCTACTAGACGATAGGGCGGGCTTAGAAGAAAGTTATGAAATCTTAAAATATGTCGTAGATGAAATTATTAAACTTAATTAATTGGGATGAAAGTGAGATTAAGTATGACCTCACTACATTCCCTGACGGAGAGCCTCAAATAAGTTTTCCAGACGAATTTGATAGGAAAGATTCGGTAAAGGTTATGTGTAGAATTACTTCTGCCGAAGAATTGTTTCTGTTAGCTCAAGTTGGCGATATTCTAGACAGACAAGAAATTGAGTGGGACTTATTTATTACCTATCTAATGTCTATGCGTATGGATAGGGTAATGGATTTTAACCGTCCATTTTCTCTGAAAATTGTGTGCAATATCTTAAATGGAATGAACTATCGTTCAGTCTGTATTTTAGAGGCTCACTCTAACAGAGCAAAGAATCTTCTAGGTTCTAGATGTTGGTGTCAAGAATTGAATTATGGAAGCTATATACCACAACAATCTAATGTTGTATTCCCTGATGCTGGAGCGTATCAGAGATACAGGGAGTACTCTAAGGTATGGGGACATTTAGTGTTCAATAAGACAAGAGACTTAGAAACTGGAAAAATCAAGGAATTCTCTATAGGTAGAAATGTAAATTGTTACTATTCTACGTTTGTATTCATTGATGATTTGTGCGATGCTGGAGGAACATTCCTTGGAGAACTTAAAGTTCTTAAAGAAAAGTATCCTAACTATAGATTCGAGATTATAGTTTGCCATGCTGTAAATATAGAAGGCTTGAAAAAGTTGTGTAACAATTTTGACCATGTTACGATAACTAATTCATACTGTGATTATGAATATCAGCCTAGTAATAATAACTTAACAGTAATAGATGTATGCAAATAAAGAATTTAGACGCTGCAAGACGTCTTGTAAAAAAGTATAGAAGTATTACAAGAGAGGAACTTGAAAGCAATGCGCATGAGGACGATGATTACTGGCATGAGGCGTTATCTAGGATAACTGGATTTGGGAGTCTTAGAAATTGCTGTTTATGCAACGAATGCGGTTATGAGGCTGGAGACCCAGATTGCACTGGGTGTTTATATTCTTGGAACAAGGATAATGTAAATAAGTTTAGTGTCCCGTGTATAAACCAATATACTTATTGTGCTATCTATATTGCTGAAAGTCTAGATGAACTATATGAAGCTATACAGAACAGAGCAGACTTCATCGAAAATCTTATTAAAGAAATAGAAAATGATAATTGAAGGCTCCTTTTATAGGCTAACCCCTATCAATGATGCTTCTCCTCGTTTCGACTTGGAGCTGCTATATGATATTGGAGGGAAAAATCCGAGAAAAGAATTTAAAGTGGAAGGCTATGGCTATTCACTAGAGGCTGCTGTAGAACGTTGTATAAACTACGCAACTAGAAAGAAATTCGGAAAAGATGAAATTATAACTTTAGGTCAGTACTTAGATGAGTTTAAAAAGGCAAAAGAAGAGATTAAACTCGAAATCACCGGAAGTGCAGGAGATTCTAGCGGAAAGGCTTAATAAGCTTTGTAAGTTTCTGGATGAGGAGTATGACATTAATGCTGGAGGCTGTTGTTATATAGCATATTGTTTAGCTAGGCTACTTAGTAGAGATAAATTTAAATTCAAAGTTATAATCTATGAAGATTATTTTCTTGGAGGTAAATTTAGCGAAATAATAGGTAGTCATTGGCATTATGCCATAGGTATAGGAGAGTATACAATAAACTCTTGTGACTGTGAGGACGATAGTAGCTTCTGCAAAAATGTTTATACAGGAGTAAAAGCCTCTGAACTTTTAACTCATTATCAGAGTAGAAGCTGGAACGATTGCTATAATTCAAGAAAAAATTCATTTATTTTCAAAACTATTAAAGTGTTTTACAATGACCTTACGGAAAACTTACGAGAAGGATAAGCAAATTGTATATACACATGATAAGTTTATCTATTGTAGTTCGATTTATCAAATTTGGAGTTGGGGAGCGGCTCTAATGGAGGAGAAATACTTTTCTTCTAGTAAACCGATTACTATAAAAAAGAAAAATCTTTCTGTAAAGAAAAAGAATTATTCACTAAGAAGGTTCTTTGAATTACAGTTTGCTCCAGAAGAATATCTAATTAATAACGGTTTTAAAATTGTAGAAAATGAAACAGGATGTGATTGAGTACATGATTGACTCATTTGTAGATTTCAAGGGTAAGGAACATAAGATTGTAGCGTGTGCTTTGAGTCAGTCTCCAGAAGAAAGTGAAGATGACTACAAACTTTCAGTTGGATGGGCAAGTGAAGACGGCTATATTTGTGTAGACGATCCGGACTATGCAGAAGTTTGCAGAGTAGTATCTGTAGGTATCAGTGTATGTCACCCAACTGACGAGTTTGATAAGGAGAGAGGAAAAGCTAACGCCTATAATAAGGCTTTACATGATCCTAAGTGTCCTACTATCTACACTAAGTCTAGAGGTGTAATTAACAAGACTCTGGTTAAGGCATTCTTGAAACAAGAAATAGGGTTTATTAAAGAAAACCCTGAACGAATCATCAAAGGATATAACCAGATGAAAGCCCGCTTTGATAAAAAAGAAGCAGTCAAGAAAGAAATAGAGGATTTGAACGGTTCTGAAAAAGAAATATTCAATGCTGCTAAAAGCGGAAGCGTAGATGTTGCTAAATGCGTCGAGCTTGTAGAGAAGGCTAAGGCGATGGGCATTGAGTTAAATGAACAAGGTTAAGCTCTGTTATATTACAATCATACTAATGGGATTATTAATTATATACTTACTATCTTCTAGGAAGAGCCACATTGACTTACCTATAGTAGACGTGCAAGAAATTGTACGAGATTCTATTATTAGAGATAGTATCTTTATAGTTAATGATTCCATTGTGAAGAAGATTGAATATATAGACAAGAAGTATGATGAGAAAGTATCTACTATTATGTCTAGTTCTGATAGCGTCAATTTGTGCTTCTTCTCAGAATACATCGACCGTTACAATAACGGGAGAACAGCTAAAGACAGCGAACCTAATATTCGCTGAACATCAGAAACTTTCTGAGACTGTTCCGTTATTGAAAACCAAAATAACTAATCTGGAACTAATAAATAAGAGTTGGGAAAGAACGGATTCTGTTCGCAGAGTTCAGTTACTATATTATGGAAACATAATCGAAGATAAAAATAGATCTATTGAAGGTCTTAATAAGTCTTTAAAGAGAAAGCAGAACGTTATAAAATACGGAGCTGCTGGTTCATGTGTATTAATATTGTTATGCCTATTACTGAAATAATGTTTAAGGACAAAGATGGTTTTCACTATAAACATCCTGAACGCAGTTGTACTAGGTGTAAGAATTATCCATGTCTCCAGAATATGGATAAACTCCAAGGAGATTTTGCATCCTACGGTTGCAAGATGTTTGAGGATATTAATACATTCGATGTGTGGAAACCAAAGAAGTAACTTACCATGTAAAATTTGTTGCTAAAAATGAGGACGGGATGGGCTATGCTAGTTATGTTTTTGAAAGATTTGAATATGATAATCTGGATTATAAAGATATAATGTGTGTAAGGTTCCCAAACTGGAATCAGTGTTCTATGGAATTAGGAGATGTCGGATACGTTACTGTGAGGTATGTAGAAGAAGGCATCGATAAGTGGTACGATGGTAAAGATTTTGTTCCATATAAAGAAACGAATATAATTTTCCTGAAGTTTATTCACGAAAAGCCGTTGATTGAAAATGGGCAAATATTATTAGATTAACATTAAAATAAGATGAATTATGGAATATTATTAAAGAATAATTTATGACTGTATTAGGAGATAAGCTGAAAGAAGCTTTAAATGATAAAGCAAACGACATCAATAGTTACGTATGGAAAGGTCCTAAAGTAAACGGGGTCCAGGAAGAGGTAAAACTAGTAGACGCTGATTATGACCAATTGAGACGGTTTTATAACCATTGTGAACAAATGCTATACAATTCTGATACTAAGAATCCGGGTCGTATAACATTGTTGGGCATAGTGTCTGACCAAATTCAGAGATGTCGTGCTGAGCTTCTTATTAGATGGCTTAGAGCTGAAAAACAATATACCAATACTCGCTGTTTGGAAGACTTGAAGGCTATTATCCAGAACAATAAAGAGGTGTTAACTAATGAAACCATTAAAACTTATCCCATTGGGGATATTATTAATGGTATTCCAGTAGAATTTAGAGAAGTGTCAGTAAGTTTAGTTATGGATGCTTGTCTTGATTCTCTGGGACTATTCGACAATTCTCACTTAACGCTTAACTTTATTGTTAAGATGGGTTTGTGGTTTACCCAGCAAGAGATGCAAAAAGATTTGTATCGTAAAGACCCAATAACAGGAAAAGCTGTCAACAGACTGGAAGTAGTAAGTAAGGAACTTCGTTTGAATCCTTCTATAGCTTTAAAAATCTGTGATACTGGATTAAGTTATGCTGAATTTAGATCTATGTGTAGACTGAAAAGAGATAAATACGCTAACTTAACTAGTGATCAACTAAGACTGTTATCTAACAAAGTTCTTTATCGCTTCCAAAATCAATGCGAGAACCAGGCTAAACAATGGAAGGATAAGATGGAGGAAATCAAAAAAGTTGCAGAACTTAAAGGATGGGACATCACTAGGAACATAGATTGATGAAAGATCTCTTTACTCCTGTTACTCGTGATGAGCGGCAGGAGCAATGTAAGAGAGCCTGGTTATTACATAGGGGAAAAGGAACCATAGAAGCATGTACCGGTTTTGGAAAGACTCGATGTGCAATCAATTGCCTAAAAGCTGTTCTATCCAAGTATCCTACTATTAGAGCACTAGTGGTAGTTCCCACTGAGCTTTTGAAAAACCAGTGGATAGATATATTAGACAAGGAAGGGCTTGGTCTTAATACAGAAGTACAGGTTGTGAATACTACAGCTAAGAACGGATATGAGTGTGACTTTCTAATCATTGATGAGATTCACAGGACCGCTGCTGAAACTTTACAGTTTGTATTCAGTAAGGTAAAGTACAAGCTAATTCTTGGATTAACTGCTACATTAGAAAGACTAGATGGTAGACATACTATTGTCGAAAAATACTGTCCAGTTGTTGATAGTGTTAGTATTGAGGTAGCTAAAGCAAGCGGTTGGGTATCGGACTTTACAGAATATCAAGTAATTATTACTGCGGAAGACATAGAAAACTACCGAGAGCAAAATAGGGAATTTATAAAACATTTTGAATTCTTTAACTTTGATTTTGGACTCGCAATGAGTATGGTTGGTAAAGACGGCCTCAGAAATAGGCTAAATTATAGAACTCAAATCTGTAATAGTTTAGATAAAACTGAGCTGTCTAATGCTTTGAAGCAGATTACTTATCATTCTACAGCTTTTATGAGAGCCCTACAAGCTCGGAAGAAATTCATTCATAATCATCCAGCTAAGTTAGAAGTAGCTAGAGAGATTATTGCTCACCGTACAGACAAGAAAATAATTACCTTTTCAGCTAACACTGCTATGGCAGAGAAAATTGGGATAGGATATGTCTATACTGGTAAAGAGAGCAAGAAACAGAATAGAATTACTCTTGAAGAGTTTGCGCTTTTGGATAGTGGAGTTATTAATAGTTGTAAATTAGCTATTGAAGGATTTGACTGTCCTGGCCTGTCAGTTGGTATAATGCTAGGAGTAGATTCTAGTAGTACTAAAAGCACCCAAGCTGCTGGCAGGGTTATAAGAAAGGAAGGTTCTAAATACTCTGAAATATTCACATTAGTGCTGGAAGACACCGTTGAACAAGAATGGTTTAAGAAATCACATCAGAAAGGTAACTATGTTACTATTGATGTTGAAAACTTACGAAAGTTACTTAATGGAGAGCCTTGGGAACCCTACAAGAAAAAATTACAAAATTTTACTTATCGTTTTTAATTATGGAAACTTATTACACCAAAAGGGAGTACAATGAGATGAAGTCTGCTTTGAATAAGAAATGCAAAGCATTGGAAACTAAGGTCGGAAAACTTACAGAAGAGCTGAAAGAATTAAAGAAGGACTATGCAATCCTTCTTGAGACAGCTAGTGAAAAGGTTGAAGACTAAGTTTATATCACGTAACCAAGCTTTAACGCTTTAACAGGTAAACTACGCTTGGTGTATAGATTAGTAGAGAATCTATTAATTTGTACACGTGAAAAATCTTGAATTGAAACAGCAACTCTTATTTTGCGAGAAATATGGTATTAATCCAAGTGAATTGCTGTTATTAGAAATTATTCTTATCGCCCAAGAGGACGATGAACCAGAAATTGTCCGTGAGTATTTCTCTTCTAGAGTTTGTGCTCGCGGTTTTACTACGGAACTATTAGTTGGACTTCGTGATGCTGGGGTTATAAATAAAACCTATAAGATTCCCGAAAGGGGGTCTGTATTTAATCCACTAGACGTACCTCTAAATAAGACAATAGTAAAGGACTTTTATAAATGTTCCTTTGACTTAGGCAGAGAATTGTGGGAAACTTATCCTTTATTTGGAATAGTTAATAATACACAAGTAGGTCTGAGAGGGGTATCTAAGAAATTTGATACTATCGAAGACTTCTATAGGTTCTATGGAAGAACTATCAGATGGAAACCTGAAGTCCACAATCAAATCATAGAGTTAGTTAAATGGGCAAAAGAACATAATATTCTTTGCACCACTATAGCTAATTTCGTAATAGACCATAAGTGGGAAGAACTTAAAGCATTGAAAGAGGAAGGTGGGGTTAACTATGATTCCATGAGATTGCTATGATTTCCGAAAAACTTCTCAATGAAATTGATAGAGGTAGATTAGGACTAAATCATGGTATATCTATGAAGTTACCAAAGCTGGAAGGAATTATAGATGGAGTTACTAGGGAAACCTATACTTTAATTCTATCTAATTCTGGTGCTGGTAAGACTTCATTTGCTCTATATGCTTATGTTTATAGACCACTGATGGAACATCTTGACGATGATGATTTTAAGGTATTGTATTTCAGCTTGGAAATGGGGGAAGTAGCATTATACATTAAGCTATTATCTATCTATATCTTCGAAACATACGGAGTGCAACTATCTTTTAAAAAGATATTGTCAAGAGAAAAGGAATATATTTTATCTGAGGAACATTATGATTTAGTTAAGCAGTGTATGCCTTGGATAGATAAGATTAGTAAAAAGCTAGAAATCTTTGATAAGAAAGTAACGCCTAATAAGGTATATGCAATCTTAAAAACAAGATTAGAAGAAATGGGAACTTTCTCTGAAAGTGAAACCAGACTTTTATATAAGCCTAATAATCCTAATCTTATCTATAATGTCGTAATAGACCATATTGGTCTAGTGGGTACTAAACCTGATATTGATTTACTTTCCAGTTATCTGATATTTTTCAGAGACAAGTGTGGAGTTAGTCCTGTTGTAATTCAGCAGGCGAACAGAGAGCAGGGAAATATAGAGAGGTTTAAACAAGGAAAAAGTGCATTTACTATTCATGATGCCAAAGACTCAGGTAATACTGTGCAAGATTGTAATATCATGATTGCATTGTATAATCCTCATAGAGATGGACTGAAGACTTATAAACATTATAATATTGAGTATTTAGGCTCCTATTTTAGGAGTATTATGGTACTCAAGAACCGATATGGAGATTGTGATGTTGAAGTTGGAGTTAATTTCTTTGGTTGGATTAATATGTTCAGGGAACTCCCCAAGCCAGACGAAATCTATGATTACGAAAGGTTTACAAGTCCAAATTATATATTAGAAGATGATAGTTCTATAGTAGAACAGGAGCTAGATGATATTACAGAATTAGATGATTCAAATAAGAATTTTAATTTTGCATTAGAATAATGGCTGCTGAAACAATTGCTATCGTGGGTGAATCAGGTACTGGAAAAAGTACAAGTTTAAGAAATCTTAATCCCGAAGAGACTTTTATTATAAGTACTACGGGTAAACCTCTTCCTTTCCGTGCATGGAAAAAGAAATATATTCCCATTAAAATCGAAGGAAAGAACGTAAGTGGAAACTATTACGTTAGTTCTAAATGGGATCAAATACTAAAAATCTTACAAATTATTGACAAGATGATGCCTAATATCAAGCAGGTAATCATTGATGACTTCCAATATGTTCTCTCTTATGAGTTCGTTGATAGGGCAACTGAAGTTGGTTATACCAAATTTAGTGAATTAGCTCAACATGCAATGGAGATTCTGAGATATTCAGAAAAGATGAGAGAAGATTGTAAAATGATTTTCTTGACTCACTCAGAGAACGTTGGAGACAACGTAAATCCTAAGTTTGTTATCAAGACTGTTGGAAAGTTGTTGTCTGAGAAAGTAACCTTGGAAGGTCTATTTACCTATATCTTCTTTACTAAAGTAAGCGAAGGAGATTCTGGCAGAATGGAATATAAGTTAATCACTAATAATGATGGTACTTGTGTTGCTAAGACATCCTTTGGTATGTTCGAGGATTTAGAGATTGACAATGATTTGGACAAGATTATTGATGTTATTGACGACTATAATGAAGGGGAATAATGAAATTAGACATACTGTTTCACTATGAGGTGAATGAGCAAACTGGTGAAATCACCTATATTGGGAAAGAAGAAATTTCTGTTGACACTAAGGCAACAAAGACTACTAAAACATCTACTAAGGCTTCTACGGCTAAGGTAGATGCTAACCCAGATCCTATTATTACGCTTGATTCCAACAAGTTGGTTTTAACTCAGGGAGCTGTAGACCTCTTGCAGGTTTGCGAAGACTGTCGTGTAGACATCAAGTATAAGAAAAAGGATAAGAAGGCTGTTCCTATTATTGGGACAGATGCTGCCTTTGGAACCAAAAGTGGAAACAAACTAACTAAGAGTAATACTGTAAGTTATAGAGGAGCTGCAAATGAGAAGCTTTCTGCTTATGGAACTACTTTCAAGTTGGAACCTACTGAAGATAAAGGAATTTATTATTTAGTAGGAGATAAGGTACAGGAGTCAAATCCTGTGCCTAAAGAGATAATTGATATCGAGAGCGAACTCGATCTAGAAACATTAGATGATTTAAACATAGACGAAGATGATAAAAACTTAGAAAAATTTGATTTTAATTTGAACTAATTATGGGATTTAATTTTGGTATATCAGCAGAATCAGCAGTAAGAAACACTCGTCGTTCATTAACTCCTTGGAACATCCATGATGTAAAATTCATGGGATGTGAAATTAAGGAATTTGACGGAAAGAAAGATCCAACAGCTCATTATAAAGTTCTTTCAATCAACTTCGAAAATGAAGATGGTTACTTCTCAGTAACTCAATTCTTCCCGAAGGCTGGTGACGATGAACGTAGAGAATTTCCTAGTAAGAACGGTGGTGTTGTAACTATGCCGTCTAACTTTGAAACTATTATGGCTGTAGTTAAGCAAACTGCACAGGTTCTTAATCCTGCAGGATTTGAGAAGATGCAGGCAGCTAGTTCCAAGTTCAGAAGCTTCGATGATGTAGCTAAAGCTCTTATTACTGTAACTGACAAGGTTAAGGGTAAGGAGACTAAACTTAAGCTGATTGGTAAGAACCGTGACGGTAAAGTAGTTGCTGATATTCCACGTATTGTTGGTATCAATAAGCAAGGTGAATCATTCATTTCAGATAACTACATTGGTGACAAACTGTTCTTCTCTGATTACGAAGAAGGAGAACGCGAAAAGTATATGAAGGCTAAGCCTACTGAAATGAAGTCTGAGGATCCTATTACTGATGTTGCTGGGGTAGACCAGACATCTGGTGATGATTTGGACCTTAACAACTTACTTTAATGATTCGCTAGTAGAGTAATTCATAAAATTCCTTAGTGACTATGTTTGATTATACTTTTGAGCCAAAAATTACTAAGGAATTTCTTCTATCTAAAAACAATGAGGAGACTTACATGACTTATTATTTGGGTATTCCAGTTAAGAAAGGATTGTTTAAGTCTCCTTTGCGTAGTGACAGTCATGTCACCTGCAGTTTCTTTAGGGGAAAATCTGGAAACTTGTATTTTAAGGACTTTGCTTCTGGAAAATGTTTGACATTTGAAGGAGTAGTTATGGAAAAGTATAATTGTAACTACCACACTGCTTTAAAGATTATAGCTAAGGACTTTGGATATACTAAGAATTCTTCTGTAAAGAAAGTTGCAGTAAAAATCCAGCCTAGATTTGAAGAGGAGAAGCAAACTTTTATTCAAATAGAGGCTAAGGAGTTTTCAGAGCCTGAGTTAAAGTGGTGGGGAAGCTTTGGTATCACTAAAGACATTCTACATAAGTTTAAGGTGTACAGTTGTAGTACTGTATTTCTGAACGGTAATATATATGCACAATCTGCCCAACATAGTCCTATTTATGGATACTATTTTGGAAAGAAGGAAAACATCGAGCAATGGCGTATTTATATGCCAAAACGAAAGGAGTTTAGATTCATAGGTAACGTTCCTACTAAGACTATTCAAGGCTATAAACAACTAGCTAAGACTGGTAAACTGGTAGTAATAACTAAGTCTATGAAAGATGTAATGTGTTTATATTCTTTAGGAATACCAGCTATAGCTCCCAACTCTGAAACTCAGTTTGTTTCTGATAAAGTTTTAGAAGAATTAAAGCAGAGATTCAAATACGTTGTGTTGCTATATGATAATGATTTGACTGGAGTACGTTTTACTAATAAGATTAGGAAAGAGCATCCAGAACTAATTGTATCAATGATTCCCAGAAGCACAGGAGCTAAGGATATAAGTGATTATTACCATATGTATGGAAGAAAAGGTACACAAGAATTTATTACTAATTACATAAAGAAACTTAAGAAGAATGAAAAAGTAGACTAATACAAGTGTTACAGCCATCTTTAAGGACGGTAGTAGGAAAACTTTTGAATCTGTTGAATTAGCCTCCGAAGGAACTGGTTTGGAGATAAACTCAATCAAAGCTAGAGCTAATAAGCCTGGCTCTGGAGCAAAATCAAAAGACGGAATTACCTTTGAATGGGCAGACCCCGCAGTTAGAAGAAGTAAGCAGGCAAAGAAGAGTAAACAAAAAGGCTCTCAGTATGAATTAGAAATAATTCACAAACTTAGAGATATAGGATACGAAGGATGTGTGTCTAGCAGAAGTCAGAATAAACTAGCGGATGCCGACAAGATAGATATTGTTGATATGAACAATGAGCTTCCAGTTAATATTCAAGCTAAGTTCACCCAGAATATGCCAAATTATTTTGACATTAGAGATGCTTGTAGCGACAAATCCAAACCCTTCTGCATTTGTTGGAAGAAAGCAGGAAAGAATGGCGAATCAGCCAGAGGGCAAGTTGCTGTGATACCGATAGAATATTTTTATGAATTGCTTAAGAAATGAAAAAGTTAATAGTTAAGGGTCCAGTACCTAAATCGATTCCGAATTGCATAATTAATGACTTCGATGAAGAATATGCGCTTTATTTAAGGAAAGCTAAAAAGAATTGGAGAACTAAAGAAGCATTCTCCTTAGAGTTTAATTCTACTCTCTCTGATTTACTTAAGAGTCACTTTATTTATGTAGATAGGGAAGACCTTGAGCTATTAATAATGAAGCGATTGAACGTTATTGAAGTAATTGAGTTATGAACACATATTTATTTCCGTGGCATACAGATGAAGTCTGTAGCATTGGCAAGATAGTAGCTAGAAGCTACGAGGATTGTGAAGAAAAGATAAAGAGTATGTATATAAATAAGTACGACGATTTAGATGATCTTCTAGATTATGATGATTTCTGTGAGGAACTTGCCGACAAACATGGGATATATTTAGGAGAAGTATCTGAGATAAATGAATTTATGTAATCCATTACGAATAGCTTTAGACTTGGATGATACTATTTTTGACTTTTGGGGAGCGTACAAAGCTCTATTCCCAAGAAAGTCCGATCTAGTGGAACACGTAATTACACGAAACGTAGTAAGTCTTCGCTGCAACAAGGAGTTTTGGGAAAATTTACCCTTGCTAGAAAGGCCAAATTTTGAGCCGTATATTTATGCGACTAAAAGAATTAATAGCAAAACCTATACTAGGAATTGCCTAGCTAAATACAATTTACCCATAAGACCTATTTATCAAATGTATTATCAGCACGGAAACAAAGCTGATTTGATAAAAGGCAAATGCGACGTATTAATTGACGACAGTATCAGTAATGTGAGAATGGCTATTGACTCTGGACTTCCAGCGTTACTAATAGACAGACCACATAATCAGAACGATGATCCTTTATTCCGCATTTATAGTTTAGATATAGATGAAATAAGATTTGCATATGAATTAGAACTAGCAACTTTAGGATGGAATTAAAAGATATCAAGCTTAGGCCGCTGTTAGACACGCTAAGACTAGAGAAGATAAGTGATCAAGTATATTTTTCAGAACAGTACAGTGGGTATGTAAGTAATTCTCGTCTTGGACTAATTAATCCTAGACAAGAAGGAAATCCGGACAAGTTTTTTACCGGATTTAAAAGCTTCTTCTCTCCAGCATTGGAATTAGGAAGTGCCATACATGAATTAGTATTACAGCCAGACAGTTTTGAATTATCCGAAGATATTGGAAAGCCTACAGCAAAATTAGGAGCTATGGCTAATGAACTCTATCCAGTCTATCTAAAGGGAGACGTAACATTTGAAGATGTTAAAGCTGCTTCCGATAAAGTAGAATATTATAAGGGTAAATTAACTAAGGACTTAGCCAAGTCTGTAATTAATTCTTCTACTCAATATTGGAAAAATAGACAGGCTAAAGAATTTGACTTATCTCAGGATAAGGAAATTATATACTTGGATAACAAATCACTAGAAATCGTAAAGTCTTGTGTATCAGCATTAAATAGCAATAAGCAAGTACAGAAACTTTTGCATCCTGAAGGGATTACAAAAACACCTATTTCTGAAAATGAGCAAGCTATTTTATTGGACGTAGAAGCTACGTGCCCTAATGGAGCGCAGTTTATTCTACATTTAAAGTCCAAACTAGATAATTATACGATAGATACTGAAACTAATACTATTACAGTGAATGACATCAAGACGATTGGTAAAATCGTTAGCGAGATTGATAATAATATCAAGAAATTTCACTATAGTAGAGAGTTCGCAATGTATTTATATCTTCTGAAGCTATGTGCTGAGAAATTCTATAACTTAAAGGATCCAAAAATTCAAGCTAATTACCTAGTAGTATCTACTATTCCAAACTTTTATAGTAAGGTTAGACCAGTTACTTATACGGAATTACGTGAAGGATTTCATGAGTTTAAGACTCTACTGAAGTATGTAGCATATCAGATAGGTTACAGAGACTATTCTCTCGATGAACGACCTTCAAAATATCAGCTTTGAGAAATTGTCAGCAATATACACTAAGTATTTTACCCTAAGTTACCTAAACAGTAATATGGGTGATAAATTAGCTTGTATTGCTCTTACTTGTTATATAACTAATGAGTTAAGAAAAAAAGGGCAGAAAGTGACGTGTTATGATGTACTACTAAAAGTCGGAAAAGACTTTGGTCAGTTACAGAAAGATACCTTTCTGAAGTCCTTAGGGGCTATCTGTGAGGATTTAATGTATGGGTGTGATACTTTCCTTGACTTTGGAATAAAGCCAAAGGACATGCCCAAACAGCTCCAAATTTTGCTGAACAATTATGTGCCATTTTAGTGTTAAAATTTTTTATGATATATCTATTAAGAAACAACAACTTTTTGAAGATAGGCTTCGCTAAAGATGTCTAGAGGAGAATGAAGTGCTATAATACCTGCGCCTTTGGATATCAATTGTTAGATGTAAGGGATGGAGATAAACAGGTAGAAAAGCTACTCCATAAGATGTTTAGAAAATACTAGGTAGCTAAGGAATGGTTTGAAGATAACAACTATATTATCTTACACTTTCATGATAGTGTAGAGAGACTAGTAGAATAGTCTCAAAATATTGCCAAGTAGAGAAAATACATCAGAGTCTGGACCTCAAGGGGCATATTCTATAAGGATTACGATTCCATATAGGAATGTTCATAGAGTTTAGGTTTTCCGATATAGGATATAAAGAATGCTTTAACTAATAAAAAGACAAAAGTCGGAAATTTTATTATTTAGCATAAGGTGTGTGACTAGGGTCAATTTAACACCCTTTAACATAAAATTAACATTTAAAGATTAGGGTTTCCGTACAAGATGTAGTATAATTGATTACATCAGTAAGGGAAACGATACTGATTAGATATAGAAAAATAATTTCAGATTATATGTTAATGATTTATGTTTAAAAATTTTAATTATTATGAGTACAACGATTTTGAATTTTAAGAAAGTAGAAGTAGTAGCAGAAAGCAAAGAAGCAGCAATCGCACAAGTAGAAAGTACATTGTTCCATGTAAATGGTGACGCAACTCAGGCTTACAAAAATTGGAAAGCCAAACAAACAAAGGGTATCACAGAACGTGATGTAAAAGAATTTATGCTTGAATATCTTGCAAAGAAAGGTAAGAATTGCCCTGGTGCTGGTTATTTGATTACTGTTGAATCATCTGTTGCGGATACACGTGAACGTCCGTATAAGATTGACGATGTTAAGGGTGACGGAAAACGTAAGTTTAAAACATTCTACAAGTGGATTGACAAAGAAACTCAGACAGTAGTTTGCCAAGTTGATACTAACAAAGCTGACGCTAAGAACGCAATCAAAGAATTGTATAAGAGCGGTAAGTATAAAGGAAATGCTGAGTTAGTGAAAACTAAGGATGTTGTTGAAGGACAGGCAGTAGTAGCAACTGCACAATATACTCCTTCTAAGAATACCAAGAATGGTACTTGGTTAGCTTTCGGTATCGAAGCCTAATTTCTTAAAAGAAACATATTTAAAGGGAAGATTACCTTAGGGTGGTCTTCCTTTTTATTTTGAGATAACAACTAATTTTTAATAGATATTAAACGTAATTTAATTATGGAAATCTAACGATTAATTAACAATTAAATGGAGAAATGGAAACGGTATACGGGTGAAGAAATCCTGTATAATGCTTTGGATGAGAATGGAGTAGTTAGTAATGAACCTATGCTAGAAGATGCAGTAAAGTTAGGTATAAGCACATCATCTAATGGGGAGTGTATATTACTAAAATTTTATTGGACAGATGGATTTGGATGGTACTTTAAAGACGGGAAAATAACCTTTATATTACATGAGTGTAAAGTGGGAGATTCTGTTGTAGGTAAGACTATGAGAGGATATAAGACTTGCTTAAAGAAAGCATTACTTCAAAATATAGGTTACTACTTTAAAATAAAGAACTATCAATATACTAAGTTTAGTAAAAAATTAAAAGATTTGGCAGAGGAGTTTGGCTATACAGATATTAATAAATTCATTATTGACCACTTTGGGATGTTTTTGATAACAACTCCGAAGTTTGTATGTCATGCAACCATGACTGAAGATATTAAAAGATTAGTTAATACCTTAGAAGATCCAATATCTAAAGCTACAAGTTCCCCAAGCGAATATTGGGGAGATAAGACATCTAATATGAAGCAAATTATGCTGGATTTTGATGCAGATGACCTACCGTTCGAGATGATGCCAGACAGAGTAGATTTGGCAGATACTGGAGAGATACTTAATAGTATATTAAAAGAGGAATAAATGGAATTGACGATTGAACAATTAATGCAAGGAAAGGCAACTAGAATTAAAGATAAAGAATATTTTACTACAGAAGCTTATGTAACTCCATTTATGGACAGAGTTTCTAAAATGACTGATAACTTTATAATTAATGCTAAACCTGCCGATCAAATATCACTTACTAAAGACGGGGAGATTAATTTTGATGATGTAATATATAATAGAGTTTGGATTCAGGGCGTTCTTCCAGACGAATATGCTTGGGATAATCATAAGAGAGTAATTAGTATGATTTATGCTCTTGATACTCGTAAACCATTAGTTAAGTTCTATGTGGGAGCTTTAAATATGGCTTGTCTAAACTTGTGTGTATTTAATCCAGAAATGTTGAATGTTTCTGAGTTAGAGCCGGAATCTGCTATTAACTATAGCTTCTTAAGAAATGCTATGTCAATGACAGATGAAACTAACGTAACTCTAAAGAGACTTTCAGAGATGGAATATAAGAAAGATGATATATATGCTGACTTGGGTCACTGGGTTGACAACTGCATTAATTCTAAAATCAATATGGGATTTGGTTCTGTGAAGCTAGCTGAATCTGCGCCAATTGATGTGTATAAAGATTTGTTTTACGATGAGAAATCCAAATATTATACAACAGACAATGTTGTAGACGGATTTACCGTATATAACGCATTTACCGATTTGATTACCCAAGACAAAAGAGACTTGGTTAATAAATTTGAAAAGACATTGTTAATTAAAGACGTAATGGGTATCTAATATGCAGGTAGTAAAGAGAGACGGAAGTTTACAGGAATTTGATAGTAATAAAATAGTAGAAGCAATATCTAAGGCATTTAATGCTTGTTGCCCAGAGGAAAATAAGGAAGTTATCACCTCCATGGTAACTGATATGCATCTGTGGGATGGAATTACTATCGAAGAAATTCAAGATGTTGTAATTGAGACTTTGAGGGACTATGGTTATGATGATGTAGCCTCAGCCTATTCTCAATACAGAAGTGAGCAGTCCAGACTTAGAGAAATCATAGCTAAGATTAGTTATCAAGACAATTACATCAATAGCTCTGAAAATGCAGCTACTTCATCTGAAACAGATGGAAATGCTAATGTTGTCTCTAAGAATGTTGCTACACTGGAAAGTGAGGATAGAAAGCGCGAGAACAGAGAAATACAACGTTATCGTATGAAGAAGAAATTAAAACTTCTTTATCCGGAATTATCTTCTCAATATGCTAGAGACTTAGATAGTCATATTATCTATACTCATGATGAAGCTTCCACCTCAGTACTTAAACAGTATTGTATGGCAGTTTCATTATATCCCTTAATGCTTGAAGGAGTGGGTAATATTGACGGAGTTACTCCTGGTCCTCCTAATGATTTGCAGTCATTTAGTGGACAGGTGACTAATCTGATATTTCTATTATCTTCTCAATGTAAAGGAGCAGTTGCTGTAGGTAGCTATTTTATTGCACTTAACTATTATATTATTGCTGAATACGGAGAAAAGTGGTATGAGAAGCTCGATTGTATATGTACTTCGGAACATTCTCTTATTAAGAGAACTATCGAAGACTCCATCCTTAAAGCTTTTAAACAGTTTGTTTGGGGAATTAATCAACCTGCTGGAAACAGAAGTTATCAATCTCCCTTTACTAATGTTTCGTACTACGATAAGACCTATTTTGAATCTCTATTTGGAGAATTTTACTATCCAGACGGAACTAAGCCAGAATGGGTAGCAATTGATACTTTACAGAGATTGTTCATGTCTTGGTTTAATAAACTTCGCTTGAAACAAGTTCTGACATTTCCAGTAGAAACCTTTGCTATGGTGCATGACGGTAAAGACATTATAGATAAGAACTATAAAGACTTATGTGCAGAAATGTATTCTCAAGGTCATAGTTTCTTTACCTATATCTCAGACAGTGCAGATAGTCTTGCATCTTGTTGTCGTCTTCGTAATGAATTAGCTGAAAATACATTTAGTCCTACCTCTGGTATGACTGGTGTAAAGACAGGTTCTTGTAATGTTATTACTCTGAATATTAACAGAATTGTCCAAGATTGGGCTAGACAAGAAACTACTTGGTGGAGTGAAGATGGAGACAAAAATCTCTTGCATTGTAAAGATAATGTTGCCCTACTCAAAAAATATCTAATAGATATTCTAGAGAGAGTATACAAGTATCACATTACCTATAAGACCATGCTCTATGAGTGGGAGGATAAGAAGATGTTTGCTTCTTCAAATGGAGGTTATATAAACATCAAAGACCTATATAGTACTATTGGGCTAAATGGTCTGAATGAAGCTGCTGAGTTCTTAGGAATGAAGGTATCTAATAATCCAGAATATTTTGAGTTTTTACAGCTCATACTTGGAACAATAAAAGAGCAGAATAAACTTCATTCTATCCATGACAAAAAGCGCCCCTTCTTATTTAATTCTGAAGTCGTTCCAGCAGAGGGACTTGGTGGTAAGAATTATAAATGGGATAAAGCAGATGGCTATTGGGTTCCTGAAGATAGGAATCTATACAATAGTTACTTCTATAATGCCCATGATGATACATCAGTGTTGGATAAGTTTATACTTCATGGAAGGCAGACTTATCAGTATACAGATGGAGGTAGTGCAGCTCACATTAACTTGGAGGAACATCTGTCTAAGGAGCAATACTTGAAGCTTATAGACTTTGCTATTCAGCAAGGAACTAATTACTTCACGTTCAATATTCCTAATAGTAAGTGCGAGGATTGTAAACATATTGTGAAAGCTCCCATTAAGGTATGTCCTAAATGTGGAAGTGAACATATTACTCAATATACCAGAATTATTGGCTATCTAAGACCTATCACTGCTTTTGGTAAGGATAGAAGAATAGAAGCTGAAAGAAGAACATATTCAAAAAATGTATAAAATAGAAGAGTTTGTAGGAACAGCTGCTGAGCTGGAGAAGTTCCTTAATGAAATGCAAGTTATTAAACATTTTAATCTATCTCATATAGTATCTAGACAAGCTAAAACTTTTGCAGGACCTGGATGCTCAGTTGATAGAACCGTTTATACCTTAGTATTTTATGGGAATGACGAAGAAAAGAAGAGACAAATATATCTTGAATATGCTAAAGAAAACTTATGTAAAGATTGCTTGACTTGTGCAGACTTCGGGTATTATTGTAGAGGAAATAAAGAAAGATGTAATGCGTGGAAATACGATGAAAAAGCACATTATAGAATTGATAAAGTTGTATGAGTAAAGTTTTAATTATTCCAGATGTTCACGGTAGACCATTCTGGAGAAAAGCAAAAGAGAAGATTAATAGTGTGGATAAGGTAGTCTTTTTAGGGGACTACCTCGACCCATATGGTTATGAAGGTATTACTAGAGAGAATGCGATAGAGGAGTTTAAAGAGATTATCCAATTCAAAGTTGATAATCCCGATAAGGTAATACTACTCCTTGGAAATCACGACTGTGCTTATTGCTATGATTTCGGAAGTGCTTCTAGGTATGATTACGCTAATGCAGAGCTAATTAAGGAAATGTTTGAGAATTTCAAGTCTCTATTCCAACTCAAATACTTCTCGGAAGGTATTCTATATACTCATGCTGGAGTTACTAATGATTGGTTAAAGAGTATGGATTTTACTATTACTGACCTAATTACTAAGCCTGAGGACTTTCTAGTTGGCTTCCTATGGGAAGTATCTCGTATGAGAGGAGGGTGGTCTAATACAGGCAGTATGGTATGGAGCGATGTCAGAGAAGGAGATAGAGAGTCTACATATTATCAAATATTTGGGCATACTCAATTGGAATCAGAACCCATTATTACTGACAAGTTTGCTTGCTTAGACGTAAGAAGACCTTTTATATTAGATACAGAAACTAAAAAGATTGAGGAGTATGCTTAAATATGTTGATGCCAGAGTAGTCTTTCAGGAAATTCCGGATGAGATTACATTAGCTATAAATATATCTAACTGTCCTTGTCATTGTAAAGGATGTCATAGTCAATACCTAGCCGAAGATATAGGTAAACCATTAATTGAATATCCGCAGGGGTTCTCTGATGATTACATTATTCATCTAGACGAACTAATTACAGATGGTATTTCGTGTATAGCATTTATGGGAGGGGATTCTGACCCTCACTTAGTAAATGTGTTAGCTAGTTTTGTTAAAGATTATTATCCGAATTTAAAAGTGGCATGGTACTCAGGTAGACAAGAACTATCAGAGCACGTGAATATGAAGCATTTCGATTATATCAAGCTAGGTCCATATATTGAAGAAAACGGGCCTTTAAATAGTAAGACAACTAATCAAGTTATGCTTCATATAGATAATAGCTGTGGAAAACCCATAGTTAAAGACATAACATCACGTTTTTGGAAATGATTCTTAAGGTTGCATATGATGATAACAGTCAACATCTGGTTGACGAATTAAAAAAGGTTCTTTCTAAATATCCTTTAGTAGAATTACAAACTTACCATGAAGGCTTGTTTAAGGAACGTAAAAACGCCTTCAAGCTTAAGGGAGGTTTTAGCGCTAGACATACTCCATTTGCTGTATTAATTGATAATGATGCAGCTCCAGTAATGGCATTCTACAGTGAAGCTAATACTTGTACCATAGAAGAGATAATGAAAGCATTAAATAATCCTGTAGTGTATGGTAGAATTGAAGGTTAAAGATATTATTGAAAGGAAGAAACTTCTGATAAAAGGACTTGAAGAGAATATCTTCAAGGACTTTACTGAAGAAGAAGAAAATCTCTTGCACTCCAAGCACGGAATGATTAAAGTTAGTCATAGGTCAGGCGCTGGTAAAGTGTACGAAGGGATAACTGGAGCGTTTAAGGTTGGGCTTCCTCTAATTATTGATAGTGAGCCGACTAAGATAATACAGAGAATTACCATGATAGATTGGGACTCTAGTATGTTCCAGGATGCAGATGGAGAGTGGTTTATATTTGAATTTACTCCAATAAGACTCTACGAATTAAGTGTATGATAAGAAAATTTACTAACATCGTTTGTGTATATTACAACGACAAAAATTATATTCCAGCTAAGTATAATTGTCCAGACTTAGAGATTGATGATGTAGTTCTCAACCTGACTACAAACAAGGAACAGAATTATGAAAAGATTTCTGAGATTATTGTTGATTATGCCTTTGCTTTGTTCTGTAACAAATCTGATTTAAAAGATTTTTCACAAGACCGTAAGAAGTATAAGAGGCAGAACTGGAAATTGCTCGACTTTAGGGAAATAATTAAAACAACAGAGATAAAACCAAAAGATCAGAAATGAAATATGGAGTTATTTTAGCTAGGTTTCAGCCCATTCACAATGGGCACCTAGCTTTAATTAAAAAAGCTTGTTCAGAGAACGATAAGGTTCTTTTGTTAGTTGGTAGTGCTGATAAAGTAAACAAGCGTAATCCTATTCCTATAAAGGTTAGGATAAAATTACTAGAAACTGCCTTAGAGGACGAAGGTTTACTTAGTAGATGTATCATTCAGCCTCTTAATGATTTGACTGATGAGTCTGATAACTCTCAGGATTGGGGATTCTATTTATATGCTAACATAGTTAGTATTATAAAAGAGTCCCATTTTAATATCTACTATAGCGATGGATACGAAATTATTACAACATGGTTTCCAAAGTTTATGCTGAAGGGTTATATATCAATGACTCTCATGGCAAGAGAACAGGTAGAAGAAGGTATATCGGCTACTGTTGTAAGAGATGCCCTAAGATCTAATTTAAGCCTAGAAGGACTAGTTCCTAAGTGTGTTATAGATGCAAGATTTTATTTAACTGAATTTATTTTATTACATGAAAGTACTCATAATTAATAAATCAAGACATCAACTTCCTCAGTATGAAACTCCCTTATCAGCAGGTATGGATATTAGAGGAGACTTTAGTAGAATTAAGTTAGTAGACAATAAGCCTGAGAAATTCTTTTTCGATGCTGATGTTGTAGCTATTAGTAAAATTGAAGATCCAAATGGTCCATTTGTGGTAGACAAGGAAGGAAATCTTACTGATAGAAGAGTTCCTAGTATTCCCGTTGCTTCTACTATTGAAATAAAGCCCGGAGGTAGATGTTTGATTCCGACTGGATTGTTTATAGCTTTACCTAAGGGTTACGAGGCGCAAGTTCGACCACGAAGCGGTCTTGCATTAAAATTGGGACTTACTGTCCTTAATTCACCTGGAACCATTGACGCCGACTACAGAGGAGAGATTGGAGTTGTATTAGTGAACACTTCTAATGTCCCAGTTAGAATTACTGATGGAGAAAGAATTGCCCAAATAGTTATTGCTAAGCATGAAACTATAGAATGGGAAGTTGTTGAAGAATTACCTTCCACTGAACGAGGAGAAGGGGGATTTGGACATACCGGAGTATGATATGGATATTAATGGTATTGGGGTTATGTAATTTAGCCCTAATACTTTGTCTCATGCGGAGAGTTGAGGACATTAGTAATCAAATCAAAATTAATTATCACTTTATTGATGATACAAGAGACAAAGTCAAGTATCTAACTTCTCTAATGGATATACGAGTGAATATTCCAGAAGAAATCGAGAAGCAATTTGGTAAGATGAAAAAGGAAATTGTTGTTAAAAATGTATTAAAAGTACCATGACTAAAGAGGAATTGAGGTCTAAAATATTAGAACTCGAAGAAGCTATGAGAGAAGAAGACAGCAAGTCTACCACAGCTAAACTAAGTGATGAATGGGATGAATTAATGAGTAAGTTGGAAGATGTTATCTATGACGAACTCGAAGGTGTTGCAGTTAAGATAGTCACTGAAAGAATTGTTGATAAATACGATGTAGACACTGATATATTAATTGCAGAGTATATGGAAAGTGGAGACCTAGAGGAATCATTTAAGATAGCAGCCGAGGAGTGCGATTGCGGTTGGAAGACAGATATTACAAAAAGAATATTAAAATAATTACTACTATGACTAAAGAAGGATTTGTAAAGCTTATTGAAAATGCCCAGAACTATTCTAAGGAATTGGATAGATGGTCTGATTTTGGAATTGATTTGTTTGAACTTCCTATATCCGAACTCGGTTGGGGATTCTTAAATACAGTACTTCCGGAATTGTTCTCTGATGAAGGAGTGGACTGGGTTAATTGGTGGTTGTTTGAGAAGCCTGGACTATTCAAAAATAGTCTTCCTAATGAAGCTTATGATGAAGACGGAAATATAATTCCTACTGATACGATTGATGATTTGTGGAACTTAGTTAAGGACTACCAGAAATGACACTAGAAGAACTTAAAAAGAAAGTAGTCACTATTACAGTACACAAAAATATTGTATTAGGGGAAGATTTACATGAAGATGATCTGCTAGAGTTTCTCGAACTGCAAGAGGAGGAGGCTTGTTCTGATGAAAGATTATTACAAGCAATAAAAAATGCCTACTACGGAACTCTTAGTGATATTGAAGATATTATCTACGATAACCTCAATGTAACTATTCATGATTAAATATTTGTTAAGCAAAGCCTCAACTGGCAAGTTTAGAGTTGTATATTTATCTACTACAGAGCAGTGGGATGAAGAAAAAGCTGGATTTGTAATTAATAGAGTTACAGGACAGCTACATGGAAAGATGACAGAACAGCCTGAAATTGTTATTACGAAAGGTAAGGCAGGTAGAACTCACAGAGAACAACTTGAGTTGCAGTTTAAGTCTGAGCTTAAGAAATATTTAGATAAGGGGTATAAGGAGATGGAGAACGATCCTGAAACTTATAGTGAAACACAATTAGAGGAATTTTATGGAGAAATCAAGACGGATCAGAATGGATTTGCAAAGCACATGCTTGCAAAATCTGCAGATAAAGTTAAAGAATCCTCTATTAACAAGATCAAGTATTGGTATGCTAGCCGAAAAATTGATGGAGTCAGGTGTTCCTTCTACTATAAGGATGGTGAGGTTTTATCTGCTTCTAGAGGAGGGGGAAGTTATGACTATTCAACAGGTCATATCAGAGGCAATGAGAAATTGCTTAAATTCCTTGAATCTCATCCCGCTTACATTCTTGATGGAGAGTTGTATAGACATGGTAAGAGCCTCCAGCAAATCAGTGGAGCAGCTCGTCTTGAAAAGAACGCAGTTGACTGCGACTGGCTTGAATATTATGTTTACGACATCATGATTCCAGGAATGAAGTTCTCAGATAGATTAGAGATTCTTAAGCAGTTGCAGAAGGAACTCAATCTAGACTTCGACCCAAATAAAGAATGGGAAGAAGGGGAGCTTCAAATGCAAGTAGTTCCCCAAGAAAAGGTTTCTGGATATGAGAATATAATGAAACTCCACGATCAATATGTGTCAGAAGGTTGGGAAGGAGTGGTATGTAGAAATCCTGACAAAGAATACGGCTTTGGGAAACGTACTAATGATATGCTTAAATTCAAGTTCTATAAGGATGCAGAGTTTGAGATTACTGGTTTATCAGAAGGTCTTCGAGAAGAAGATATGTGTTTTACGTTGGTAACTGAAGACGGTATAGAATTTAAGGCTAAACCTATGGGTTCTAGGGAGCTTAAGCAACAGTATAGAGAAAGACTTAAAGAGCTTATTGGAAAGATGGCTACTGTTAAGTATTTCTACCTATCTGATGAGGGAACTCCACTACAACCTGTATTGAAATGTATTCGCGACTATGAGTGATGTAGAAAGAAGACTTTTTATGCTTTGTAGTAATCTGTTGTCTAACATGCCTGGACCTACTGGCAATGAGTTTCATCTTATGCTTACAGAAGACGAATATAATCTGTTTGTCGATCGCTTTAAGACATATAAAAAAGGTGAGTATTACATAGTGGGAGGAAATAAGTGGAAAATTAACCTTTATAACGAAGCATAAATTTAGCAAATATATTTAAAAATGAAAAAGATTAACTATAGGCAATATTACTATAATGGGGACTATTATAACAAAGAGCTTCTAGTTCCAGAAGAGTGTAAAATGTACGAGGTCGGGCTTGTAGCAGTATCTCATCAAGTTAAAGACAGAGAAGAAACCTGGGCTAAAACATACGTATTGATTTGCCCAACGGAATTTGAAAATGCTATTCTTCTGGGAAATGTATATTTTAACTATTTGGATGATATATTCGTCATAGAAACTGAAGTACCCATTTTGGACGTCGATACGGCTCCAAGATTTAATAATGTGTATTCTATAGGAAAATATAAAAATCCTAGTGCGGAATCTAAGTTACGAGGTTATTTAGGCAAAATAGGGGAGCTTAGGGAAGCGACGGAAGACGATTTGAAAGAAATGACTAAATTATATCAGGAATCGACAGGAATTGGTTCTATCTGTATGTTAAGAAGATTAACCTATACAGGAATAGAAGCTAGTAACATAAGCTTTAAGAGCTGGATTGATGGTAGTGATGAGGCTATTATGGCTATTACAAAAATAGGATACGGAACCCTACTTTCACATGATTTTGTTGCTGATCCAGATGTAGCTAAACTATTCCAAAAGAAGTCAGCAGAAATATATAAATCTATTGTCAATAATGAATGATGTAGAGAAACGTTACACCTGGCTAATTAAGCATTTAATATGGAACGGCTCGAAACAGACTGATGGTGTCTACTGGGTTAAAATTACCCAGGAAGATGCCTCTACCCTTAAGAAAAAGTACGAGGTGAAAGATACTCGTACTTTGAAAGGAGGGATTAAAGCAGATGTTATAAGAATGTGTGATAATTTTATTGTACTTGATACACGATGAAATACGAAAAGTTTGATATTTTAAAGAAGGCTAAATTCTCTGCTATTCCAAATAATAGAGAATTATACATAGTATATGTAGAGTGTGATGCGAACGATGGAGATTACATGAGAGATACTCTCGAATTTGATAAAAACTCCTTTGAGGAAGACGAGCTTCTTTTACTAGTGCTGTCCTATGTCAGTAAATATTCTGGCAAGTTCTCAGAGGGAAAAGGTTGGAATGATAGGCATTATGGACATCACGTGGATGAGAATGAGGACTTCCCATGGTTAAGTGACTACTTATCAGAGAATGATATTCTAATCTTTGCTGGGATGTGTGATATGCCGTGCCACAGTGTAAGTGGTATAGACATTGTATACTATGATGATAATGGGATAGCTAACAAAGTAAAGCTTCCAGATGTGGATGATTTATTTGAAAGCAAAGGGGAGTTTGTAAATTATTTAAACAAGCTATATTCAGCTTATTATGACGAAATTGAATAAAGGAGGGAAGCTTCCAAATAAGTTTAAAATAGCTAATCAAGAAATAACTGTAGTCATGGAAGACTCTCTTCCAAATAATGACTATGGTTATTTCTGTGATGCTACAAATACCATTAAGTTAGCTAGAACTATTAACTCTGAACATGATGGGGAAGTTATTTTAAGTGATGAACAAGTAAGAAATACTTTTTATCACGAATTATTCCACGTGTTTCAATTTTACTTTAATAATGAGTTTAACGAAACACAAGCTCAGGTGTATGCTAACTTTATGTGTGAATTTATAGAAACTACAGAAGAACCATTTTAAATAGAGAATAAATGAAGTTATCTAAGAGTAAAAGAGCCAACGTAAATTATTTGGCAAAGATTGTAGACATTAAGAATTTCAGAGCGCATAGTAATCCAGAGGTTACTAGACTTAAGTGTTGTACCATTGATGGTTTCAATATCATTACTGGGATTGACTCACAGCCTGGATTGTATGTATACTTTCCAACAGCCTGTTGCATAAATCCAGACTTTTTGAGGTATTGTAATCTATACCGCCATAAGGAATTAAATAACGACCCAGAACAAACTGGTATGTTTGAGGACAATGGTAGGGTAAAGGCTATCAGACTAAAGAATGAATTGTCTGAAGGATTTATTCTTCCAGTAGTTCAATTCCAGAACTATATAATGTCGGTGACTAATAAGGAGATTGATACTGAAGCAGGTACTGAATTTGATATTGTAGAACATGAAGGCAAGGAATTTTGGATTAACAAGAAATATATCCCGAAAAGACAGCAAGGACAAGGAGGGACTCCACGTAACAACCAAACGAAGAAAGTCAAAGGAATCAGCAAAGTTATTGATGAACAGTTTAGATTCCACTACGACACAACTCTTATTAAGAAATGTCCTAATGTAATTCATCCTAATGGCCTAATTAGTATTACTGAAAAAATACATGGTACCTCTGGTATTTCCGCATATGTTTTGTGTAAGCAAGATTTAGACTGGAAACAGAAGATTGCTAGATGGTTGACAGGAGAAGAGTTTAATAAGTATGACTATCTCTATGCCTCTAGAACTGTCATTAAGAATCAGTTCTATAACAAAAATGTTACTCCAGGATTCTACGGGTGTGATGTTTGGGCAGAAGCTGACAAAATAGTAAAACCTTGTTTGTCTAAGGGCATGACAGCATATTATGAGATAGTAGGATTCTTACCAAATGGTGGTTATATCCAAAAGAACTATGATTATGGATGTATGCCTCCTAAAGAAGGAGAAGCATATACTCCAGAGAAACACTTTAAGGTTCGTATCTATCGAGTAACTATAACTAATGTTGATGGAGTTGTTCATGAGTTTTCTGCTCGCGAAGTTCAACAATGGTGTGCCAAAGTTGGACTTATTCCAGTAGAGGAATGGTATTACGGAACTGCAAAGTCTTTATATCCAGAACTCAATGAAGCTGAACATTGGAATGAAAACTTCATGGAGAAGCTAGCAAATGATACACAGTTCTATATGGAACGCAATTCTCCGTCTTGCGACAATAAAGTACCTCATGAAGGGATTGTTATCAAGATTGAGAATATGAAGTCAGAAGCCTTTAAACTAAAATGCTTTAAATTCCTTGATAAGGAAGGTAAGGAATTAGATAAGGGAGAAACTAATATTGAAGACGAAGCTTAATTATGCAGAAACTAGCTATAACATATGAGGTTACTATGTCTCAACATGCTGACATTGATATTGATGAAATAATTGAGGCAGTTATAACTAATCTTAAAGTCGAAGGGAAAGCTATAAACTTGGATTATTTAAGCTATGAATTTGAAGACAATGTAGGGTATTATTTAGAATCTCTCAATATGATAAATGATGCAAGCTTACTTAGTGAGTCTACTGTAGAAACAATTTGTGAAGCATTTCGCTATAGGGCTGCAAGAATACATCCTGAATATGCTGGAACGTCTATTTAGTAAAAAGTATGGAAGTCTGTATTATAGGATTTCCTACTTTTTTCATAGTAAGATTCCGTTTATCTCTCCAGGGTGGAATGAGTATAGAAACCCTTGGTATCACTGGTGGAAGGTTAGAAAATATTTTAAATGTCCAAAGACTCATTTCTTCTTTAGGAAAAACTTCTGGACATTTGGACTTCCAATCAGGAGAGACTACTATAACCCTATCCTAGACATAGGATTCCATGCATTAGGGTGGAAGGATAAATGGGACAGTCCGAGGCATGAATGGGACCCCATGATTTGCATAACCTTTTTCAGAACTTGGCATTTGTTATGGATATTTAACTGGGTAATAGAAGAAGAAAAGAATAGTATTACAAAGAGCATGGCTACTTGGGAAGCTATCTTAGATTATTCCTACTATAACAAGACTATAGACCAAGCTATCGACAACCATGTTTGGAGTTATGAAGAGGATAGTGAAAAGAAATATATAACTATTATTTCTAATATGACTAAAAAAGGATTAAAAGAATATGAACCCAAACACGCTGAAGAAAATACAGAGGTTGAAGAATGGTGAGTCTTTTGTTACAAGCGAACCAGGAAATTCAATGCTACCTCTGTATAAGAGTAATGAGAAACATCTTGTCACGCCTATAACTTGGCAAGAATGTAATATTGGAGATGTTGTATTCTGTAAGGTTAGAGGTTCCTGCGTCACTCACAAAGTATACGCAGTGGATTCTAACAAAGGATGCCTTATTGGTAATAACAAGGGGCATATGAACGGATGGACTAAAAATGTTTATGGTTTAGCACACAAATTATGAAAATATGTGTTTTGAGTGATTTGCATGGATTTCTAATTGATTATATTCAGCCATGCGAATTAGTGTTAATCTGTGGGGATATTGTGCCGTTAAGGATGCAAAGAAACAAACCACAGTGTGAAAAATGGCTAAAGACAGAATTTGCAGACTGGATAAAATCTCTTCCCTGTGAAGAGGTTGTATTTGTAGCCGGGAATCATGATTTTGTATTTGAGAATAGAGAGCTATTATGGATAAATTCTATAATTACTCATCCTACAGAAGGAAAAGCAATCTATTTAGAGAATTGCCATTGCGATTACTTAGGTAGTGAAGGAAGGGTATACAGAATATATGGAACACCAGCTTGCCACATATTTGGTAATTGGGCATTTATGTATTCAGATGAAAAGCTTCAAGAACTATACTCAAATATTCCAGGAAATTGTGATGTATTAATTAGTCATGACGCTCCCAAATTAAATAATTGCGGTTTGGTGCCTCCTAATATGTGGCATTCTGACCCTGTAGATGCTGGAAACAGTGTCTTGGCTTCAGCAATCCTAGATAAGAAACCGAAATATGCTTTTTGTGGACATATCCATGAGGGAAATCACCAGCTAACAGAAGCTGGTGAATCTAAGATTGCTAATGTATCTATACTTGATGATACCTACAGTATTAATTATGAACCTTTATATTTGGATATTTGATACTATTCTTGTGTATTTATTTGGAGGAATAGTATTGTTATTAGTAACAGTTGGAATTTATGAGATAATACAGGAGGAAACTAACTTCCTTAATGCCTACGGGTCTAGATTCATTTGCAATATTAAAAATTAATCAAATGGAACAAGCTGTTTTTCAAAGAATGTTGGGAGAATTTAACGAGGTTAACGAACGTGCTACAAAACTAAGAGATTTTATTCTCAGTGATAAAAGCAAGGAGATTGATAATCTTAATCGCGACCTATTAATTGCTCAACTAAAAGCAATGGAGGCTTATGTATCTGTACTATCTATTCGTATAGGACTGAACTCTCCTAAAGATGAAATACAAGAGGCAGAGATTGTAAAGGAAGGTGAATAAAAAAATCATTTTCACAGACCGTTCGGACTCTCTACTAACTAGTTATCTCAAAGATATATCTAGGTATCCAATCCTAGATAGTGATGAGATAATTAGATTAATAGGAGAGGCTCAGAAAGGAGATGATATTGCTAGAGAAAAGATTATCAAATCAAATCTTAGATTTGTTGTAACTATTGCTAAGCAATTTCAGAATAGAGGTATTCCGTTGATGGATTTAATCTCTAGTGGAAATGAAGGTTTAATGAAAGCTATTGATAAGTTTGACCCTACTAAGGGAGTAACATTCTTATCTTATGCTGTATGGTGGATTAGGCAAAGCATTTATAATTCTATATATTGGCAGGCTAGAGAAATTCGCTTGCCAATGTCTCAGCAATTGCTAGTAATTAGCATTCTCGATGCAACTAATAAATTCTTACAATCACACGATAGAAATCCTAGCTCGGAGGAATTGTCCGAAATAACGGATATTCCAAGAGAGCAGATTGATTATCTAGCACAATTTTCTAATAAATTGGTTTCTGTTGATGATTTTATAGGAGGAGATGAAGAGAACAGTCAGGTTTGTGATATTATTCCAGATGGAGAAGAACTCCTCGATGAGCAAGTAAACAAAAGCTATGTAACTAAAGAACTAGAGAATCTGTTATCTAAATTAACTATTAGAGAACATGATTTATTATGTATGTTATTTGGTATAGGAATGACTCCGGTTAATCCTAAGATTATAGCTGATATGTATGGTGTAGGGGGAGAAAGAATCAGACAGATGAAAGAAGGAGCATTAGCTAAACTAAGACGTAGATTTTCTAACCAACTTAAAAATTTATTATAATGAAATTAGAGGAAATTTTACCAGCATTGCGCAGAGGAGAAGTAGTAAGAAGAGGAGTCTTTCAAAGTAGCCTTGTAGTATTTATGCAAATTCCTGCAGAAATTCCTGCACAGGATGTCTTGAAGATGAAATCTATACCTATCCAAATGAAGGTTCTTATGGGAGAGTATGAAGCTGGGGTTACTTATCATGACCAGTTTATAATGTATGACTTTTCAGACCAAAGTTGTACATACTATCCCTTTGATGGAGAAGATATGAATGCAGATGATTGGGAATTGATTGACCCTATGTCATACGACCCTTATGAGGACTTTCGATAATTATCCAGTAGGAGCAGCTGACGATCCTAGAGCACCCTATAACGAACCATTAGCAAGAAATGTTAAGGTAGAAGTAGGAGTTGAGCTAGGGACAATGGTAGATATTGAAGTAGTTGGAGACCTCTCAGAGGACATAATGCAAGAGTTGGTTAAAGATAAAGTTATCGAAAAACTGAATATAGATAATGAGGATATTGTCCTTAATGATATAACAATCTATAGTCACGATGATTTATCTAGTAAGTAGAAATAAAACTCTCTTTCGCCCTGAGAAGTATCAACATATTCCTTTTGAGGAGGCAATGGATTTTCTGTTGCCTTTGAAAAGGGTTCAATTTGATACTGAGACTATGGGTCTTGATGCTCATACTAAAGATTTATTAACTGTTCAACTTGGAAATAGAGATAACCAAGTTGTATTCGATTGGACTACCCTAACAGAATGTGAAAAAAGATCTTTAAAGGACTATCTAGAATCTGGAGTACTAGTTATTGGAGTTAATCTAATGTTTGACTTGTGCTTTATGTATGTTCAAGGTATATATCCTAAGAAGATATATGACATAATGTTGGCTGAACAACTAATCTATTTAGGATATCCGAAGATTATAACTAATGAGCTGTATAATGAACTTGGGGTAGAACTTCCAGGATACGAGTTTATACAAGAGGCAGGGAAACTTCCTTATTATGAGCTTAGTTATTCTTTGAAAGCTATGGCTAAGAGGTATCTTAATATAGACATTGATAAAACAGTCCGAGGCAAAATTATAAATGATGGTCTTACTGAGGATGTGATTGTTTATGCTGCTGGAGATGTCATGTATCTGGAGGACATTCTAGATAAGCAGATGGAGGAACTTAAGCTTCAAGACCTAGTTTTGGCCGCAGAGTTTGAGTGCGAGTTTGCTAAATCCTTAGCTTATGTTAAACATTGTGGAGTTCATCTTGATGTTGCTAAATGGAAAAACAAGATGGCTAAAGATTTACTTAAACTCAAGACATCTGAGCAAGAGTTGAATGATTGGGTAGTAGAGTGGGATTCTAAAAGAGTTAAGAACGGAGATTGGGATATTCGTTATCCAGAAATGGATTATGATAAGCCTGATGATATAGCAGAGGAGGAAAGAAGATTATTAAAGGATAAGTATGTACGCTCTCCAAAAGATGACCTAGAAGTGCCTTATCAGAGCTTAAAATTGAAAGCTTATAAGAAGAAGGTATCAAGTCTATTTACCAAGATAGATTTGCAAGGAGACCTATTTTCTGGTTTTAATGATAAACCACAGTGTGTTATAAATTGGAGTAGTTCTAAACAAGTAATCAAACTGTTCGAAGTCTTAGGCATTGAAGTTGATACTTTTGATAAAAAGACGAAGAAGAAAAAGAAGTCCGTTGAGGCTAAAATGCTTAAGCCTCAAAAGGATAAGTTTCCTATTATCCCTATTTATTTGAGGTATCAGGAAGCTGCAAAGGTGGTTTCTACCTATGGAGAAAACTGGCTAAAGGCAATAAACCCTAAAACTGGAAGAGTTCATGCAGACTTGCATGTAATAGGAACTGATACAAGTAGAATATCATCTGGAGGAGGTCCTTACAAAGTGAATGTGTTGAATCTTCCTAGAGATAAGGAAACTAGAGCGTGCTTTACCTCAGAGAAGGGTAATCTATGGGTTTCTTGTGATTATACTGGACAGGAAAGTGCTATTACTGCCTCTGTATCTAATGACCAAAAGATGATTAATATTCTTGAGTCTGGAGGAGATATGCATAGTGAAGTAGCAAAAATGTGCTGGCCCGATCTTCTTGGAAAATTAACTGTTGAGGAAGTTAAAACTAAGTATAAGGGACACAGACAAAATGCCAAAGCTGTTGAATTTGCTATTTTCTATGGAGGCGATGATAATACTTTACACGTCAATAGTGGGTTTGACAAGAAAGATGCGAAGAACATTTATGATAACTTTATGAAAGGTTTTTCTGGAATTGCAGAATACCAGGACTATTGTAGAAAAGCAGTAATGCGAAATGGATATATCCTAATGAATCCTATAACTAAGCATAGGGCACACATATTTGATGCAAAGTGGATGTTCAAAATGCAAGATAAGTTTAAAGAGGATGGATATTGGGAATACTATAGAGAAATGAAGCGCGATGCTCCAGGCTGCGATACTGTCCAGCAGGTAACTAGGTATTTCAGAAGAAAATCAGATTCTGAAAAGCAATCTATTAATTATAGGATTCAGAATAGAGGAGCAATGGCTTTTAAGCTGGCAATGATAAAGCTATTTAATTGGATTATGAATAATAATCTAATTGATATTGTTCTTCTATGCGTTACTCCATATGATGAGATAAATTTGGAATGTCCAGAATCTATAGCAGAAGATATGGCTAATGTTCTAGTTAAATGTTTAGCTGATGGAGGAAAACCATTCTGTACTAGAGTACATCTTGGAGCTGACGTAGCTAGAATGTCCAAATGTCATACTAATTTCAGTGTGGCAGATAAAGTCATAATGGAGAATGGTGATGTTGTGGATTGTTTAGATGGAGTATTTTATAATATAACTAAGAATACTACGTATCCAGAGTCTGAGGTAAAAGGGTATAAGGATTACATTGAAGCTGATGGGCCTTTGCCTAATTATTGGATTCATTAACGAATAAGGGGCTATAGTAGCGATGCCAAACCTGAGCCCCTGAGTAGGCTTAAGAGTAATCAGCCGAACAGCCATCCTTGTAATGAGGTAGGAGTGCAGTTAGGGCATCATTTTTAATTCTAATTTAAGTACTTATATGAAAAAATTATTAATTTTATTGATTACAGTGTTAGCTTTGTGCACTGCGTGTGCAGATAGTAAAACCTTTGAGAGAACAGACGGAACTAAGTTCGTTGCCGAACCATATGGATGGGCAAATTATCAATCTAAGAAGATTGAAGGAGTAACATATGAAGCATGTTTTGAGAACATTGTTTGGGATATTGTTGCTATAGAAACCGTAATTGTTCCAGTATGGTTAACTGGCTGGGAATTGTACGAACCAGTTTCTTATACCGAACCAAATGTTACTAAGTAATTATGGATACTTATACACCAATGAGAGCTATGATTGTCTGTGCTAATGGCACAGGCGATTATATAAAGAAAGAGGATGCAATTAAGGCTTTACAAAATATTTTTGAAGAAGATTCTCAGAAAATAATAGAAGTTTTTTTTAAAAGAATTTGGATATGAAGATACAACTACCGGAACTTGATGTAATAAGCTGTAATGGCTCTTGGACGGGTTTAATCTTAAAGAAACATCTTACATTCGACGAAGCTCGTTTTATTGCAGCATCAGCATTAGGAGTAAACATGGATTTACTCTTAGATGATTGGTGGGCAAGAAGTATTGATGGGGAAGACGATATTAAGGATGAAATTGATGATTTTACTAATGATGTAGAAGGGCTTCTTACTGGTGAAAATACTTGGGATTATTTTACTAATAGGTGGACTTTAGAGGAGGGCCTAGAGGACATATGCCCTACAATGTTTCTCCAAATGGTTTATGAAGCTAATTATTTAGGCTTATTATGAAAGTAATTTTCTTAGATATTGATGGAGTCTTGAATAGTAATGATTGGTATGTCAAGACTCGTGGTGTTGGAGGATACAATGGAGGAGACGTTGATCCAGAATGTATTGAGCTTATAAATGATTTAATAGATGCTACTGGGGCTAAAATAATTATGTCTTCATCATGGAGGTCTGATTATGAAAATTCTTGTGAATATTTGTATGACAATGGCTTATATTGTGATGCAATTATAGGAAAGACTCCACACTTCTGCTATACTTGTCAGAATGACGATATCAGAAGCACACTTTGTAGAGGAAATGAAATACAATACGTATTAGAGTCAGAGGATATAACTAATTATGTTATCTTTGACGATGATCAGGACATGCTATATTCCCAGAAGGATAATTTTATCCATATAGATTATATGCATGGTATTACGAAAGAACATATTGAACAAGCAATTAAAATATTAAACAAATGACTGTAGATTTTATAACAACAGAAGTATTAACTGATGACCAAATTCTTAGAGGGTTTGGTGAGACACTATGTTATGGAGAAGGTAAGTTTACTGAAAATGACTTCTTTGAGTCCATTGGAAGTTCTTTAGATACCTATGGATCATGCATGACAGAATCCTCAAAGGGAGAAGTTATTAAACAATTAAAGGTATTACTAACTAAACTATTAGAGGAACTATGAGTAGTTATTTAAATATATATGGAGTTCCGAAAGAAGGAGAGCCAATAAAGATTGTTAGCTTTAGTAGGTCACATTGTGTATATTCTCCATTCTGCGATACCCTAAATATAGCATGGGCGGGAGAAAACAAAGTCTACACAGACTTAACTACAAGCGACGTAGAGCAAGTTATTAAAGATATAAGCTCTGATTTGAAAAGTGCTAATAGTAGATTGCAAATATATGAAAAGTATGCTTCTCAAAATCCTGAATATATTCAGGAAATTATAAGTCTGCAAGAATATATTGAGGAGCTTAACACTACTATACATTATTGTGAAATGATAGGTATTATAGTGATGCACAGCTCTTTGTCTTTTTCGGGATTTAGTAAAATCTGCTGTAATATATCATGAGATTTAAGTTAGAATTTACATTTGATATTTCTGACAGCTCACTGCTGATAGATGCCAATGACGGTAGAGATGAGGAATACACTAGCCTAGAAGATGTACCAGAGGATACTCTAATGGATGTAGTATACCATTATTTAGATGGGGTTGTAGAAGGTATGACTTACGATGAAGTAACAATTAAGAAATTATGAAAAGGTTTCTAATACATGTTAGCACCTACTGGTGTGGAATGGGCGACACATTTAGAGCAGTTGCGGAAGATGAGACTCAACTATGGGATCTAGCCGAAGAGCTAGCTTATCAAAATTTCCAGTCCTATGGGCTAGATGAAGAAATAGCTGAAGACCAGGGATATAACCCAGATGAAATGTCAGAGGAGGACTGGGATAAGATGTGGGATGAAGTAGACGAATCTGCTTACTACAGTCATAGTATTGAGGAATTTGACGGTAATAGTACAGAGTGGGAAGAATACGGAGGAGAGGTATATGGAAGAGAAGGTTAAATTCTATGATAGAGAAGAACTAGACTCTAAGGATATACTGGAACTTATTAGAATATGGGAAGGTGGAGCTGGAGAATCATTTACTGATTACTGCTGCTTTCAGCGTCAAAGTGATGCAGACTTTCTAACCTTTCTAAGTGTTTGGTATGAACCTCTATATGATTACTGTGTCAATCGTATAGTAGAGGAAGGTGGTAATTACTTAGAGTATACTATACAGTATGTAGCAGATTACTGTGTAGATTATTATACTAGTTGGATTCCTGGGGATAACCACGAGTTCTGGGATAAATCCTATGAAATAGGAATGTACCCATTGGCACATTTTATAAAGAAGAATGACCTAGCTTGGAAAGCATTTGTGGAGTTTTTCACAGATACTGATAATACATGCTCTGGGACTCCCTATATTGATTGTTACAACATTAGAAAAGAGTTTGAAGATGACAGAAAGTTTTAAATTTTATGAAGTAGGTGGTAAGATACGTGATGAATTTCTAGGAATAAAATCCAAAGACGTCGATTACGTAGCTGTACCATCAAAAGAAGTTTTCGATAAAATCCACCCACGAGAATCCCAACCTAGTCCAGCTATGTTGGTGTTTGATGAACTGAAGGACTATTTAGAAAAACAAAAGTTTGAAATTTTCTTAGTAACTCCTCGTTGTTATACCATACGAGCTAAGTTTCCAGAAGGACATAAATATCAAGGTATAGCAGATTTCGTAATGGCGCGTAAAGAAGTAGGATATATTCCTGGTACTAGAACACCAATAATATATCCAGGAACTCTTTACGATGATTTATCACGCAGAGACTTTACTGTTAACGCTCTTGCAAAGGACCCTGATACTGGTGAAATTGTAGACTACTTTAATGGTATGAAGGATATATGGGGAAGTATTATAAGAACTCCTCTAGACCCAGTGAAAACCTTTGATGATGATCCTCTGAGGATTCTCAGAGCAATAAGGTTTGCTATTACCAAAAGGTTTACTATTGCTGATGATGCTTGGAGAGCTATGAGGAAGTACGATTACTTCGACAAGATGTCTGTAGTATCAGAGGAAAGAATAAGAGAGGAATTAACTAAATGTTTTAAATATAATACATTAGGAACACTTCGTTATCTAAGTCAGCTTCCGGAGCTGGAAGAATATATCTTCAAAAAGACTAACTTGTGGCTCAAGCCAACTAATGAGAAATAATATGTATCATATTTTAGAATCTCGTAAATTAACTGAATCTCTAAACTCTCTTCCTACAGTTAGAGAGATACATTTTGATGATGTTATAGAGATTAGGAGAAGTATTGGTCAGGGAGCTTATGTATGTAAATTGTTAGCTCAAAAAAGCTATACTAATGAAGATGCCGTTAAATTGTTTCACGATAAAATGAAAGAAATTTGTAATGATTGATTCAGAAAACTTATGCAGAAAGGCAATGGAGATTTACGGATTTCCAGCTCAGGCTGCTATGGTGGTAGAAGAGTGTAGTGAACTTACTAATGCTATCTGTAAGTTTAGAAGAGGTAGAGTTGGTAATGATGATATTATAACTGAAATTGCTGACGTTATGATTATGTGCGAACAGCTTTCTTATTATTTTGGAAAGGAAAAAGTTGAACTGGAAAAAGAAAGAAAGCTAGAAAGATTAAAAGAACGTTTATCAAAATATACTGATTAAATGAAAGAGAGAAAACTTATTATTTGTAGAGGTATTCAAGGAAGTGGTAAATCAACTTGGGCTAAACAATGGTGTCATGAAGACCCAGAACATCGTGTGAGATTCAATAATGATGATGTTCGCAATATGTTAGGCGATTATTGGGTTCCAAGTAGAGAGAAGTTAGTAACAGAGGCTAAGGCCAATATGATTACATTTGCTTTAATTACCGGATATGATGTAGTAGTAGACAACATGAATCTTAATCCCAAGGAAGATACGTGGATTAGAACTCTATGTACTAATATAGAAAAGGATAAAGGAATTCATATTGATATAGAATATAAAGACTTTTTCATACCAGTTGAAGAATGTATTCGTCGTGATGCTATGAGGCCTAATCCTATTGGAGAAAAAGTTATTAAAGATACTTGGAGACGTTACAGAACTTTTATAATTCAGCAAAACATTAATGAAATGCTAAGCAAACGTCCAGAGCATGTAGACGGGGCACGTCCTGCTATATTGGTTGATATGGATGCTACCTTATGTCTAAATACTACTGGTAGACCGTATTACGGTGAGGGTGCTGCCGAAGGTATGTTAAATGATATAGCAGTGGAAGGAATATGCAACCTTGTAAAATCTCTATATGAGAAACGTACCATATTTATCATTACAGGTAGAGAAGGAACTCCAGAAATTATAGAAGCTACTAAAAAGTGGTTAGACTCAAACAGTATCAAGGTTGATGGTTTATTCTTCCGACCAGTAAAGGACTACAGTCCTGGAGCTGAGTGCAAGAAGAAAATCTATGAGGATAATATTAAGGGGAAGTATAACGTAGAATTTGTACTCGACGATAACTACAAATGTGTAGAAATGTGGCGAGAGCAGGGACTAGTATGCTTACAACCTAATGAAGGGAAGTTCTAATGGCAATACTTGTAAAACAACTAATCGAAATTCTCCAGAAGTATGACCAAGATAGAGAAGTTATGATACATACTCTTAATGGAGAAACTGCTGAGGTTAAAGGATACTTTGTGCAGAGGAATTTAGATGATAATGGGTTTTATTTAACAGACTTGGACGTAATTCCAAGAGATTAATATGGCACTATTTTATATAATATTAGGAATAGTAACGATAGGAATAACTCTTTCCTGTTTGGATATAGTGGAGGATGTTACGACATCCAAAATTCTCTGGTTTGCTCCCTGGATGATTTTAGGGATACTTATGGGGCTAGTATGTCTCTGTGTTATTCCAGAGATAATGATGCTCTGGTTTGTATATGGATTTTCTCTATTAGTAATTGATGAAAAATTTAGAAACGATGAATATAAAAGAAGCCGTAGAGCATTGCTATGATAGAAGAGACTATCCAGAGGTAATATGCGACGATGCAGGATTAGACATTTCTATTCCTGGATTTATTACTAAAGGTCCTTGGGTAAGAGATAATTCTCCTAGAGTTATTACATTAGAAATATCTACCTATAGGGGAGTAAGTTGGGATGCTATACATTACTATGGTAACATAAGTGCTGATGGTGTATACTTTAGTCCGGAAGATAATCCCAACACAATTACTATGTGTAAGGAAATGTGGGATGCTGAGGATAAAAATCCACTAGCTGCACCTAATTATAAGATAGAACTAGTACGTCCGGTTACTCAAGAAGAAATAGATGAGAATGAATCTAGGTGGAGAGGATATGAAGCAGGATGGAATACTAATGCTTTTGATTCTCCTAAAGATGTGGTTGCTTTAGCAAAAGAAGTGTGTAAAGCCAGATTCAAAGGAAATTGGAAACTGAAAATCACAGATTATAGTAATAGTAATCTTGATGATGAAGTATTAATTAGTGAGTTATGAAAAAATTCAAAATAGTAGAAGAAGTACTAGATACCTCTTGGCATAGATACTACTATGAAGTTCCGGCGAACACAAAGGAAGAAGCAGTAGAAATGGTCAAGGAAGGAGATGTAGATTGCTATGACTCAGAAGAATTATTTGAATTTGGACAACAATACATTGATCCTATGGATAATAACGGAGAACCTACCAGAGAAATATATGATGATGAATGGCATCTCATGTGGCAAAATGCTCAGATAGTTAATTATGGGCAATTGATTACAAATAGTTTACAGAACATTAAGAAGTACTTATTTCATCTTATGGAAGCAGAACCAGAGTCCTTCTCTGGAGGAAACATACCATTAGGATTGGTTAAAGAAGTTATGGAAACACTTGGGTGGGTAGTCTCCGACGAGATTGATACCAACGGTTGGGACGTAGACTACTGGATATATGCTACCAAGGAAGGTAAGGATTTTAAATACATGATTAGTGGGAACTTGTATTATAGTCATTTAAGTATATCAAAGGAGAAATTATGAAAGACGAATTAGGAGATAGAATGAAATATTATTATGAAAATCGTTCTAAGACTTTCTTAACAAGACGTATCCCAGTTATAATAAGACTAGACGGAAAAGCATTTCATACATTTACCAGAGGTTTTGATAAGCCTTTTGATGAAATTATGTGCAATGCTATGCAAGAAACAATGAAGTATTTATGTGAGAATATCCAAGGTTGTGTCCTTGGATATACACAATCTGATGAGATTACTCTGGTGTTAATTGATTACCAAAAGCTTACTACTGATGCTTGGTTTGACTATAATGTTCAAAAAGTGTGTAGTATAGCAGCGTCTATGGCTACGCTAGCTTTTAATCGGACGTTTAGTAGTATACTTAATGAAAGTACATACTTTGGTAAAATATCGTCTGATGATTTAATCTCTATATACAAGAAAGCTATAAAAGCTGGAGCAATGTTTGATGCTAGATGCTTCAATATTCCTAAAGAAGAGGTAACTAATTGTATTCTATGGAGGCAGCAGGATGCTACCAGAAACAGTATCTCCTCTGCAGGGCAGGCTAATTTCTCTCATAAGCAATTAGAAGGATTAAATTCAAACCAAATTCAGGAGTTACTATTCCAGGAGAAAGGAATTAATTGGAATGACTATCCCACTAAGTTTAAGAGGGGGAGCTGTTGTATAAAGAAGTATCATCAGACCATGAACCAAACTCTAAGGAGTTACTGGTATATTGATAATGAGATTCCTATCTTTAAGGGAGAGGATAGAGAATACATTGAAAAACTTATAGTATGAGTAGAACTTATAAAGAACACCATCCAACTGCTCACAATCCAAAGAACAGATTTCCTTCGCCTTATCTAGACAAAGAAGGAAAAGTAGAGCGCAGGAGAAAGCATAGAGCTTACGGTTCTCAAGGCTGGAAAGGATGGGGCGGAGAGACCTACTTTAAAAAGTACGGAGAGGTATGGATTGATGTAGTAGACAAAAAGAAAACTAGGAGAGAATCCAAAGAATACATAAAAAAGGAATTATATGATTGACAATTTTGAATATTTATCTAACCTATTTGACGGGTTAGTGGACAAGGATGATTTCTACTTCGTTCAAATAATACAACGAAAGAAGGATGGAGTAGAACTTCCGTCCTATACATCTGGAGCAAGGACTATTAGAAGCTTTTACTTCTTTACCAAGGAAGAGTTTTTAAGACAAGAGTCATACATAAAAGAACTATGCAATAGTAACAACGCTCGTGCTTATTTCTGGATTAATCCTAGAAATACTCTTGATATAGCTTGTGAATCTATTAAACAATTCTCGGACTTAATAAAGAATGGAAACACTAGACAAGGAGTAGCTGTATATGATAGAGCTACTGGGTCTTGTAGAAGTAGTAACTATAAGAAACTATGGATTGTTGATATTGATTCAAAGGATTACGAATATAGAAACAACATGGCTAAGCTGATTAATGAGTGTAGGGGTACGGAAGGAGAAAGAATTAAGCATGTCATTCCGACCGTAAACGGTTATCACCTTATAACTAGTGCTTTTGATAGACAGCAATTCTCTCAAAAGTTAGCACTTAATCAGTTAGATCCGATTGACATACACGATAATAATCCAACATTGTTATATTATAAACCAATATGTGGGAAATTATCTTAATAGTCATATTAGTTATGACTAGCCCCATTTGGATAGGCTGCATAATTATAGGAATATGTTGGTGTGCAGCAATCCTTTATTATATTATTGCCATAGTTCTAGGATTACCGTTGGTAATACTAAGTAAAATTTATAACAGAATGAAAAGATGAAAACCTATACATACTATATAGAATTTAAAGGAAGATTCGCTGAGACAGTTACAGTAGAAGCTCCAAGTGAGGAAGAAGCAAAGAAGTCTCTAAAGGAAACTTTTAGAAATCTGACCCTGATAGAGCTTATTACTGAGGAGTAAAATATTTTAAATAGACTGAATATATGTATTTAGAAAATGGTGACGAAGTAATTGAAGCTAGCAACGGAAGGTTGATTCTAGCTAATAGTGGAGCTTATTGTGATGAAGAGGGAAACCCGACTGGCGGTTGTATTGACAACGAAGAAGAGTTTGTATATGTAACTAGGACTGGTGGTACTTATCATACTAACAGAGAATGCGCTTCCCTGAAAGCACGTAAGCCAGAGCTTAAGAAAATCTCTTTACTAGATGCTCAGAAACACGGATATAAAGCTTGCAAAAGATGTCAAAAGAGCTAGAAGTTTCATTAGTAAACTATCTATGTCCTATTTGCGGAGAAGTAGCAGAGGAGGGAATCATAATGAATTCCCTTCTTTCTGAAAAGGCTGCCAAAGAAGTAAAAAACTTACATGGAAAAGCTGTTGGATATGCGGACCATGTCTGCAAGGAATGTACTAAATATAAGGACAATGCTATCTTCTTAATAGGAGTAGATACCAAGAAATCTAAGAAAGAGCCTTGGAGAACAGGAGAAATTGCAGCTATAAAAGATAGCTGTTCATTAGCTTTGAAAGTAAAGCCCAATATAGCAACACTGAAAGATGGGACTACCTATTGCTTTATAGATCAAAATTTAGGAAAAGAACTAGGATTATGGAAATGAAACTGATTAGTAAGGAAGAACTGGCAGATCTATTGAGAGCAAGCAGCAAGCTTAGCTGTTTAGAAGCTGGAGGAGTGGATAATTGGACATGGTACGATGAAGCATTATCTGACTACGATAGTGATTTAGATGACGATATATTAACTGAAGACTATAAAGACGCATGAAGCTAGTTAAACCATCATTCGAAATATTAGAACAAAAACCAAGAGAAATTATAATTCCAGCAGATATGGAAATAGGTCCTAGGATGGCAAGAGAAGAGCTTATAAATTCTGTATATAGACAGATTGAAATAGCTGGAAGAACTTGTTATAAATCGGAGGATAAAATCACTCCAGATTCTGCTAAGAAGTTTGTAGAGAGAATGGTTAAATCAGGTCATGGTGCTATGTTGGAACATGGTACTGTATATCTGTTCTTGACTATGTCTTCCAGACAGCAATATTTTAAATATTGTAGTAACCCTTACTCAGTAGCTAATAGTACTGGGGAAGCGGAAAAAGGAACTTGGAACGGGTTTGTTACTACTAATTATAGAGTATTAGTAGAAAATGGTTGGCTTGAGGATTTGGAATATATCTGCAATCCTGGTAAGGAGCATGAGAAGAGAATTACGGTTCGATTTGTGTGTGATAGAGGCGTATCCCATGAGTTTGTAAGGCATAGAGTATTTAGTTTTGCTCAGGAGAGTACTAGGTATTGTAATTATGCTAAGGATAAGTTTGGAAATGAACTTACCTTTATAATTCCGCGTTGGTTGAGCCTTAGTAATGGTTCTTACATCTACGATTATCCTAATGGATTTACCAAGGATGGCAGTAAATGGGATTCTAAATTAAAACTTAATACCTTTCTTCTGTCTTTAGTTAGGAGTGAAGCTGCGTACTTAGAACTTATAAGCCAGGGATGGGTAGCCCAACAAGCTAGAGCAGTACTTCCTAATAGTTTGAAAACTGAGTTGATTATGACTGGTACTCTTACACAGTGGGAAGGATTCTTTAAATTACGTGACGCAGAAAGTGCGCATCCGCAAGCTAGAGAATTAGCGGAACCTCTACATGCAGAATTTAGAAAAAGAGGATGGTGTGAATGAAAGCTAGCGAATACTTTGGAGATTGGATGGATGTAATAGATACTGTAGAACTACGCAGGATACTATCTTGGGTAAGTACTATAGATAAAACAACTTTATGTCCCTCCTCTCCTAACATATTTAAGGCCTTTAGGGCTTGTCCTTTGAAAGACTGTAAAGTAGTCTTTCTGGGGCAAGACCCTTACCCTCAACAGGGTGTAGCTACTGGAATATTATTTGGAAATTCTGAAGACACTCCAGAACATAGACTATCGCCTTCATTACAGGTAGTCAAAGAAGCTGCAATAAATTATGAGATTCCTCATAATAGAATAGATTTTGATAACACTCTAGAATCGTGGGCTAAGCAAGGCATTTTAATGATTAATACTGCCTTTACTTGTGAAGTTGGTAGAGTAGGTTCCCATTTTGATATATGGAAGCCATTTACTGCCAAATTGATTCACAACCTAAGCACCAAGGATGGAGGTATAATATATGTATTATTTGGTAATCAAGCATCGTCATTTAAGAAGTATATTGTAAATAGTCCAAAAATTATGGAGGTATATCATCCTGCTTACTTTGCTAGGCAGAATAAGAAAATGCCATATAATGTATTTACTGAGCTAAATCAAGAGCTACAGAAATTATATGGACAGCAGATTGAATTTTACAAAGAAACGGAATATGGAAATTGTTAATTATGGAATATAATATTGGATTCGTAATAGGAGATCCTAGTGGAGATGGTCACGCTTGTACAACAGAGTATCATATAGTTGCTAATCATTCAGTAGATGAAATATCTGAGGCTTATAAGAAAACTACTGAACTCTTGGGTTTTGATTTCGTTAAGGAAGTTGGAGTAGAATTTCAGTCAGACCCGTGGATACCAGAAAAGTTTACTAAAAAGTTGTTAGAACTAGAAATAATAGACAAGGAATATGTAATAGAATCTGATTCTGAATATGGCACACCGGCTGGATGTTATGAGTTTGAATGTGCGGAAGATGAGTTTGTAGATATATACTTTGCTATAGCAAAATATTTTCTTCCAGACTTGACGTGGAGAGCTAGAAACTTAGAAGAAGAGATTCTATGGGATCTAGAGGGTGCAGCCTATGGCTTTACGTATCATGGAGAATAAAAGGATACCTAGAAAAATAAAGAAAGCTCTTAAGTATGCTTTCCTACATCCAAGGGTATGTGGAAGGCTTATAAGATATGGAGCTGTATATACTATAGGAAGAAACTCTAAGTGGACTCGTAAGGCCGCCAAAATAAAACGGCAAAGGGATTATGCAGAAATGATACACAATATAACAGAACAACTAAAGGATATTTATGCAATTAATCCAAAGAAAGACTATTCTGAAATAGATTCAAGCTTTTACGAATGGGAAGTAATAACTAATTTTAAATAAATAAAACATTATGAATTTTTCAAATATTTTTGGTAGCAAGAAAGTAAAATCATTTGCAGAACAATTGGCAGAAGTAAAGAACGTCTTTAGAACATCCTATGACCAAGCTATAGCTTTAAACTCAGCTATTGCTGAAGATATAAAGGTTAAGCAAAACGAGATTGCTTCTATTCAAACTCAAATTGAGTTTAATCAGCAGGTTGCTGATGATAACAGTAAGTATATATCTAAACTTAAAGACTTAATTTCGTAATTATATGAGTGAAAAGAAATATAAATTTGACCCAGAACATACATTTTTCACCTCTGACACCCATTTTGGACATGCCAATATAATTAGGTTTTGTAATCGTCCTTTCAAGAATGTAGAAGAAATGGACGAAGCCTTAATAGAAAATTGGAATCAAGTAGTATCTGAGGATGATACAGTCTTCCATTTGGGAGATTTTGCCTTTGGTGGAAGTAGTGTATGGAAAAGTATCATCCCTCGTCTAAACGGTCATATAAACCTTATTATAGGCAACCATGACAGGAAGAACCTTAGACAGGGTTACATGTCTAGTTTTGATATGGTAGTCCCTCAACTTCAGATAGAAATCGAGGGAAATCCTATATATTTAAATCATTACCCATTTTTATGTTATGGAGGTTCCTATAGAGGAGTATGGCAACTATTCGGACATGTTCACTCAGGTCCGAACGCCGAAGGACTGGACATTTCCAGACTTGAATCATTGTTTCCTACTCAATATGATGTAGGAGTGGATAACAATGACTATGCTCCTATATCCTATAGGGAGGTTAAATCTAAGATAGCATTTCAGAAAACTAAATTCGAAGCATCTAATAAGTAATGGAACTTTATGAAAGAAAAGCTGTGAATGACAGCTTAAAGAAATATGACCACTTAGCAAAGGATTCAGACTTTATAGAAGTGACAGAGTGGGCAAATGGAGAAGGTTGGGATATTAGCTTAAATGATAAGCTGATATCTTTAACATATGGACAGCTAGAAGCAATTAAATATTTAGTTAAAGCTTTAGAAGTAGAAAGAAATGAAAAAGTTTAACGTAATAATTTGGGACGTAAATCTTAAAGTATTCAAATATTATAATGTAATTCCTTATTTAACAGATTGTTATAATAAGGAAAAGAATAAGCCAGTAAATGTTGAAGATTTAAAAATTTTTATCGAGAGGCATAGCAGGAATCGATGGTGGGCTAGGCATGAATACGAAATAGTATTGAAGGATTGCTCTGGGGAATCCGAATATAAGATAGACGTCCACGAGCAAATAACAATGAATATTGATATTATAGCGAAGATATTGATGGAAAGTATTAACAAACAATAAGAATATTTAATATGAAACTAGAATATACTGATGGATGTATTTGTACATCCCTTACTGTTGATGGAAAAGAAACCGCAGATATGACCTCTGAGGAAATAAAAGTATCTATACAAGCTATGCTAGATAGGGAGATAGATTTTGCGGTTCTTCAAGACATATGGACGACCCTTATTGAATCTCAGGGAGAATATAGAGACCTTGGGCATTGTGAGGAATGTGGAGATTGGATCTCCAATTATACTTTGGAGTTATAACTACTAAATAATTAATAAAATGATAACAGCAAAAACTGCTAATAACAAGGCCTTTGAGGCTAAAGAAGCTAAGGAGTTGTTGAAAGAGAAGCACTATCTAGAGGTACTTAAGCACGTAGAAGATAGAATTATTGAAGCTACCAAATCTGGGTATTTCAACACAGTTTTGAGAACTGACTTTATGTATCCTTTTAGAGATAAAGTAATAGGAGAACTTACTAGTAATGGGTATAAAGTCAAGTTACACCCTGCAGGAGGAATATCAATTAGTTGGGAATGAGTTATACAGAACTACATACAGGAACTCTAACTAAAGTTGATACAAAAGGGCTTACAGTAGAAGAATACTGTGAGCACCTTTGCAAGAAACATGGTTATGAGATAGCATATGAAGAAGATACGTATGCTACAACTCTAATGGATACAGATGATACCTATAAGATACTTAATGGTGAGTTATATAGGTGCAATGATACTAAATATGAAGATAGTTCCTATTTAGTTAACATTAGAAGTAATGGAGATGGAACTTACGAATACGTTGCGCAATTCTACAATGGAGGTACGTGGTTAGATGAAGTTTTGGAAGAAGGGTTAAACAAACTAAAATGATAAACATAAACGAACACATAGCTAAAGCAATGAAGTCTAAAAATCAAGTAGAACTTCGTGCATATAAGAATCTGAAGGCAGAAATTCAGATTCTACAAACTGCTAAAAATGCTAAACCTTATGATGAAGCAGCTGAGATACAGCTTATTTCTAAAATGTGTAAGAAATTAGAGGACAGTATTTCTAGCTTTATAGAGGCTGGTAGAGAGGACTTGGCAACTGAATATAGGGATGAATTGGAAGTACTAAAAAAGTTGCTTCCTGAGCCTGTAAATGAGCCAGACATACATTCTGCATTACAAATATGGTGTGAGGGAAAAGGCTTTATTGAAGATTTCTATAATGAAGAAAATTCAATAGATATGGTTAGTTTCCAAATTCCAAAGAAAGAAATGGGAAATGCGATTAAATATTTGAAATCAGAATTTCCTCAAGCAGACGGTAAGATGATTTCTGAAATTGTTAAAAAATATATAGTATGAGCCATTTTGTAGGATTAGTATTCGGTAGTAATATTGAAGAATTATTAGAACCCTATAACGAAAGTATGGAGGTAGAACAATATGTTAGATATACGAAAGATGAAGCGGTAGATAAGGTTAAGGAAATACATGCTGCTAATTATGAGTATGCTGTTGAGGTAGTAGAAAAATATAAGAATCCTGCTACAGACTGGGAGAGAGGTCAATTAAAGCAAGCAAATGAAACTCTGGATAAAGGGCTTACTATTTCCTATGAGGAAGCCTGGGAAGAAGCTAAGAAATGGGGTTATGAAATAGACGACGAGGAAAATCTCTTATCTACATATAATCCTGACTCGAAGTGGGATTGGTATTGTGAAGGAGGTCGTTGGGGATTCTGGCTCTTACTTAAGGAGCAAGGGCAGGATGGAGAGCCTTTAACAGAAATCTGTGCACAAAAGAAAGATATAGACTGGGATGCTATGTTTGAGAAGGACAGAGTTCCATTCTGTTTTGTAACCGAGTTAGGAGATTGGCATGAGTCAGCTTCTATGGGTTGGTGGGCTATTACTACTAATGAGAAGGATGAAAATGATTGGATTAATGAATTTAAAGATTATCTAGACACAGTGTCAGAGGATACTTTTGTAACAGTAATTGATTTTCATATCTAATGTCAGAAAAGAATGATAAGTGGATGATGTTCAAGAATTATATGCATAATGAATTGGGCATTACCAAAGACGATATAAGAGCTTGGCTTAAAGAGGCTGTTAAGTCTCAGGCCGAGCTTATGCTACAGAAAACATTTGACGATTTTGATATGGATAAGTTCGTTAGAAATCACATATCAACTCAAATGAGATACTGGACTACAGAGGAGGTTAGGAGACAGGTAGCCTCGCTTTTAGCTGACAGATTAATAATATTAAGTACAGATATGGAAAAGTATAATAAAGCGTAAAGTATGATTGCAAGAATCGAGAAATTTGGAGCATCGTGGTGTGGACCATGTAAAGTATTAGATAGAACTCTAGAACAGTTATCTGGAATAGAGATAATTAAGCATGACGTAGACGAGGAAGAAGACTTAGCTAATGACTTAGGAATTAGAAATGTTCCAGTTTTAATCTACTATGATGAGCATGATAATGAAGTACAGCGTACAGTAGGTGCTGTTTCTTTGGGAACTATTTTATCAATTATAAACGGAAAATGATATGTATAGAGTATTATTAAGCAGAACTGGAGTAGCATACGCTAAAGAGTGTGATGATGAACTTGACGAATTTGATTTCGTAGAAGTTTTGAGAGATTTTGTAGATTCTGGAGATGTAATTATATTTGTAGATGATTTAAACACTTTGAAAGATTCTATGGAACTTGAATACGAAATAGAAATTGTTGATGGAGACGAATAAAGACATTAGGGAATATAACGTAGGAAATTCAGATTATAGTAAGCACAAAATACAACCATGGGATATTTGGAGAGAATATGACTTGAATCCGTGGGATGCTGATATAGTAAAACGTATTCTTAGAACAAAGGAAGAACCAGGAAAGTCTAAGGAAGATTCTAGAATAATGGACTATGAAAAAATTATCCATATTTGTAAGGAGAGAATTAGACAGATCGAGGAAGATAAAAAGGCAGTAATTAAAGTAGGCACCAGTGGGATAACTACTGGAGGATTCTATATTTCCAGCTCTGATAATCTTATAGTTAAACCACAAGTACCAATTGTAACTTACAGTTTAAATAAGAAAGAAACAGAGGCTTATCAAAAATTCTCCGACAGTCATTACAAAATTCATAATAATCCAAAAGGATGTTCGATGAGTTTTAGAAATTCCGCTATAGGAGTAACTAAGACAGTACAGTGCAACGTATGTAATGAGAAAGAAGATATTACTGATTACAGTGGTTGGTAAATAATAAAGGGGAGCTTAGACTTATGTCTAGGTTCCCCTTATTTTTTTTATTCCTCTCCAATACCATTTATAGTATCTCTTTTATACATTTTATAAGTGTCTTGTAGAGATCGTGGTAATGCTTGAGATTTGGTAACTAATTCTCCAAATGTAGTATCTCCAAATAGAAATCCTCCTATATCGTTGTATACTTTTACTCCCCATTTAACTGAGGCAGGACTTGTGTTATTCATTAGATAATCCAAAATAGGAAAAGGTCCTTTAAATTCCTCAAAACTACTAGAACTACCTTTATACAATAACTCTATAGCAGCATTAGTTAGAATATCCTTTCCATCTCCTTTCTTCTTATGTTCTTTGTATGCTGGACTTACTACTTCATCAAAAAGCCAGTACAGCAACAATGCTACAAGAAGGTCAGAACCTATTCTTTTCCAGTTTCTCATTTGCATAGGGCTGTTTATAATATTCTCTTTTATACCTTCCCACCCTCTACCGTGATAGAGTTCAGACATAGTATCGTGTAATGTCCTCCATACTCCCTATACTATCAGAGGAATGTCAGTTAAATACGGAACTCCAGTATCTTCAGTAGTAATGTTACCATTATCATCTATCCAGAGTTTATTTCCATTTTCATCTTCTTTCTAAACCTACTAAGTCTCATAAGAAGATTCTCTTCTTTCTCCCAGATATACGTCATAAATACCATTCATCCAGGTAGAGAATACACCGAACTAAGAACCTAAAGCTAAGTTCTCATACATAGCTTTTGTACTTCTATTATAAGAACCGTAAATAGTATCTCCCAAATTCTTGATTTCATCGATTTGACTCTATGTGTATCCGTCTGGCAAATTAGTATCTAAACTTACTGGTAGATTAGCTCCTGGATTTTCCTCATTGAACTTCATAATCTAGCTTAAGTATAAAGCTTTCTATTTGTTATAGGCTTCCATATTACTTTTATCGTTAGAAGCTAGTAAATCAAATCTGCCATCCATCCTCCAATTATATACTAATTTACCATCCACTATAGAATAGGCTCTATGGGAATTATCATGTTTTAACTTACCCATAAATAAGACCATTCTGTTCAGAAAGTCTGGCTTTCTAAGGGTAGCATACGCCCAGTTACCGGCATTTGTGATACCTCCCCTATTTGTCTTATATCCTTCCTGCTATTGTTCTATATTGATATTAGATATTAAATATTTACTATTTAATTTATCTAATAAATCTATAGTCATAGCAGAATGAACTCCCTGTCTCAAAACAAACTAATATGCCCACATTACATCTTTAGCATCTATGTCTGTTCTATATTTAGTCATACTTCTAACTACATTGGATAGGAAACCACCAAAGGTATCTCGAATAGCTGCGATTGGACTGGCTGCAATGTATGCAGTGGACACTGCCTTTCTCAACGGCTGTAGTCTAGCTATGATTCTTTTGGAGCTTTCTTCCATTATACTTCTATTAAAGACTGCAGTTTTTAGATAGTCGTCTATGTGCTTAATAGTCTTAGCAAACTTGTCTGGGTCATTTTCTCTTACCCCAGTAAGCTTCAACTATAATAAGATACCTTTAGCTCTTGTAAGCATTCTATTCATTTCCTCCTCCTATAGGTTCTTGTAGGAGTAGTCAATGACCAAGTTCTATAGGTTAGTCTCGAAATAGTCTTTACCGTACATTTCAAATAAACGTTGTCTTCCTTTGCGAGGCTATCCAGATAATGTAGGTTCTGCTATTCTAAACCTATTATAAGCCTACATATTTTCTATGTCGCTATTTATTTTTTCTTCGTCCTCTTCGCTTAGTATATCTTCATACATTTCCTTAAAGAATAGAGTAGGATTTTTACAATATCCCTGAACTCTTCTTTTGAAATCATCAAAATATTTTCCAGGATTACTCCATCTAGTAGACGAAGATGCCTTTTCTAGAGGAACCCAGAGATATCCAGGAGTACTTTTAATGAAAGACCTTAGGGCTGGATCATTTTCAGACTTATATGGGAAGTTATTATCCTTGAATCTAATCTTGTTTATTTCAAATAAGGCTTTTTTCAAGAACTTCCTATCATCAGCATCCAAGTCTGATGCTGGATCGTAAGGGTTTTTAAAGAATAATTCATCGTCTATTTGCTAGTAAAGATATTTGAATACTCTAGACTAATCACCTATTATGGCATTTCTAGCTTTGCTATATCCTTTGGCTTCGTAATATTCTAAGCAGGCCAGATTAAAATCGGAAACCTAAGGTTCTAATTTATTAGAGATACTATGGATAGCGTCCTGCAGAAGCTTACTAATTATTCTTACCTAGCTATTAGATATATTCTAGGGTCTTGCAAAGAGTCGCTCAGTTTCAGACAAGTCCTTCTCAGAAATTCTTATTATTCCTGATAGTCTATCTAATGTTATTGAAGCATTTAACAGCAATTTGCAGCAACTGGTTACTAGTTCATTTCTTTCTGAGTCGGCTAGTTTATCCTGCCCAGTAGCATAATTTATGATAGTATTTGGAGATAGGGATATCTACTGCTGAGATAAGATAATATTTAGTTTCTTAATCAATTCCTCTAATCTCTATATCTATACGTCAGTAGACTCTGCAGAGGCTAAAGAATCGACTGCTGTTCCATTTATAAGGTGTTGTAATCCATCTACGTCTGAGCCTGATATTAATTCTTTTAATGATTCGAAATCAGTATTTCCTAGATTAGGAGACTCATGTAATATATCCCAAAATTCATTAATTAGTAATGATACTGGAGATATATGCTCTATCGTAGAAAAATTATTACCTATATTAAGATTTGGGTCCTTTTTATTAAGAACTTCCTAAGCTTTAACAAAGTTAGAAACTACTAGTTGTATAGGGTATTGCTAGCTTTGTATAGTTCCGCCTAAGCCTCCTATAATAGTTAAATCTCCTAGTTTGACATCGTCTCCAAGTTGAGGTATAATTTCATTTATTAGGAACATAGTTCTCATTGTTTCTATGTTGCCATATGTAGCTTTCATTAACTACCTCCCCTGATTATCCATACCTTGCAAGTCATTAAGATGAAATCCCAAAATATTGGTCCTTCCATCAAAGGAATGCACCTAATCAAGATTTAATCCAGAGAGGGTAATAAAGTTTGCCTACCCAGTTAGAGAATTTTTAAACATAATAATATTACAATTATCTAGGGTATCATTCTTAACTACCTGCCATAGATAATTATATTTATCCTTTCCGTTTACATTGACTACTGATTTTTCAAAATAAGGCAAGAATAATCTATCTAGATAGTCGTTTCCAAACTTAGGAAAACCAAATCTTCTAAACTCCCCTATCTAGTTTACTATACCTCTAGCGCTTAGTTTCCCACTATCAACGCCCAACAGCTTATCCTAATTCTGCCTTATTATTTCAACAGCTTCTTTGTTTCTACTTCTAACTTCCGAACTTTTTACGTGATAGACTGTGCCATCTATAGACAAGTTCCAACCTGTATCAGGCTATTCACCCTGTACCCAATAAGACCAATTCTTATCAATATATTCTTCTATAGTAGAGGTAATACCATCAGCCTTAATATCTCTCTTAGGAAATACCGCACTTAACTGTTTATTTACAGTATCTACAGAAGAGTCATTAATAGTTATGGTTTCAGCATTAGAAGCTATAAATCTCTGAGCTAGTTTCATAGATTCTTGCATAACAAATGCTCCCTTATTATGACTGTAGCATTCTGCTCTGTTTACAACAATATTATTTATGTTTTGAAACTAGTCGTCATATTTAAAAGTTACTGGAATAATATTAAATCTAATATCATTGGTATTGATTCCATTATATTGTAATATCCTAGATAGCAAAGCAAACTCATTTCTATATTTTTCTTTCTTAGCCTAATCCCAGAATGCAGGAGACTCGTGCGAACTTTTAATATTAAATACTTCTACGGAACCATTAGGTTTAACTACTATATAATCAATATGTCCGGTAATAGTATCATCTCTACCTATCAATTTGGCAGATAGATTTATATTTTTTAGAATTACTGGAGAAGAATCATCTCCTAGTTCTCTAGACTCTCTTCCGTTTCCTAGATATACCTAGCTGAATATATCATTATAGGCTTTATCATAAATCACATCACTAAGATGTTCAAATGATGTCCCTTTAGTATTATCTTCCGTCTATGAATAGGAAGTATCTTTTCCCTATTTTAGAATAATTTTATGAAAATCTCTACCATCCTCTGCTATTCTTTTCCAACTATTCTTTAGGACAGAAATATGTTGTTTAATCTCGTCTTTAGATAATCCTTTGGACTCATATAAAGCTTGCATTCTTTCTATATAATCATCTATTTGCAAGACTGGCATTATTTGGTTCCCAGATTGGTCTGTGTATAAACCAGAATCAATAAATGACTACGTTGTATATCCAGAAGTATTAACTTCTGCACATCCATTTATAACATCTACCCTATCAGAGAACTCTTTTTTAAATTTTCTTTTTCCAGACTCTTTTAATTCAGATAGTCTATCAACCACCCTTGTCTAACGATTATAATCTTTCGAATATAAGATGTCGTAGGCTAACTACGGACTCTTCTTCAGTATTTTGATTAACTCATCATAAGAGTGGTTGTACTATCTTTTACCAACTAATGTGTAATTACATTCTTTCATTTACAATTTTCTAATATTAAACCTTTTTCTATTCCTTTTTCTATTAGGTTGGAAATAATACGGTTTTTCTACATCTAACCTATCTACGAAGACACCAAAGCATTTACACTGGACTAGAAGCCTAAATCGCTATCTAAATCAAGTTTAATATTTTTTCTAATATTTTGTTTTATATTTAGAAATTGCTATCTAAATAATTCTAGTGCCTAATCCGTTTTATCGTTATAGTAAAAAACATCACCATTCTCAACCTATCTAGCCAGGTATCTTACAACACCTTCTTCTACTCTATCTATTTGTGCTAAGTTTTTATAGAGATCATTAACTCTATTCTTAGTCATCTAAGATACTTTTTTGTCATAGAAATTCAAAATGCTTTCATAGTTTTTGGTTCCCTCATTCATATCCTAAGCCTTGATAGCTCCCAATACTATGTGAAAGGTTTCGTGAAGTAAGTCATTAACATTTGCATTGCTCTAGTTTATGTATAAATAAAAGCCCTAACATCGTTAGTACCATTAGGAAATATCCTATTTCCATCAGGATCTTGGAGCTAAGTAAGCTAGTCGTTATCAGTAATAACAATTTTAATTGGAGTATCCTTGAATAAGGTATTTTCTAGAGTATCTTTTAGATTAAATAACGTGCTGGTTAGACTCTATGTAGGAGGATTCCCAGCTACATCTACCCCAGTAGAATTAATAGTAATTCCAGAATCTGTTAAGGATTTTATATAGGCTGTGTAGTTACCATCAGAATTCTTATTACTTCTCTCTACTAGATACTGTTTTACTGGAGCATTATTTATGTCGAATATAATCTTCTTGATATTTTCCATATCTGCCTCTTCAAGAGGTTTATTTTGTATAGCATTCATAGAATATCCATTTTCTGTCATTGCGTATAGAAATGTTCCAATTTTCTCCGGAAGGTCTAAAGCAGAAATGTCTATTCCCTTAGATTTGTAGAAAGACTATATCTCGGAAGATTTTTTGGTAGTAATTAAATTGTGTTCCTAAGCAAAAAGTTTAGTTTTAGGATTAATAGGATATGCTATAGAACTAATAGTCTGTCCTGGATTTGTAGAAAATTCCAAATGGACGTATCTCTTACCATTAGAGCTTCCAATCATTTGTTTCAATTCTACTTTAGTTTGTCTACTTATATTTGCAGACCTGTTAAATCCCTCTACGGCTAATTTAGCATCTTTTAAAGATTTGAACTTAGGAGGGTCGTATAGATTAGGACTAATAACACTTCCACTAACTATAAATAAATTTTCTCCATTTTCATTAAGGTGGTTATATATATAATATCCTTTGTAATATCCGTCGCTTACTCCGTCTTCATTTACCGGAGTAAAGATGTTCATAGTATCATATCCAAAATTAAACTCGTCCTTTAGCACCTTTCCTTTTCTTTTGAGCTTAATCTTATCATCGTTAGTAAGCTTTTTTCCCACATAGCTATATACTATCTAATCCTTGTCTTGAGATATATTGAGAGTGTATAACTCTCCATCAATGTCTATATTAAGATGTCCCTAAAAGAACTATTGAGCTTCTTCTAGAGAAGATATGTTATCTTCATAATTCTTAGACAGTTCTAACTCTCCCAAAGATTTCCTCTCAGAATTTTTAATCGCTAAGGTTTTATCAAATATCTTTTTAACCTAAGACTTAGTTAGTCTTATAGACTGAGGAATTGACCTACCTACGGACTCTACATGATAATTGGAGAGAATTATATCATTTTTAAAGTACTTCTAAAGTAGTTCTTCCATTCCTTCCTGGTTTAGATTTATGAATTGCTGTTCGCCTACCTCCTAAGCAAACTCTGGAACATAAGTAGCTAATCCTTTATATAACTCAGACTTGCCAAACTATTCTCTCTTCCAATGAAGTCTTCTTAAATATCTAGCTAGTTCTGACTCTGAATCTTCGTTAATAACCTGCTACTTGTTAAGTTCTCTGCAGAAGTCATTTAGTACTGAACCAGCGTCTATAATCTAATCCCCATCTTTAATTAGTTTGGTATAATCTGAACTATTATTTAAGTAGTCTAAAATCAAATGCTTTATAGTAAATTGTTCTGCAGGAGTAGAATCTACCTCCTTGGTAATCCTTTCTAAATTACCTTTATAACTACCCTTAATAACATTTAGTTTGTCCTTATATTTTTCTGATAGATATTCATCAGCAATATCATTATCAGTTATAATCTACTCCACCAAATGTTTCTTATATTCAGTTTCAGCGAAATTCTAAACATCAAACTTGTTCCTAAATACATAGCTAACTACTCCGTTTACAACTACTCTTCCTTTCAACATATCCCCATTGGAGTAGGCCTTATCAACTAGAGTAATAATATAGGGTTTTTCAATATCTTTAAGCAACTCAGTCTCCTAAGGAAATCTGAGCTTTAGATTCTCGAAAGAACAGTTCCCTATTAGCTGTTTATCCAAGAAGTATTTTTGTGAGTTCTTTACTCTTGTAGACGATGTCTATAAGTCGTAAATTAACTACTTCAATTGGTGTTCCGGAAGGGTATCTAAGTATTCTACAATATCTTGAAGTGAGTCCAGCTCTTTTTCGCTGGACTCTCTATCAATTTTAAAATCACTTTTTCCTCCTATCTCTAGAATTATATCACACTCCATCATATTAACATAATTTGTAAATAAGCAACCTGTTCTATCTAATATACTGTGCTAATTGTAGTGCCCTATCTCTCATGTTAGTTTCTCCAGTTCCGGAGAATATAGAGTTTTCTCGTATTCTCTTGTGTAGTTCTGGGAACATTACTAAAGAGTTCTATGCATAGTTATATGTTCTCTCGTCGATTTCTCCCTGTGTTAGTCCTAAGTGGTCTAACTATAGAAGAGATTCTGGTTTACTCATATCATATTTCCACGTAAAATCGGACCTATCATAATATCTCTTATAGACATCATACCCATGTGCGGGGTTAAGAACCTTAACATAAGGTTCAGTTCTATAACCTAATGCATAGGTAGAATATACCGTAGGAGCCATAGCTATTAAGAAGTCTCTCTTAGTAGGGATGATGTATTTAAAGTCATCATTGTAGTCCTATTCCGACATAAACTTGTAATAGTCGTACAGAACATTTCCCTCACGAACCTAATCTCTAAATATACCAGTCATATACTTACCTCCCAACTTAGTTCCATTTACTGCCAGATTATATAACATCAATATATCAGCTACAGTATGATTCTAATCAAACTTTTCACTAGCTAATTCCTAGATGCCTATTAAGTATCTGTTATATGTCTACTTATTAGGCAAGCTCTAGTCAATTTCGAATAGATTAAGAGCTGTCCTTAACATACTCTTTCCTCTATTAGAACTCTATACTAGCTCTTTAACTAAGAAGTTATCTGGATAAGTATTCTTTAACCATTCATAGAAATCATTTTCAACAAAGTTCTTTAATGAATCAATTCCGTTAAGAGAGTTCAAATAAAGCTCATCAGATCTAACTAAATCATAATTAGAATCATAAACCTTAGTATTATCTACCCTTGAGATATCTATAGGATCCTCTTTGGACAAGAAATAAGAAGTTATAAGTATCTTATCAGCATACTATATAATATTCTTGTAATCTCTATCAGATAAAGCACTATAGGATAGTTCTCCTAAAGAGATTAACTAGTCTACAATCTTAGACTTATTAGCAAATAAGTGTCGCTATTGTAATGTATAATTTAATAAATCTAGATTCATTTTGTAATGAGGAATCCTGTTAACCATATCTAGGATATTCCAACTGGATTTAATCAGATTATAATAAGTAGCAGCTAACTCTCTATAAGAAACCAGGTCTCCTTGTCTAGTATTATAGATAGTTCTAGAACTTTGAGGAACTATAACCTTTTCATCGTTTAAGAATTTATATAAATCAAAGTTTCCATATAAATCAGCATTAACAGCATCGTTAAGAATAGATACTATTTCCGCTAAGGATAATTCAGGATTATTAGCCTAAATACTTTTTATGGTCTTTATTAGTCCTTTTTCTACTCTATTCTTAGAGGTATCTGGTACTGCAGGCATCATAGAATACTACTCAAGATATGATAACAATTCTTGTTTAGTTCCAGAATTTCCAAAGGCTCCTTCCTCTTCATCCTACAAATTAACGAATTTATTCTTACTAGAATCTGAAGGTTTTCTTATTCCCATCCTACGTTCCCTAGTAGAGACCGTAGCATACATCCTTTTAATCAGTTTAATTAAATCCATATCCGTTTGAGGAATACCCTGATTTAATTTAAGCCATACTGATGCTAAGGTAGATGTTTCATTAGCCTCATCAGTAATCCTCTAAAACTCGTTAAGGTCTAGTTTGAAGTCCAACATAGAGTAATTACTATTAGGATGAATCCTATTATAATCAGCTATCTGAGACCTAATATCATCAACAATCTAATTGATATATTTGAATACGTAATTAGTGTTCATGTTAGTTGTTTTAGGAAACTCGTAGTTAGCTAACTTAGTAACATATTCCGGACTATTAGCCGAAATCGGTTCAGTCTTCGCTTTAATATATTTCTATACAAAATCCTTTAGAGATCTAGCCTCGGCTACTTGATATATATTTCCAAGTTCTCTTATTACCCAAGAATATTCATTATTAATTCTTCTTGGTGTACGCCCTTCTGCTAATAATTCCATAGTCATTTCCGCTTCAGCTTCCATAGCCTCCATCTAGGCTTCCATGGCTTCTAATCTTTCTTCCGGTGAGAGGTTATCCTGAGGTTTAACGATTAACTTAGATAAGTCTATATCTCCATTCAGAATCTTAATAGCATTAGTCACAGAACTTGCTTCATTCTTATACAAATCGTTTCTACTATACTTGTCTATCAATTCAACTACTGGACTAGTCATGAAAGCTACGATGTCTTTAAGATTGAATCCCATCATTACTAAATGTAGATGATATTTAGCTAGGTTAGTTCCGGCATTAATTTTCGCCAAGATTAACTCTTTAGCATTATCCGTTGCAGCAGAAAGAATTTGAGAAATTAACTGGTCTACGTACTTATCATCAGTATCTATCTACCCATCATATGTAGAATAGAATTCCTCTTTAATTTTCTGAGATAATTCAGGAGAAGCATTCCACAAGTCTGGGATATGCTTAACTACTACATTCATTAACTAATCGGTAGCACGTCCAGACAATCTACTATAAGAGTGGTTCATCTTTAAAAAGAACTTGTCTTTTTGGTTTCCATTTCTTAATACGTTATGGTAGTAGTAAGTAAGATTAAACCAGTCTTTTTCACCGTTAGCAGCAATACCAATTACGTTCTTACCAACTAAGTTCTGATTCTGCATTACATATTTAGTAAGAGGATTCATCATATTCAGCTGTTTAGTCTTAGCTCCTTTAGGAGATTTATCAGCCTCTTTTTGCAAGTCTCTCATAGTAATAGGAGAATATGCCTAGTCTCTATTTCTGATATTATGAACAACGTTTCTAATATTGGCACTAGCAACATTTTTGTATGCCTACTCTCTCTACCTGTAACTTACCTTATAGTTCTCATGCTTCTAGATCTGATTAATTATTTTCTACTTATCATCGGCATTCTACCCTGGAGCATAATTATATCTACCATTGTTGGTATCAATCTTATATATAAGATTAGCCATCTTTCTTAGTCTTTCTGGGCCAGAAGATGATAGTATATCATTAAGCTCATTCTCTATAGAGTACTACTATCCTTCTACCACAATTAACTTGTTGCCTCTAGGTAACGGAAGAGTCTTACTAGCATCCACCATCTATTCTGATGAATAGTTAAATAAGGGACTCCAGCCTATATACAAAGCATCATCGCTAAACGATTGTCCCATGACATAGGCTTTATCAATATCATAGTCGGAACCCTATAGATATGTTTGTATATAACTAACATATGCGGTATTAGAAGTATCTGATGTCCAACCAACACAAGTCATAGGCATGAATGATTGTAGGGACTGTGCAGGGATACGAGAAGAAATAAAGTGGAGAGAAGTTAAGAATGATGAATACTATTTCTTATACTATTGAAGATATTCATAGTACTATGTTCTTATTTGCTTGTACTACTCCGAGAAATTATTTCCTATTAAAGCGTTTCTTAGTTCTATCATATGTTGCTAGAATCTAGGGAGCTTCTATATCTCCTCTGGGGTCATTAGAACTCTTTTGTTAGATTTCTAATCATACTTGGTATCGTTTCCAAAATCTACTAAACTGTTAGCAATGGTTCTTTGTAGTCCTGGATTTAGTTCAATACCAGTATTAACCTAGATGTCTATATATCTGTCCTGAGAGTATATATTATTTAGTATAGAAGAAATCTAGTGATATGCATCAGAATTTAAAACGTCCTAGTCCTAAGATTTTTTATCTAAGGCTCTCTTTATATCCTAAATAGGAGCTATCTTATATAAAGTATAGTTGATTAACTGATTTTCGCCATTAACCAATTCTGACTTAGTGTACTTGTATCTTTTAAGGTAATCTATCCTCTATAGAACGTTCTCTACATTTCCATTTTTATCCTGAATAAGTCTGTATCTTGACTTATCTATTTCCTCATTATTCTAATCTAGAACCTTACCATCTGTATACTTCCAAGAAGATTGTATATACTTTCCAATCTTTATCCCATCCTAGTGGGTATATATTTCATTATTGTCGTTTATATATTCCTATGTATAGTCAAATGGATCTTCGTATACATTAAGTGTTTCTAATAGATTACTAAAAGACACCAATGTATGTTGTCCATTATTCTTTACAAAAGCTAGATTATAAAAACCTGCCGGAATCTTTGGAACTTCTGTTTGTCTTCTAAAGAAGTTTTCTCCCTAATCCATAATATCAGCAAGAGTAGCATCGCCAGTTTGGAAAATATCCTTATACATATTACCAAGGACTATTTCAGCCTCAGTATTTTCTAAACTTCCTGGAACTATGTCTAGTATTTGTCCGTTTAGCTCAAATTTTCCCTTATCTAGCAAGTCTAAAACTTCCTATATCTAAGTTTGTTTCGGTCTCTCAGATTTTGGTAAGTTCCAAGAACCTCTGATAATTGGATGGTCGTATATAGTCATGTACTTAGTAATCCCATCAACTGGGTCTACATATTGCCATCTTAATAATGAGGGTTTAAGATTATTGGGTTTAGTTACACACAGTTTAAACTGTGTTCCTTCTAATTCCTGCCTGTTCTTAAAGTTGTAATATGTTTCCATATCGCTTAGGTCTATAGTCTAGCCAAGCTCTCCAGTTGGAGTAATAACTTGTACTATATCAGTTGGCATAAACCAAGACTTATCCCTTACTTGTTCAGCTTCTTGCTTAGAGGCTAAGAACATATTAACAAGCTATCTATTGTATTCTGTAGTATCTTGAGATGTAATATTAGAATATGGAATAGTAGATAAATCTACTTTATCAGCTGATTCCTGAATTAAAGTAGCTAAGTCGAAATTTGCTATTCTTCTTTTACGTTCCCCATATTTATTTGGGTCTATTCCATTCTGGGCACACCATGCTTCTAGCCCACTTCTTAATTTACCTTTAAAATCGTTTCTTGCTCTTTTCAGAGCATCCTCAAAAAGGAACTTTCTGTAGGTTCTAGTTTTTGGGTCAAACCATTGAAAGTATTGTACAACATTATATCCAGGAGCCATAACATATCCAGACCCAGGATGCTTACGTTTAATAGACTTAGAATTGATTACAGAAGTAATATTAGTAATAAATTGTGTATAGATACTAGGATCACTAAAAGGAATCTTTAATCCAGAGGATGAATTATCCTTATTTACCTTAAACTCCTTATTAATTTCCTATTTTAACTTTTCTGTTAAGTCCATATCGCTATTACTCTTGGACTGAACTATAAGCTTTCCTACTATCTTATATAGCTAATATTTAGCCTTACTCGGGTCTTCTGCGTAATCCTTAAAGTATCTAGAGATATTTGTCAATTCCTATTCAGAAGCCTAAAATGCAGACTCGGCAAGTCCGTAGTATATCTCGTTTACAGACTTAAAATCTTTACCATATGCAGCACAAGCAGCTACTACCTGAGAGAACTCAGTAAGTTCTGAATCTACTACATCATGGTCAGCATTAAGCTGAATGCCTAATCCTTGTATATTTAATTGGAACGTATTTAGGGGAGCATTATTAGTCCATACATCCGCACTATTTATGTTTTTAGCTCCATTCTTTACAGCTGAGTTGTTAAACACATAAGCTACAAACTTGTCCTTAAGAGGCTGAACTATATCTTTAACAGATGTTACTTTTGGGTTAACCTTGTGCCCCACATTAATAACAAAGTTAGTAAGTACCTAATTGCTAAATTCTGATGTTACTCCTTTAGCATTAGTACAATTAATTCCTCCTAAAGCCACAGATAATTCATATAGACTGTCTATAGTATGGAATCCTTCTCCTCCTGTAGTACTATGTTCTGAAGTTGCATCGCTAAAGTAGTGATAAACCTTATTGGAGCCTTTTCCTAAAATAGTTTCTACAGTAAAATATCCGGAATTATCCCTTCCAAAGTCGGTTACTTGTACTATTTCTCCTAACTAATTTTTATAGAACAGTTTTTCTCCACCCAGAATTGCTTCTCTAAACCACCTAGAAACTTCTTCCTAGTCATACATTGTTTGTTGAAACTAGTTTATGTTCTTAGTTAGGTCTATAGTTCCATTCCACCGTATATTATGCATCTTCTTAAACATATTATACTGTGCAGAATTAGATTGTAATGACTACAACATCATAGAATTAGTCTAACCAAATGATGCAAACTTAGCTAGGAATGAAGTTAAGTCATTAGTCTAATCATCCCAAATAGGCTTTCTATTTGTTCCTACCCTCTAATCTCCAAGAGAATTATTCTCTAGAATTACCTAGATTGGAGACATAGTTGAGCTACCATCCTGAGAGTCTATCTCATCAGATTCTCTTAGATTATTTACTGGAGCTGACATATCATAAGCAACAGCTGCATTAACCTTATTGGCAACTCCGTTTATCATACCAGTAAGAGGATGCTATAGAGTAGCTGGAATAATAACGTTACGCTTGAACTATGTTCCTTGTGCAGTATTTATAATCTCTATAATAGTTTTATCATATATATCCTACATGTTAGGGTTTCCGTCCAAATCATTAATAGCCCTAGCCTAAGAAAACTCCTCAATAAACCCATCCAGGGATTCAAAACCTATCTGATTGTCAATCAATAAATTCTCTAAAGCTTTTCTAGCTACATTGACCTTTATAGGATTATCGGCATCCTTTATGTTTTTAACTGTAGATACTATTTTGTTAAATAATGTTCCCTTTGCTTTGTCTGGATGATTTACCTCTGTTCCAGATAAACTCAATCTAAGATTATTACTAAACAATCCTTCTATATAGAAGAACTTCTCAAGGAAAGGATTCATCTAAGAATCTTTAGATAATATTAATTCTCCAGTCTCCTTGTTAATCCAGTTGTCAGCAAAAGACTATCTATCCTTTACCTATAATAATTTGGTGTCAGATAAAAGTCTTACTACTTGGGTAGCTACCTTACTATTTAGCTTGTCATTAATCCAAGAATTAAGATCCTAAGTAGAGTCAAATAGTCTGAAGTTCACCCCATACTCTCTAAGGTTATCTAGGAATAATTCTTGCTGTTGTTTAAGGAATTTTCTTAAACGGGTCGGGTCATTATATAACTTAGCATAGAAGTCAATTACCTCGTTAAGGTCACAGAATCCTTTTCTAGACCTATAATCCTTGTCCTTTTCTAATTCTATCTTTTCTATATTATATTGATTGTATCTAAATACAAGATTAGTCAAATCGTCCTCTTTTCTATTTCTTAGGAAAGTTCTAACGTTGTCAAGTCTATTAGAGGTAAAGACATCTCCTTCTTTTCTAAATTCAGCTCCCTATGCGGTAGATAGGAAAGCCATAAGTTTTTCCATCTTAGTTACTACACTAGCCTAGATTTTATTGTGGGCAGAAAAGAAAGTATTCTTATATAGGTCTATAAGCTCCTAATTCTTATCTGTCATCAAATCCATAATGTTGTCACTGAACATGGATAGATTAGACATATAATTTAGGAAGTTTGTCTTGTCAGAATACACCGTAGGCTAGAAACATACCTTTCCAGTTTTCAAGAAGGAGCTATAAAATTTGTCTAATATAGCGTGTTGAAATAGCTCAGATGAGGACATATCCCTAACTGACTTAACGTCCCCTATTGGGGTAGTTATTTCTCCATCAATTACAGGGTCTATATCAATAGAGCTAGGATTCTATACAAATAATAGAGAGGTAGCAGCGCCTCCTTCTTGACTTTGTTGATGCAGACGCCTATTTAATTCAGAACCTAGCCTAGATATACTGTAATTAGAAACGCTAGAGCCTGCCTTGTTTAAAGATGTAGACCTAACGGCTCTACCAGATGCCTCTACAAAACTCCTTGCTAAGTCACTCATAGCTTTATCTCTAGTAGTTACAGGCTTAAAATAAACTCTATTAGCTTGAATATCGAAAACATCAGATGATGGTTTCTTAGATTCTCTGTTAAACAAACTGGTGTATTTAGAGTTCTCCATTAAGAACTATTTCAAATCCTAATCCCCAGCTAATTTAATTTGATTATCAATGTCAGCAGTTCTAATAGCCAGCTTCAAGAAATGGTTAAGGTAATTCTTAGAAAACAAACTGTTTTTTGGATTGAACTCGTATTTGTCCTTATAACCCTGTAATGCTTCTAATCCCTTATCTGATAAGAAATTTGTATCTAGGTAATAGTCAAACATTTCTAACAGATTATTTAGAACTGTCTCATATTCATTTAATAATTCCTTATTTTGGAGAACTTTATTGCTAAAGTCTCTAAGATTTATATTAGCTAAGACGTCCAGTATTGGAACTTCCTTTCCATTAATTTCTACAGTAGAGTTTTCTAGTTCTAGATTATCCATAGTAGAGAAAAGTCCTTCCATATTAGAAGCGCCTTGATAATATCTAAATCCAAAGGTATATGGGGTTCCTTCTTTTCCAGCAAGTTCTACTTTAGATACAAATTTTCCTGTAGAATCTGGTACAGAAGTATAGTTATACTTAGTTAATCTATCTTCTCCTAGTTTGTTTGTTTGTCTTGTCTTACTTCTAAAAGTAATTCTTTCAACTAAGTCAAATAAATCGGCATCCCAGTTAAACTTCTACTTAACAGTAAATGATGATTTAGAGGATTGTAGATTACAATCTATATAGTTGTTATTTACGTTTCTGTAGATAATAGCACACAAATCTGAAACTGTTTCCAAGAACTTGGTTCCGTATTTCAGATTATCATTAACTCTACTCAACTCTATAGAAATGTTTGAATTAGGATTATCTCTATTCAATACCTCATTATAGAACGAATATAATATATTCTTATGCTGCTCAGAGAAAAGATTCTCATTTCTCATAAAGTCAATCATTCTACCTCTAGAGTTTTGAATAGCCTAAGGTTTGAATAATACTTCAAGAATATCTATAATATTGTCTAGTACGTTAACATTCTAGGTATTAATAAGATCTTTTAATACACCTATAACTGCTTTACTGTTACTATCACTTATGTCAAAGTTGATATTGTTATTTAGCACATCAGCTAAAAGGGACTGCCATGCCTACATTAGAGATGTCATATCTAAAGTCTGTGGGAGTAACTGATGAGATTCATTATACTTATAAATAAATATAGTATCTAACATATCTTTCACTCCGATACTAGTATGAGCTTCACTACCTTCATTATTGGCAGTTTCCCATCCTGCCTTTTGGTGAGAATGAGACTCTCTTAATGTGTATTTCTTAGCATTCTATCTTTGAGGCTCTACATTATTTAGGAATCCTCTTTCTATACCTATACTACTTCCTAGTTTCTGAGAAAGTAGATCATCAAACTGCGTAAGGGATATATAATCATTTACATAATTCAGTAAATCATCCTTTGGGTTTTCTATTTCCTATATTATAGGTAATACCTAGTCACCATAATCAGCACCCCTTTCTATTTCCTTTAGAAGCTTATCCTTAATCTCTAAGTAATAGTTAGAGAATCTATTAGCTAAAAACAGCTAATTTTTAGCTTCTGAATTAACATAGTTAGTGTTATATTTGTTATTAAACCATGTATTTAGTTTAGGATTATCCAACACGGTTTTTATCAACTGTCTGTATAGATATTCCTACTATATTTTATTCTTTTGAAGAATTTTATCCTCTAACTACTAGTTGAACTTTGTGTTTCTATTAGGGTCCTATAGCACATATCTCTTGAATGCGTCTATGACATAGTAGTACTAGCTAGAGTTTAACATTCCATTACTATACATGGTTGTAATAGATTGTAAAACAGAATCGTTTGGGAACTATTCTTTTAGGTGTCCAAGGATGTTCTCGAATTTTCCCTCCTTATAGTCCACAATTCTCTTATTAACTTCCTCTGAAGTTAATTCATATTTAGTTTTTAGATAGTTATTATAGATAAGCTTCTATTTAAGTTCTCTACCGAAACTATCTGTCACCTCTTGGATTAGACCTGTATTTATCGGCCCGTATATTTCTAGTAGAGTATCTTCTACTTTCTGTAATTTTCTTGCTTCCTGACTTTGATCCGTCTCCATTTCCTTTTCAGTCTCAGAAATCTGAGTTGTCACTTCTCCGACACTATTCATGTCGAAGAAGGTTGACAACACAATATTTCTAAACTTCATGGCTTTCTCTGGTAATTTGTCTAAGGAAGAATTAGCTAATCCACAAACTATATTATTAACATCATCAATAAAGTTTCTAGAAATTTCGTCTAGATTTTCGGTATCGGTTAGTAATAATCTCTTATCCTAACCATCTTTAGATTTGTATTTGAACTCTAAAGTCTTTATAATTCTATCTTCTATTCCAGGTCTATTGATTTGATTATATAATAACTTAAGGTCTGAGGCTAATTGCTAATAACTCTTTTTGTCATATTTAACATTACAAGCTGCCATATTCATTTATTTTTAAAAACATGTAGTATCTACATATAATAGATAATCGGATAAACTCCATTTCATATCAGAATCTTCTAATTGCTCTATCTTATTATTTAGTGTATCTTTCATACTTACTAACAACTCCAAATAACTTTCTACATTAGAGGAATTAGATAACATTTGAATATCTGTATCATTTGGGAATGATTCCTCTAACTAATTCAAGAAGTCCTAGTGTGTCATTATGTCAGCTCCCATTGGGTCTACAACCATTGAGTTAAAGGACTGCCCAGTAATTTCTTCTACAGAATTAGTCTTATTAGGAGTAGCAGTTATATACATATCTCCAGTATCTAAACTCAATTCTCCAGTTCCGTTATTGTTGTCAGTATATATTACTTTTCCATTTTCGTATTTAACATCTTGTATAGTAGTTCCTCCAAGTTGGAGATTAATTAATTCTACTATGTTATCTACAGATGTTCCATTTTTAAAGAAGTTGATTAATTTCCTATTATTCTAGATAGTAGTATATTCGGAATAACTCTACTCATTATCTTCTTTTCTCTCATTAAGGAGGTAGTTCTGGAATCTTACTTTATCCTATTCGTCAGTAATCCTAGATGAGTATCCTATCTACTATTCTATAGGATTCTATACTTTAGTTTCTTCCTTTAGCTATCTTTTTCCTCCATCTAATAACTTAGAGAGATTAATTGCTATACCTCCAGAGACCACATCTACATCCACATCGAAGAAGACCGGATTAGTTCCACATCTTAAGAATGCGTAATCCTATCCATTCTATCCTCTAACGTTTATTTGTTTATAATCCTAACTAGTTTCTAAATCAGGGTCAACGAATATCCCGTATTTAAATGGAGCTTCTTCAGTATAAGCATGAGGAGATTCTAAGCTCTAAACAGTTCCGTGGAAAATCAAGTTGAACATATTAAATAGAGTATTGTCGTTTCCTTTTCTCTCTAACATTCCTGTTCTAAACATAGACGAAATGTCAAAATCAAACTTATCGGTATTGTTTTTTGTATCAATAGTAGTAATACTAATTAATCCATTAACGTTATTGTTAGTTTGATATATTCTTGATTTGGAAGCTATAGCAGAAATAGCCTTCGGGAAAAAGCTAAACATTGACTCTGCCGGGATAGTTGAGGTAGCTATAATATTACCACTGTTGTCAGTTTCTCCTATAACAATATTCTTATTATTAGTATGAATAAGTCCTGACAAATTCCTCTTCTACTCATTCTTTCCTATATACTCATTTGTAGCATAATTAGAACCATCGGGTTTAGCCAGTCTAGTAGCCATAGGCTTAAATTCTAAACCTACTGTTTTAAAAGCTTTAGGAGGTTCATTAGCAGTTAACTATTCTAGTATAGAAGATAGAACAGAGTGATATTTATGAGCATACTCTTCTTCTATAGCCAACATGTTAGCCTCATTCTTTCCATATACTTTAGAATTACTTACGTCAAAGGCTCTTACATATCCTCCTACGTTTGTATTAGTTAGGTCAATTCCCAGCCTAAAAGTAGGTATATCTTTGCAGTATTCCTAGTTAAACTTTATTAAGTTTTCTAAGTCAGCAGCGGTTACTTTATATCTATTTAATAAAGCTTCTACCTTTGAATTTCCGGCATTTAAGTGCGTTGTCCAATTTTTTCCATAGCTATCAAATAGTTCTGACTCAACTTTAGTAATATCTAATATCTTTTTGCTTGTGTATCCATTCTCCTGTTTCCACCTGTCTAATTGTGATATGAAATTTTCTAGACCAGCTCTAAAGTTCCACATCGCTGTAAACATTCTAACCCCTAAGGTATCCATCCTCCAAGGTTTTTTCTATTTTTCTCCCTCTCCAGTAAGCTAAGACTAAATTCTATGAGTTATTAACTCTGTAAAGCTCAAACCATGATTATTAAGAACTACCATTCTCACCTCTGGGGTATGGGCATCAGGATTTCTCTTTTGTTCTATATATCTATCTGGTAACTCCTCTGGGGTAAGATTAGTATTAGACGACACAAATACTACAGCTTTACCAAAAACTGATTCTGATACTTTTCCTTTTAGAATATCAGATTTGTTTCCAACTATATATACTGGAGATACAACCTTTCTTTTATCAGTATCTAGGAAATTGTTATAATCAGAAATATAATTTCCATCCTAGTCTACTCTATTATTTTCTATAGTAGCTACACTAAGAGTTCCTCCTAATCTTCTAGGAGTTTTTCTCTTAACTAATCTAGTAGTCTAGTGGGATTGGTACATATCAGGGGAAAGTTCTATAGAATGTCCTTCTGGATGTTCCTTAACTATTCTCCTAATAAATTGTTCATACTGTTTAACTGATTCACTTAGATTATCTCTAAATCTTTCAGCTTTAGCTCTATTGGTTCCAGTGATTTTTCCGTCCCTAATCTTCTGATTTATTTTGTCTTTAATAGCTTGCTAAACATTGGGCTATTTAAGATTATTGAAATCAGAAAGTAGGCATATGTCAAATACTGCCGAGAATGGAGTATCCTAAATAGTCTTACTTAATCCATCTAATCTACAAGTAATAGATACTATATAAGGAGTTCCATCAATATCTATATATGTAGGTTTAAGATCAGTTCCTATTCCGAAATTATCAGAGTCTGTAGCTTTTCTAACTTCCAACTAGAGCTTTCTGTTAGTCCAAGCCTCACTAAATCCTAATAGAGATGTTAATGCGGGGTCTGTAATATTTCCTCCAAATATAACAGAACTCTGAACCTTAGTAATAATATCCTGATATCTCTATTTATCAACTCTTTTAGTAATAGGATCTGTACCATCATAGATAGCATTAATATTTCTTCTCACAGAGGTCTTTTCTCCAGGAAGCCAAGCTGGGTATCTTCTTTCTGTACCATCTGGATTGACCATAGTTTCCTATAGTCCGGTAATAGGTACTACAGTATTAGCTTCTATTAATAAGTCAGAAAATTCTGACATTTCCACATCCTATCTCTCTGCCTAGTTCTATTCAGTGAAGTCATTATAAATTTTCTGTTTACTGTCTTCTAGTTGCTGAGTCACCTATTCTATAGTAGCTTCTGGATTGAACTCAGGAGTATTGTCTACCACTGGAGATATAACTAATTCAGTTCCCTCCTATTTAACCTCTGGTTCTTCTTTAACCTGTGGTACTTCTTCCTATGTAGCTTGGGACAAGTCTAGATTTTCCAATGCTTTAGAGTAATTGTCTCTAAATAGCTAAACCTGATTAGCCAAACTAAATCCTATGGATTTTATATCATCCTAAGTATTAGCTCCTACTAACCCAGCTAGACCTCTATCTAAAAAGATGGAAGCTGTTTTACCTCTAGACATTAGTGTGTAGAATCTTTTTAGGAAAGTTACCTTCTTATATGAATCTAATCCATCTAAGTCTACAGATAAATCTATATTGTCTATAATAACATAGTCAAATTCTTGTCCCTACATAAATTTCTTCCCTGGAACAATAGTCTCAGTTAATGGTTCTCCCAGATTGGTAAATCCAGCATCTTTAAGTTTTTGATATGCAGGAGAGTTAGCATCTCCAATGAACCCTATACTAGCATTCTTGTGCTTATCACTAAGCAATGTTTTTATTACTTCGTCTATATTTCCGCCAATAAGGTCTCCGTTTATATCATCTTCTTTATTATAAACTCTAAGATTTAATTTTCTTATCAAATTAGGGAGTTTACCTTCTAAATCACTCCACGCCTAACTGTCTCCGGCTTCCCAAATATCATTTATAGTATCTAGTAATGCCGAGACCTTATTGTTATTATTCTATTTCTACACGTTAGAAGTCCTCAAAGATTCCTACAGTTTAGAAGTTCTAGTAGCAAATATATCAGAGGTTTTTAGGTTTTCTATCTATCCGTTCTAATATCCTGATTGATTGGAATCACTGGCCAAGAAAACAGTACCCCCAACTCTATCAGCATATTCGTCTAGAAGTGCTATCTAAAGAGTATTCATGTGTGCGGCTTCGTCTACGAATATTAGAGGGGAAGTTATATCAGGATTGAATTTTATTTTATTAACCTTTAAGTCAATCTTTGCTCCTGATAACTCATTAGGTCTATCCTAATTCTATATTACAAAATAATCGGTTTCTACTTTATAATTTTTCTCTTTTGCATGCTTATTTATTTCAGAAACAGCTTTCTGGAAGGACTCACTAATATTATCCCACTCAGGAAGTAACTTACTAAATATACCTGTATCTCCGTCTATAGTATAAGACATACCCTCATTAAGAGAGTTCTGCAGTTTAACAGCTTGAGAAGTAGTCGGACCTATTACCAAAGCATCCTACTCATAAAATCTTTGTCTTATATTTCTCAGTACTACTTCTGTTTTACCAGCACCAGCTACCCCATTTATATATACAACATTTGGAGTAACAGTTCTCTTAGGATTAATTAATTTAGCTAAAGCTTTAAATCCAGCTTTATAAGCTTTAGTGTGTGCAGCCTCCCCTAATCTAGATATGTTCTACTATACAGTTAGCGGAGCTATATCCTCATTATCTTTAATGAAATTTTGTACAGATTTGTAGTAATTAGAAGGATTATCAGAAAGGATTGATAGCAAATATAGTGCTTTATCATACTTAGTAAATTCACTAAGACTTTCATTTAGCTTACTAGTTTGTTGCTTTTCTAATTCTGAGTAGCTGCCTAAATACTTCTTCCAGAAGTCTGAGTTATCAAAGAACTATTCTGGAGTCCATCCAGTCTCTTTTAATATTTTGTTGAAGTTGCTGTAAAGGGTTTGCTCAAACTAAAATACCTAACTTAATTGATTGTCTGGATTATCAGTATCAAATGGAGATAGTGAATCTAGCCCTTCACTTAAATCATATTGTTTATCTCCTACAGTAAACTGGAAAGATAGATTTTTTCCCAGTTCATAATGTAGTCTGTTAACAATACTTTCAGTATCAACAAGCCGTCTTAACTTATTCATACTATTATTCTCCGACATTCTCTTCCATATTTCTATTTCAGTATTAAGGTTATTTACTTCATCCTATAATACCTAAGCATACTCCTAACTTATTTCAGGAAGTGGCTCCCATTCCCTAGTTAATACGTCTCTATGAGAATTAGCAAACTCGTTTATCTACTTATTCTATCCAAAGTAGTGAGTTCCATCTGGTGATGTAGAAGCTGAATATATGTATGCTGACATCAACTCTAATGCCTTCTGTGCATTGTCTAGTTGCTTAGACTATGTATCATTTAACTCGAATGCATCTAGCTTATCCTGAGCAACGTAATCCTTGTAGACCTAATCTAGAATATAATTCATATTAAATATTTCTTCCTGATTGTCTGACATTTCCTTAGTAATAGAAGACAATATATTTTCTAGAGGACTGTGAGAATTAACTTTTAATTTATTGTAAAATGAGTATACGGGGTTTTTCTGTATTCTAGATGATAGAGTATTAGTATATCTGCTCAATGTAGATAACTGTTTTTTTACAGTATCACCTACTGAATCAACAATATCTCCTCCAACTAATATTTTCATCTTGGAATCTTTTCCGAACTACATTGGAGTATTTTGTAAAGCAGCATTTAATATTTCTGGTAATGCAGAAGATTTTTCAAAGAAATATTGATATGTAGAAGACGTAGGATCGTTTAATCCCTTGATTACATCGTCTATAGTAAGAACATCTCTAAGCTACTCATCTTCGTTTACAACTTGGTTTCCGAACCCGTTAAAAATCTCCTATATAGTCTATTGAGAAGTCTTAAACTAAATAGGTATAGCATTATATAACTCCATCTAAGCCTATTGCTCTATTTCTGGGCTTTCTGCTTCCTAATACCTCTACCTAGCAGATTCTATATTTGCTATTATTTGTTCCTTATTCTCTATATTAGATTCTGATATTGATTTAAGTACTTTTTTTATATTTACTGGCTAAGTAGCTTTACCTACGCTTACTAGAGTTTCTAAAGGTGGGATAATATCATTCAGCGTGCTCATGATTTTATTAGCTTCTTCCTTTACTATAGTATAATGTTTGTCCTATAACTACTATTGAATATCATCAATATTGGATAAGTCTTCTCTTAACTCTGACAGAATATTTCTATAAGGAGAAGCATCAAATCTACTCCCCTAATCTAGGAATGGATACTGCATTTCTTTTTTTATGATATCTTTAAGCCTATATCTAATATTCTATACTATAGTTCTATTAGTGGAGCTATCTACGGAATAGTTGATAGGTCTTAATATATCATCAAATTGCTATATATACTGTGCTAAAACCTAGTTGTTTAAATCAAATACCTTCTGCTATCTTTGATAGTATTTCTGTATTTCATCAGGGGTTGTAGTGTTATTTCTAGCATTGTATTCCTCCTCAGATTCCTCAATTCCATTCTGGTCTACAAGTCTAGAATCCATTGTATAAAATGGTTTATCATTAAGATACTTGTCTAGTGACAAGTCCTCTTTATTATATAGTTGACTTAACGAATTAAATATACTTTTATACTAATTAGCATTGTCTTGCTAAGCAAGCATCTAAGGAGCTATAGTCTTTTCAAAAGCTTTATATGCTAAGAAAGCTTTGTCTAAGTCTTTTAGCATTACTTCCTTTACGTGGTCATTCCACTAGTTATTTAAGTCTATCTAATCCTTTATAGTAAGTTCCTAGGTAGGGTCTATCTTATTAAGTATCCATTTAGTTCTATCAAGTCCTAAAAATGCAGAATTTAAAACTGGGTCAAGAGCAAAGTTAAGTTTTCTGGTATAATCAAGAGACATATCTCCAGACAAGAAATCATTTATTCTTTTCTAAGCATTATCTACAGCAGTTTGAAATGGTTGTAGATTGGCTACCTTTGCCTACTTTTCTGCATCTGTTGGGGAATCAGTTAATCTTCCAGTTAAAGTACCGTCTGCGGTTTCTGCGGCCTTATTGTAAGTTTCTTTGGCCTATAGTAACTAGTTCTATAGTTTACTAAATTCCTAATAGTATCCAGTTACATGTGAAGCATTTTTGTATTCTTGATACCTAGCTTCCTAAAGAACCATCTTATCAAATAACTAATCCTAACTAAGTTTAGTTCCACTTCCTACTATAGCTGCTTCTAAAGAGTTAATTTTTTCTATTACTCTATTACCTACCTGTTGATTCTGAGATTCTTCATTCTTATCTGTGCTAAGCCAAGTAATATTACCCGCAGCATCCTAGGAATACTGAGTCCCTGAGATTTTAGTATTGCCTGCTTTTCCCTTGGATACATATCCTTTGACTAGATTTCTTAGCTCCTAGGCCTTTCCTTCATTAATAAGGGTTACTAGATCTTTGTCTCTGGTTTTATTAAAGCCTTTATACTTTTCTACTCCGTAGAATAATCCTCCACCAATAGTACCTCCAAGTAGAGACATTGAGTATCTCTCTAACATATTCTCAAAAGCTCCAGTGTCTTTAACGCTCTTATCATACATCCCTAAATCTCCAAGTAGAGAATACGTAGCCTTAGTTAAGTCTGTTACTAATTCTTCACTTACTTCTTCTAAACCTTCTCCAAGAGCTTTACCTACTCCACCTAGATTGTGGTCTTTAAGATTTTCTACAAATGTTTCTGCAGCTCTCTTTCCAAAAGCCGCACCTTTTTTGTACCAGTTGCCAGGACTATCCTTAGTTCCGGGTTTATATATAGTATCGAGAGCATCCTTTAGTTCTTTCTTTACAGCCTAGCGTCCCTACTTAATAGATTCAGCAGTAAGATCATCATAGAATACTTCACCTAGATGTGCGAATCTATCTACACTAAACATAGCAGCAGTACTACCCAAAGCTACCCAAGCAGCTTCCTTTTTTGTAGCTCCTCTTTCTAACATATCAGAATATACATCTGTATTAGAAATTAATGCCATATAGGCTAGTGCTAAATCAGCCCCTAGTCTTTGTTTCTTTCTCATTGTTTCTACTACTGGGTCATAGTATTTTTTCATACATAATTGGCCGAGAGTAGACTACTTCCATAATTCGTCAGATGGAGCTTCTAATCCTTTTAAACTTCCCCCAACTTTAGATTTGTAAAGTTCAAAAGCTTGTTCCTCTGCTTTCTTAAGAGCCTTCTTGTCACCAAACCAAGTTACTGCCTTTGCTATTTGTTTTTGCTATCCCCATTGTAAAGCTATATCAGAAATCAAATTAGCCAGGTTCTCAAATGAGAATGTATGCTCACTGCTCCATACAGAGTTAGTAGTAGATAATGATTCTCCTACAGCTGCTGCTCTATTCATCCATTTAGGAGTTTGATTATCTCCTGAACCAAATAGGTTAGTCACCACGCTATGTAACATAGGTAGTGTTTTAGTTAACTCTTTAGCTATTATGGCTTTATAATAATATGGAGCTGCAGGAGTAAACATAGGTGCTATTAATGCTATATTTTTAGCAATTACTCCTGCAGTACTCTTTTCTAAGTCATCAGAATCAAAGAAGTCTATTTTATTTAATGCAGAGTCCTCTTTAGTAAGAATGTTAGCAGCAGATAACACTGTCTTTCCCAATGGGGAACGTCCATTTAACTTTTCGTAATAATAGGTTCCTTCAGGATTAAGTTTATATTCTCCTTTTTTATGTTTATTTCCCTATTCATCTACTTCGTCCTCTTCATACTGCGCTAATACTAGAGGATCTTTAAATAGGTTGCTAACCCACTTTATAGGATTACTAAATAGGGCATAATCCTCAGGAGTAGTATTTTCATACTCTCCAGTCTCCGGATTGAATATTTTCTAAGATTGAGCTAACTCCTATTCTGATTTAGTTCTCTTACTAGTGGTTCTCCAACCTTCCACACCAATCTATACCCTATCAGGATTATAAGTTGGCCCTAATGTAAATTTACTATCTTTGACCTTTGCATCAGCTCTATTACTTGCAGTATCAAAAGCATCTAGTTCTATTCCAGTAGGAAATTCATTATTCTAAAAATCTCTCCATCTGGATGCTTGTATTTCGTAAAATTTATCAAACTTTTCTCTAGAGAAACTACCGTTCGTATCTTTAAATAGAGCGTTATCTTTTATAAAGTTTGATTTCAAATACTAATCCTTACTTAGAAACTGAGTATTTTTAGTATTTAAACCTCCAATGGAAACTAAATCATCTATATCTAAGGTAGGATTACTTAAGCTTGATAATATCCAATCGTTTTCAAACATAATTAATTATTTAATAGTAAAGAAGGATCTGCCTTCTGGAAAGTTACATCTCTTCTCTGATATTCTTTTTCTAGCATCTATCCAGTGTTTGTATCAAGTTTTTGATTTCCTCCTAAAGCTGCAGCCATTTTATTCATATTAAGAGGAATATAAATATTTCCCTTAAAGATATGGTCGTAACTGTTTATAAATTCCGGCATTAGCCATTCTGTCCAATCATACTCATCAATGTCTGGATATTTAGTATCTTTACCAGAACCAACTGCTAAACTTGTTTTTAGTTGTTCTACTAAATTAGGAGTTTGTTTAACTTCTGTTACAAACTTATTTTGTTTTTTGTCAATGTCTATCATGTTGTCAGTAGTCATTCCTGACGCCACAAGGAAAGGAGCAAACTTAGACATATCCAGCTCCCCAGTAGGTTTAACTAATGATGTAAGTCCTGGATACTTCTCAGTATCTCCGAATATTTTTAGTCTATCTTCGTCTGTCTGACTACTTAGTAGAAACTCAGCCTATGCTTTAGAATATTCCTCTAACAAATCAAAGTTAGGAGAACCATCGGAATGAACTGGTAAATTTACTCTTAGTAATCCCTTACCATCATATGCTATACTTAGTAAAGAGTCGAGATCAACTTTTTGATTTCCGAAATATACTCCATTATCAGCATTAATAATTGAACGTAGCCCAGAATCATTAAGCATATTTTCCATAGATGTTCTGCCTATATGATTTCCTTTAGTATCTTTTACCTATTCATACGCTGTACCTTGTACAGTCAATCCTACCCCAGAGCTATTATCTAACTAATAAATAGTATCATGACCTCCATGACTAGCCTATATCTAAGTTACTAGGTCAGCATCTAGATTTTCTCCAACGCCTTCCTTACCTTTGCTTGAACCATTAGAATCATCTAAGTCTAAAGAGAAATCTGTAGTAGAGCTAAGCCTAGAGTTTATTAATGTCTAAACTAATTCTATTGCTTCTGCATCAGTCCCATTCTAAGTTTTTGTCTTTAGCAACGTTTTAGCATTAGCTGGTAGAGTAGAGTATATATAACTAAGAGCAGCCTATGCTTGCATAGCCTAATTCTTAGTTAGTAGTTTTCCTTTATATAAGTTATCTACAGTAGCATTATAGTTTCCGGACTGCTATTGAGCATTCATAAATTCTTGTAATCCATTAACTAATTGACTTGCCTAAGTCCTAGCAAATCCTTCATTTGATTCGGAAGTAGCACCTAGATTTCCTATACTATCTTGTATCATTTTAGTAACAGACTCTATTCCGATTCCATTCTTTACTACCTTAAGTAGTTCATTATTATTTGCTAACTAGGGAGACTATGCTCTATAATATAACAATTCTGAGTTTGTCAAAGGTTGGTATTCAGGGTTCTCCTTTAGTTGGTCTAAAGAGAGAAGTTGGAAATCTCCCTCGCTATTAGAGCAGAAGATTTGACCCCTATCAGTAATTGCAAGCTCATTAATTCCTCCATTATCACTAACAGTCTTAAGTGCATCCTTATAAACTTCGTGATTAAAATTAGCAGTTTTCATTTGCTACAAAGCCTATAAATATCTAGATGCAATATTGGAAGTACTAGGGAATGGACTATACTGTTGGTCTATGTAAAAATTCTGTAGAGTTTCTGTTAAAACAGCCATATCACTAGGAAGTCCATCTAGCTTTTCCAACATCTTTAATAAGTCTTTATCTGTTAAATCAGTAGTTTCCTGATTGTCGCTAGGAGCTGCAGAAGCTCCAGTAGCTGCCCCACCAGTAACAGTTACTGGCTGATAAGAAACAAGAGGGGGAAGGGCGTTCCCCCCTTGCTATAGTCTTAGTATCATTTTATCATTGAAGCTTTTATAATTCCATACAAACTCTTAGACAATCTGTCTATTGCCTTTTCATTTCTATCAATAGTTTCCTTTATTTGTTTCTGGAACCTCTCTGCATCAGCAGTTTTGGCTTCTATTCCAGCTACTGCTATTTTAGAACCATTCTTAGCAGAAACTACTCCTCCTTTTTTGATTATGCTAATCTATTCTGGAATACTTTGCATAGATTTTCCAGACCATCTTGTATTAGGAATATTATAGTGCTATCTTAGCTATTCATTTTCTACCCTAGATACCTTCTGCATAGCTAATCTATATTGGTTAAATTCATTAGGTTGTAAGCTAGAAGGATTAGTTCCGGATAGGACTTTATTCCATACCGATAATTCTTCTGCACTTAATCCAGCACCATATTCATTTGGAGCATAATTGACAGCATTATGAATATCAGAACGGGCAAAATTATCTGTGAGTGCTTTATTTTCCTACTGCTTAACTCTTTCGTCATATTCTAACTATTGTCCTACAACATCCCAAATATTAAACTTCTTAGATAGATATGCCTATTCAAATTTGCTCTTATCCTATTCTACACCCCACTACTATGCTCTATTAAACATAGCAGTTTCATGTCTATTAGCAGCATTTTCTTTTTCCTACTACCAAGCAAGTTCGTCATATTGTCTTTGAACTTGATTACTTTTTTCTTTTCCTAGAGTTCTAGCCTCCTAACCCTGCATCTCAGCCTGCAGCTAAGTGGCAGTCTATAAACTTCCATCTGAAGTTATAGGTCTACTAGCTAATCTTCTTAAATCAGCATAGTTTCTTTCTCCCTACATTTCAGCATCTAAGTCACTTCTAGTGTAGCGGTGTACTTCAAAAGGATCTTTTAGAAGAGGAGTTAATGATTCTTTAGCTAAATCAGTAATCTTTCTATTCATTCTATCAGCATACATCGCTCTAGGTATTCCGTGAGTAATAGTAGGACTTAGTTTACTGAATATAGAAGATATACCTTTCTTTCCGTCGGCTTTAGGTTGTGGGGTATCTTCAACGTCTATTTTTGCCGGAGTTGGCTCAGAAGGCTTCGTCGAGTCTGTAGGCTCCTCCCATTTAGCTATATCTCCATTAGCCTTTTTGTAGACATATCCGAAATTTCCATTTCCCAAATCTATCTTGTGGATTCTCTATTTCTTCTCCTCGTCACTTAACTAATCAAATTCCTTCTCATACCTATCCATACGTCTTAACCAAGTAGATGAACCGACTGTGTCCTCTAAATTGGAATCGTATCCGATATTCCAGGCATCTTCAGAATTTCCGCTTCTACTCTTGAACATATTTTTAAATAGTTGATTATGTCCAGAAGCTCCAGATTCTCTATAAGCTCTCTCTGAATCCCAATATCCTCTAATTTTAGCTGCGTTAGCATTATATTCTGCAATATAATCATCTAATGGTTTACCATTAAAAGATGAACTATAGTATGATTGTAAGTCTGAGCTTACTAGATTAGGATTAGATATATAAGAAGCGTTTTTATTATAAGCCTCATTTAAGTCTCCGGCTTTAAAGTGTCCTGCATTCTTATTAGTAATAGAAGGTCCGGCAGAAGAGTAGTCAAGATTAGTGTTCCAATCTTTTAACTATGAAAATTTATAAAGTTTAGAATACCACTCCGGAAATTTCCCAGCATTCTAGAACTTTCTTATTTTAACTAAGTCTATAGTTCCTCCTTCCTTTCTAAATACATAGTTAGGATTGGTATCAAAATGTTTCTAAATAGGTTCGTCTATTTTATCTCTCTTTGATTTAACCTTTTCAGGTTTATATAAAGGATTTTCTTTTCTCTTAAACCAAGAAAACCTCTCGTCTCCAATCACACCATAACCCTACTTCTTAGAAATCCAAGCATTAGATAATACTCTAGGTTTAACCTATCCGTCCTTAACTGTATATCCAATTGGTAAATATCTTACTTTAGACCAATCCTAAGAATCATAATCTACACCAGATCCAGTTTCAGGATTCTAATGAAGAGGATGTCTAAGTCTATTGAATTTACCAGTAATAAACTCTTTTCCCAATTTTTCTCCAGGAGCTACTTCCTATAACGCTCTATTCTAAGCGTCTATTCCACTAGCTTTACGAACCTTATTAAATTGTTCCGGAGATAACTTAACTGTATTACCTGATTCAGTAACTATAGTCTTGTATGGAGTTGCGCTTTGCTATCTAGATAATTCTCTTTTATTAGCAATTTTTGCTCCTCTATATCTTGCCTCTCCTCCTATAGTCTATAAGCCAGTTATTATATGTCTCCAATCGTCCGCAGACATATCTGAGGGGTTGGACATTAGTTTACTAAATGCTCCAGCGGATTGAACCATTCCATATCCCTAAAGTGACCTCATTACAAGTTTGGATACTGGTTTTAATATTCTAACTATTTTAGCTGCTTTACCAGAAGCTCCCCATCCAGGAATTAAACCTACTATATCCATACCTAATCCATAGGCTGCATTTTTAACAACATCTCCGGCTGACATACTATCATCTGCTATATCAGCACCGATATTAGTTAGAGTACTTCCTACTCCTAATATCCCGGAAGCTGCTGTACCATACCCAGGTACGAAAGCTGCAGCAGCAGCAGTAGCATCCGCTATAGCAGTACCTAGTCTTACTTTATCAATAGTAGAAAAACCTTCTTCAAAAGGCTTCCGCTCTCCAGCCTCAACCTATTCTCTAGTTTTACCAGTTTCTTTAACCTTAGTTTGTAGAGTCTGTTCTTTCTATTGAGCTTCCTAAGCTTTCTTTTTATTTTCCTCAACCCAATTATAAGAGGGGGCTAAGACTGTTCCCTATATAGAACTTTGGAAGGGATTCTAATTTAAATAATCGCTAAAGTATTTATTCCTTTCCTACTCATATCGCATCTAGTCTCTCTGCTTAACTAATGCCGCAGCCTATTCTTCCTCTTGCATTTTAACAATGTCTTCTGCGGCCTATTCCGCCTCTGTCTTAGGCTTATCAGTACCTCCAGTAGAAAAGAACTAGCCTAAGAATTCATTACCTATTCCTGCCTAATTAAGAGCTATAACATCCTCGGAATTATATCCGTTTCTTAAGTTATCAGCCGCTGCACGCAGTTTAGAAATGTAAGTCTCTCTATCTTTAAACGGAGTCCCAGAGAAGTCATAGTCCCCTACATTATTTAGATAATTTTCTATCTACTCCTTTAGGTAAGCTGCCCGATTAGTAGTACCTCTTAATCCGGTTGTTTCGTCTAAAGTATCTTTTTCTAAATACGGACTTAGATTAAATTCTCCCCCAGCAGGGTTGTTAGCAGTCGTCCAATTAGCTAAAAATCCATGCTTAGATAGATTAAAAGCGTTAGATTGATTCTGTGCGGTCGGCTTATTTTTTCTTGCATCCCTTAATGCCGTACCAACCTTATTAAAAAATGTTGCTACCTATCTATTAGCCGAAAATGTACTATATTTTTTCTACTAACGCTTTCTCATAGTATTCAAATCGTCAGTAGTTATTCTGTCTCCTTTGTCGTTATAATAATATTCTGATCCAACTGGGTCTATATCGTCATTGTCAGTATTACTTAGCTAACCAGTTGAATCTATTATTGATCCAGAAAAGTCAGTACTAAATCTGTTAGTGTTATTAGCAAGCTAATCTTGTAACCCTTTTAAAAAGTTATCATACGCGGAACGAAACTCCTATCTCTATCCCTCATTCCAATTCTAAGAATTTACATATGACTAATAGTTATGGTTAAGGTTACGAATGTAATCATTTAAATCCAATTCATCGTCTCCAAACTTATATTTCACAGAAGCCGACTTTTGATTTGTAATTGGTGTAGCCATAATTCGTATATATTAAAAAGAAGGGGTACACCTAATTATATTTTAGATATACCCCTACGTGTTAAATTTGTTAAGCGTTTATACGTCTCACTAAACGACCGCCTCTGCGATAAACAGGTTCCCCTTCTGCTGGAGCTGGGGCAGCTTCCTGTGGGGCAGCTTCCTGTGGACCACCTCCACCTCCCAATGCTTCAATTACCATCTGGCATACTTGCATAGCCATCTGACAATCTTGTCCTTGAACTGCTTGCTGTGCTGCTTGCATCAACATAGCTGTTGGGCCTTCACTACCCTAAGGTGCTGGAGCTGGTGCTCCTGCAGGCATTGGTCCGCCTGCCTAAAACTTTCTTCCTAATTTCATAAATAAAAAATTTAAAATGTAATTAATGCACTAATTATCTATCTCTCTTATGTACTTCAATACTACATATTAAGATCTTCATAACCAAGAAATTTTGATACGATGTGTATATTATGAATTTTTGTCGTCAGAATTTTCTTCTTTTTCTTCTGGCACTTCAACATATTCTGGGGGGCGAGTGTTTTGTCCTTTTATTACCTTGAATATATATTTACCAAGTGCTTTGCAATGTTTTTCATAATCTTTGTCCCTATTTTCATAGGCTCTTTTAGCCTTACGAATTAAGGTCTTTGTTTCTTTTCTACTGACAATTCTTTCCCCTCCCTAAAGATACATCTAAGTACTGCCATCTGGAGCAAGTACTTTCATTACGTATTTGTCTAAGTCCTCAGAATCGTCTATCTCGAAGTCATCTCCTTCTACTATTCCAGAATCTTGATTAACTTCAAGAATGTATTTGGCATTCATAAAGGGAACTAGAGTCTCATCTTCTGGTTGAGCTTTATATACTAGTACTACCTCATCATCATCATTGATAGCTATCTAATCTAATGGAATTTTAGTATCTTTCATCCACATTTCCCTGGTATCTTCATCATCCCAAACAAATAAAGCTCCCCTGTCGGGAGGAAGATAGTCTATATTCATAAGACCCTTTCTCTTGTCCTCTTCAGACTCTAGCAAATCACATATATAAGACTTATCTCCTATATCAACTTTAACCTATTTCATACAACTTATTTCTATCCTCCATATATTTGTATTCCCTATATTTTCTTATATCTATCTGGATAGCCTTTTGCCAATTTTAGTGCCTACTCCTTCTATGTTTTAGCATCTCCTTCAGCTACAGCTTTCCCCCATTTAGGAAATGATTTCTTTAAATTGCCATAATGGTATCTCGCTTGAGCCATTAGTAAGCGAGGTCCTTCACTAATAGTATCTGGACGAGTTGTATAATCCTTCATATTATCCATTAGTACTTTATCATGAGTTCTCATATCACTAACAGCTTGGTCCCTAGCTTCTTTTTCAGTCCACTTCCCTGCTAGTATTTTAGATTTTAAATGCCTATGAGGACCGTATGTAAAATCAGTACCATAGCCTGCTGTATCTTTATTGTAATTTCTAGCTATTCCATTCTCTATTCCTTTACTACGAGGATTTTCTAAATTCTTTATAAAATTAAAGGTATTAGAATAATCCAAAGGTTTCACCTGTCCTGGTTTTTCTTGTCTTTTATTAGATATATCCCCCATTATTTTATTTACAAGAGGAGACGGATTTCCAGTAAGTAGAGTTGAGATAAGACTAGGACCATACTACTTAGCTGTATTTACTATGTCTATACTTGATCCTGCATTTGGATTCCAATTTAGTCTAAACCCCTCTTGAGCTTTAATAACTCCTCCTTTCTTAAAGCTATTAAATACTTTAGTTAATGAGTCTGCATAATTAGTAGCTTCTGCATATCTTCTCTTACCTTTATTAGCACCAGTAAGCTTAGCGGTAAACTTATTAATATCATCATTCTCATTAAAGTCATATAGTCTCTTTAAGAATTGTATCTTATCTGCTGCATACTCATCCATAGAGTTATAAGACCTAAATTTCTGCTTAATGGCTTCACCTTTAGCATTCTTATCATTACCAGTTACATAATCACCTTTCCATTTAGCTCCAGTAGTCAGATTACCGAAATTGAATTTACCTTGTGCAGAACGTCCCCAAGCACTTTCTAAAGCATCTTGTGATACCAGCATTCTAATTGCATTATCATTAGTGATACCAGCCTTCCTGTAAGAATTAGCAAGGTCAGTTGCCCATTTATTCTTGTCCTTGTATGGACTATTCCATTTTGCCTTAAATCCAGGAGCTTGAATAGAAGATATATAATATTTAGTAGTCGGATTATCAGCTGTCTCAGTAAGTGGTTCTTCAGTCTTTACAGTAGGAGCTTCTTGGTAGATAGGCTGCTCAATAACTGGAATAGCTGGAATAGGTTTAGTAGGAGTCCTAACTTGCTTATATGATACTAATAAATCATTTAGGTCCATCTATTACTCCTCCTTTCTCTAACGTGCTAATCAGACCAGTTCGGTCTTCTGTATTAAATAATACTTGTTCAACTAATAACTTACCAGCCTCTATAGCTACTTCATCCTTTTCCTTCTAGGAATGTTCATGGTCAGTATATTTGGAATATAACTCCTCCAACTTTTTAGTAACCTCTAGGGTAAATATTATTTCATTCTTTTCTATTTCTGCCTATTGTTCTCCATCTTCATCAACCACTGGAATACCTTTCTAAGTTAATCCTTCAGAGTTTTCCATATGATGCTTATGAGCATGAAGAGCACCTTCTGGAATTATGTTTTTCTAAGTTGTTTCTTCTACCTCTGTCTTCTCAGTTTCCGTTTTTCCTCCGCTCTTAAACTTCTTGGGAACATATTTATAATAGTCTTTAGATGTGTCTAAATCATACTACTTTCTAAACTAGATAGCTTCTGGGTCGTCAGAATTATACCACTCCAATTCATATTTAAGAGTTGGGTGATTTTTAGACTTCATAAATTCGTATTCTCCAGTTTCTGGATTGAGATATACAGAGTTTAGATGATTCTTTCCGTCTTTTAAATCTTTTATACTAGATGTTCTCCATGCCTCTAATTCTTCCATAGGGGCTAGTTCAAATGCTCTTCTTAGATTATACTAAGTAGTATCATTTCTATCCTTTGGTATCAAATTGTACCAAGACTCAAAAGTAATCTTTGGTGCAGCTCCTGTAATCCCGTCTACCGCCTTTCCTCCAGATTGAAGGATAACTGGACTCCATAGTGTCCCTCCTTCTTCAAACTGCTCTACCTCTTCTATTATCGTGGGTTGCCATTCTATCTCCTAAGTTTCTAAATTAACAGAACCATTAATCTATCCTCCAGTTTTGTATGTTGGTAAATTTAGTTTCTTAATTCTTTGTATCTTAGTTCCGAACTTAGCAGCTCTCATATATCTCTAATCATACCCACCATTCAGGTTGAAACTATATTGTAGATGATTTAGATCAGACATATTAGCAGCAATAGAAGCCCTGTCTGTAGCTTCTTTAGCTATCCCAGCCATAGTATTCTACTATGTTCTAGCAGTATCTATTTCCCTATTAGCTTTTCTCCTAGCTCCTCCGCTAAACAATCCATATTTCTTTCCAGCCTTATCAGAAGCATTCTCTATCTTCTTCACTGAACCTCCATACGAACCTCCTACATCTTCTATAGTATCTCTATCTATAGAGAACTCTTGTGTTTTTTTAGCACCGATAGCATTAACTAATCCAACAGGAGTTAGCTTCATAAAATTGCTATCTAATATCTAATCTGTAGTTGTCATTTGGTCCGTTCCAACTCCCATAGAAGATAGTGCATCTCCTACAAATCCTCCTACCTTCATAGCTCCTCCGATAATAGTGCCAACTGGGGTAAATCCCATTAATGAAGTGGAAATCGCATCATATGCAGTATTTAGTCCAGTGGTCAGTCCGGAATCATTGTCGTGTACTCCGCCAAAAAATACATTTCTAGCAGTGTCTGCGGCAGTTCCAGCTATTCCACCTATACCAGCGGTTTTATTAACCCCTTTTAATCCTTTCAAGTTTTTTATCTAATCAGATATACTTAGGGCAGTAGAACCTAACTAGCCAACATTCATTAAAGCCTGATTACCAGACATTGCCCCAACCATCTAAAAGCCATTAGCCATAGAGCCTAAAATCTATCCAGAAGAATAACCCGATTTTTCCTATTGTGGAGAGGATTGCTATAACTATTGGGTTACTCCAGGTTTAGGGGTAGTAAGTTGAGATATTTTCTACATCCATTGCTTATTAGGGTCATTAAATGCTATCCCTCCTCTTCCTCCATTTGCAGCAGGATCCCAATACGTAAGCTACTATTGAGGATATCCCTATAATAAGGGAGTCTGAAGACCACTTTGGGCCTTCAGAACTCTTCTTACTTTGTTTATATTCATATTAACTATAACTAATTCTGTATACAGTATTTAAGAAATCTATAATAGCTAATTCTTCTCCAGAGTATCTAATTCTCACTTTTAAGAATTTGTCTTTAACATCTAATTCTTTTCTATTCTAAGCCTCACCAAAGTTGTACTTATATATGTTAACATCATCTAACCAATTAGTTAAATCCAAAGGACTCCAACTTCCATTACCATATCTAGATAAGTCGTATAGATTATATAGGGCGTTGTCCTATCCCCACTCTGGATGAACTAAATCGTTTCCTGGGAAATCTATAGCTCCAGCTGCTAATACCTAATCAGGTATAGGAGAGTTATATATGGAGAATGGAGGTAATAACTATGAGCTATCCCTAGCCTAGGGCCAGGTAGAATTTTTGGGCTATATTAAAGGACCTGAGAATTTATTCTAATACTCATTCTTATAACATACTAAAATAGGGTTAATAGTTACTTTCCATCTATCCTCTAAGTATTGACAGTTGGCAGCTATTATAGATCTAGAATCATCCTAACTTAAATCGTCAAGGCTTACAGCCATTGCATGATTCCATATCCTATACTCCTATCTATTTGGATAATATACTACTTCTGCACCAGATAAATGACGATAATCGTGAGATTCTGGATAAGTTACGTGGATATAATAGTCCTCGATTTCATTGATAGTATCTTGTCTAGTATAATACTTGTGAGGTAAATCAGCAGATTTTGGCTATTGTCTAGGCTGAACTTTCAAGAAGTTCCTATCATAGGAAATATCAGCTCCATTGTATTGCCATAGTGCTTTCATAGCCTCCTGTCTAAAATACATATTTACCTTGTCTTTAGCAAAATCGTAAGACTCCCCAATTATTTCATAATGGAAAGATTCCGGTTTTGCCTTATTTGCTACTATTTCCAAATTTGTAAATATCTTATGCATAGACGGGTCATTCACTATTACACATTCAAACTCAAATGGATGTTGTTTTCCATACCAATAAGTTGGATAAATATCATCAGCTATATCTATTAATCCTGCCTAACCATGCTTCCAAAAATCCGTAGACAAGAATTGTAAATTCCATCTAGGAGCTATACCAACAACAGACTCATAGTAACCACCATCAATTAAAGATGTTCCAGACTAAAATCCTGCCTTCATATTATAATATGCATCACTTAATTTAGAAGCATTATAATCATCGACAATAGATATCGTTGCTTTAATATTCAATAGCGTTACAATTTTATCTGCATTAAGCATCTCCTCTCTTGGAAGAGTGGGACGTTTTCCTGTTATATCCTTGAATATTGGATATTCTAACATATCTTGTATCTCTAATGTCTTGCCATCAACTGTGTCTCCAAGCTTTATCTTATTAGTATCATAATCAGCATATACGTGTTTAGCCTTATTTCGATAATAAAGCTCTGACAATAAAGCCTTTGATGTATACAAGGGCTAATAAGTATAGAACGTATCACCAGCACCATCAGATACCTAAGTAAGCTCCTGACCATCTTTATAGAATACTGGAGTATATTCATCTCCTCCTTCTTTAAATTTAAGGCAGTAAAGAGGCATAAAGGCCCCAGCAAACATAGCATCATCTGGAAGATATATGCCACCTACACTATCTCCGCAGTTCAATGGTACTATTTCAAACTTTTTATAATTTCCATACTAATCCCTCTATAATGAGTAAGATATCTAGTAATGTAACTAAGAATCTGGAAGTATTCTATTACTTAAGGATAGTACTCCTATGTACTTCTTTCTGCTCTTATTATCATCGGCAATACTATAGTTAGTAGTTACCCATTCTCCCTTCTTATTTATATATGAGACTGGAACTCTAAAATTGGTTACTACTTCTCCGTTTTCATTTTCAAGGTTTTCTATGATAACATTTGATAAAGTGATACCATCGGCAAATGAACTTTCTGTATGACTTGTACCGAGTTTCGCTATCCATTTAGATGTATTTCTATCAAACGAAAATGGCATATTATTTATGTTTTCCATATAGCTGGGAACCCAGCTGTAGAAAGTGATAAATTTCTAAAGTAACTCATTCCAACATAGGTTCCAAACCTTCTCTTCAAATCCATATGTATTATCATAGAAGGTAAATAACACATCTCTCTTGAAAGCGTTATATACTGTTTTCACATTCCTAATACCTATTTTGGGAGTAAGCTCTCTTTCCCCTAGAGTAATATTCTTATTCAGAAATTCTTGTACTCTAAAGTCAGAAATACAAGTAAGAGTATTACCGTCAGTGCGCCAAATCTTCTTGGCAACAGTATCAACTCCGTAAACATATTGCGCAGAATCTCCAGTCTTTCCTGGGACTTTTAAGATACTTTCAGGCCACTGACTACCAAACACATCAGAAATAATTTTTGGGTTCTCTGGAAGCACGTTAGAGGTGTTTATATAGACATTTCCACCTGCACCTTCACCTGCAACCGCTCTTTCATTGACTGGTATCAAAGCAACTCCATGCTCAAATACACAAAGAAGATTCGATTCAAGTGATATTAATTTAACTATTTCTCCGTACTCGCGAGTATAGTCTCTATAATGAGTTCCCTAGAATACTCTAAATCCATTCTTGTATGCATCATTAACATGAATGTCGGAATACATAATGCGAGTACCAAACCAATTCTTAATATATGGGACGTCAGGAAGTTCGAAATTCCACCGTTCACTTAAGGATTTACTAAATCCCTTGTTGTATATCTGGGACTCTGGATGTTTATAGGTTCCTTCTACTGTTAAGTCATTGTATGGATAATATCCTCTAGGGTGTCCTACCATAGCGTTCTCATCTACACTTGATGCATCTAAGGTTCTTATATTAAGATTTTTAGAAGAACGTAGTCTAAAGGTAACCCACATTCCTAGTGGAACAGCATTAACGTCTCCAAGATTTATCTATTCATATTTTTCGGTATTATCAGGATCATAATTGTCTCTCCAAGAATTTTTATCTACTATATCATCATTATATGGAGAGGATGGGTCATTGAAGTTTCTATTTACTCTATGAGTAAACTAACAAATATAACAATCCCCTCTATACAATTCGTAGCGAAATCCTTTAGACCGATCTACAACTAACTTATTACTGTTAGCATCTGCTAGATACTTATCTTGATTCAAAATATCTATTCTCTCACTGATTGCAGAAAATGTAGAGGTGTCATCCATTCTAACCTAGAAATACTTTTGAATATTAGCTTCAGAATAGTCTGGGATCATAATATCTACTATCGTAGCTGGGTCTAATTTGTTAGAATTTGTAGCTAAGTATGGTCCGAAAGATCCTCTAATTATATCAGTATTCTCTTTCTTTTCAGTAGAATCTTCGTATTTTTTTCCAACAAATTCATATCTCCACGACTCTTCGGCCTCCCCAGCTCTACTTCTATACATACTATCTTCTATTCCTACAACCTTAACATTATCCGGAACTCCTATAATCTTAGCTACATCACTTTTCTATATATTAGAATCGTAGTAGGCAGGATGATAGAAATGTCTATCCGAATTAGTAAAATAGTTAGAACTATATGTCATATTAGAAGCGTTGACATTATTGACTCCCTAATTTTGAGAGTATCTAATGGTATGTTTGTTTCCTGTGAAAATTTGATTATAATAGTCTTGATTGACTTCGTAGTCTGGACATATAATGCCCTAAACTTTAACACTCTAAGGATCTTTAATTATGATTCTATCTAGGAAGTTCTCCGATAAAGTCCTACTTTCACTATTTTCTACTCTTTTGTAGCCTTTAGGTACCGTAGTATTTCTCCCACTATAAGAAGCCCCCTTGTTCTGACTAATAACCGTACTAATATAATCAGTACTAGATTCTATAGTGTCTATAGCATTAGCAGATTTAGCAATTATAGCTGCTGTAGGAGTAATTACTTTAGACCCCTTTTCTACGGCTAATGTAACCTTCTATAATTTAGAGGCAGTACTGGTCAAACTTCCTAACTTCTCGGCAGTAATACTCATCTTTGCAGCTATCTTCCCGGCGTAAGTTCCCGCTACTGGAACAGCGCTAGCTAATGTTGCTAAAAATGCAGCCGTTTTAAACGATCCCTAGGATATACTAGATACTAAAAAGTTAGTAGCATTTAGACACAATGATGTAATCTATCCAACTCCAGGTATAAATGAAGCTATGAAAGCTACTGCTGACAACAAAGTACTTAAAAATCCCAAGAAAGAAGATTTCGCTTTTAGTGTATAACTAAATCTAGACAAAAATCCCTCTGATATATAGTTTACATCAGATATATCTTTCGTTTCTACATAAGTCTTGTCTAGATTAGACAAATCACTTATAACTCCTCCGACTGTAGGAAGACATGGAGTTTTGGACTCTTTGTCTATTCCAATAGTAATACCCTAGGCTAATATAGTCGGTATTCTAGTCTGTCTAACAAAAAAATATCCTTTTACATATTTCTTTAATTCTTCTATTACCTCTTCGTCAGCTCTTATATCTACTCCGTATATAATATCAGAGTCTGAGGTGGGGTCAAACCTAAGTACCCCCTTCACATTTTCTAATATCGCATCCTCATTTAAACTATACCTAGATGTACCATTCTTCTAGGCTTCTCCGTCCTAAATAAGTAAAAAACTTTCATTGTTATAATTAATAGGAATTCTCTGTCCCTCGTAATATACAGGAATATGTGTGTACTAAGGAGAATTTTCATTATACTCTCCTATTAAATCTCCCCCTCTTATATTAAATACTGGAGTAAGTTCTCCATTTGGTAGTATATATACTATTCCAAAACGATATATTTCCTTATTCCAGTAGCCAGTTTTATCATAAATAAACTTGGGGTCGTAATATCCCAAATTAGAGGAAGAAATATTATAATTCTAATCTATCTGCAATGAGTATTTTTCCTGTTTCAGATAAGGAAGAAATCTTAAGGATAAGTCAGCTAACTCGTTATAAGGAATCTCTGGTTTATGAACATTAGCCAAAAATAGCATATTCTAACAAGTAGCAGAAGTAGTAACACCATCTACTATGTTATATGACAAATTAATGTCTGAGGAATCAATAGTCTATACTTCTTCATAACCAGTTACTATTATGTTGCAATATCCAGTATTGTTTACAAGAAATTTCTTTTGTATCTTCTTATACTCAATCTAGAAATTCTCATCTCCTTCTGCTGTATACCTAGAGTAATATACATAGACGTTGTCATAAGCCGAATCTATATTAGAAAGCTAGAAAGAAACACACTTAAAACTATTCTCATTCTTAGTCCCAGTATGAATACTATGAGGGTCATTAAATCCTACGAATACACTAACCAAACCAGATTCTCCAACAAAATCAGTCTCATTCCCATCAGCATCAGCTAGCTTAAAATAGAAATGATAGTTTCCTATTGGCATATTACCTCCAGAAGATATTCCACTAAACTAGACTTCTGGAATCTTAGTTACTCTTTTGTATAGAGAAGTATCTATGTCAAACTACTCCCCCTAGTCATATATATTAGTATCATTGTTTCCCTTTCTATCTACTATCTCATATGTATTTTTTCCAGTAGCACTAAATCTACTATTAATTAATCTAGGAATGTTTATCCCATCGTTTATTATCAAGTTCACAGACCCATCGTAACTATACTAGGGAATTATGTGTACTGGATTATCCAACGATAGTTTTAACTCATCAGTTATAAAATCTACTAACTGTCCTTTCTCATAAAGGACAGGATCGGTTTCTGTCTAAGGAACCCCCTCCCATTTAGTTTTGTCATTTTGATTAGGAAAGATATTAAACTATTCATTCAATTCACTTAATGAATAATAATTTTCTTTATACCAATACTTATTTTCAGATAATCTGTAATTTCTAAATGGGTTATATTCGTATACTAGTTTTCCTTTTGTTGGAAGAGACTAAGTTAATACTTCTAAGTTTACAACTCCGTTAATAACCGGAGTCCAAGAATAATTTTCCATTATACTGCAAAATATTTAGAAATCTAGGTTTGTCTATTAAATCCCATGAAGATAGCTTCACTCCAATCATCTGATGATGGACAAGCTTTATATATATTATAGCTATAACTTGTATCTTTAGCATAGGCAGTTTCATTGTTTATAGTTAGTAAATCTGAGATAGCACTGAGAAACAGAACATTTGAGTTGTTAGTACTGCTAAGTTTTATAAATTGAGAATTATAACCATTCTAAGGACTCCAACTATAATTACCTTCTTCGTTAGTTATTAACCTATGAACAGCTATCCCAAATGAGTAAGGCTGCAATTGTTTTGTTTCTAAATCTAGAAACATTCTCCCCTAATAATTAGCTTCCGACACTAATTTACCCTAAAAAATCCCAGTTATATCTGGTTCTATACTAACCATTTGTTGTAATGTAGGAGCATTATATAGTGCATTTAATTCGCTTATATCGTACTATAATGTGTGCTAAAACTGTACTAATGTTACCTACTTGTCGAAATTGCTTTCTATAGTTATATTAGCATCGCCTATCCCATATATTAGCTCCCTTGACTTATTATAATTCTGCTGTAATTCTTCTACATATTCCTAAAAGTTAACTCTTGATATATTAAACATTCTACGTACAAAACTAGCATCAATTTCGTTGTTATTTTTTGGAGTAACCTATATACTAATCACAAAGTCTTTCTTCCATATCTCTGAATAATCATTATTTGTTATAATGTCTGATACTATAGTTTTGTCTATTGACTTAGTAGAATTAGCTCTATAGTAAGTCTATGCTAAGGTACTTGTAACAAGCTATGCCATACTGGTAAACCCACATACCTACGTTACTGCACTACTATCACCAGATAATCTTCCAAATCTCTAGGTAGTTAATCCTCCTACAGGATATGGTCTCCAAAATACATTAGGAATCAAATAGGTACCTTTGGCTTTTCTTATCATTAGCTAATCTGCACCACTATCTGATCTGTCCATCTTCCATTGTTCATCTGTATAGGCCCATGCATTCTTGGTGGCCCTTTGGAGATCTCTATCTCCCGATCCATTAGTAGTTCCCCATGTTTCCCTCCAGGTGTTATAAATTACCTCATTACTGGAACCATTATGCAACTCCATAAGATTAGATCTGCTTCCATTATTATCGGATGTCACGGCATGAGCTGATATCATAGAAAATATTCCAACGTCTGCCCCAGTACTCTCTACAAGAGTGTTTAAATCCCCATAATATTTAGCTCCTTTATCAACGCCAACACCTAGACCTCCGCTACCCTAGATAGTTCCACTGGTTAGATTAGTATCCCCAGCTGTACATGAGAAGTAAGCATTTTTCTACTAACTACCTAGATTCATTACCTTTTTGAATACAAATACTCTACTAGATTCTATATTAGATACTCCAATGTTATATTTATCTAAGTCTTCTGTAGACTGTATAAATGGTTTATATACTGTTGCGGTTATCTAAGTCTGCTTAGTAGTATTAGCAGTAATTTTACTGTAAAACTATCCAATTAAAGACATATTTATCCCAAAGTCTCCTGATTCTGTATTTTCTGTACTATAAGTATCAGAAGCTCTAACAGTATAGTGCTTGAATCCATCCGTTGACTAAGTTGTTCCTTCAAAATCTACATATTCAGTAGAACTTCCATCAGTATCACTATCTAAACCAAAATAAGTAACTCTACTATTAGGGATTATATGTAAATTAAATCCATCCTTTAGGGACTCTATCCAACTTTCATAATCCTAGGTATTATTGTTGTCAGGGTACGGCAATTCCTAAGGAATAACTAATGAGGTAAGTCCATCAGTAACTGGGTTAGGAGCTATTTTGCCAGAATAAGGTATATATGAGGAATTATCGGAAGATATCTATCCAGGATCGGATACTGATACCCAAGTCTTCCCCTCTCTTACATGATACATGAGATTCTCTGCAGCCTAATCTGTAAATGTAAAAGTATTATAATCCTCTTCTATTGAAGGAACTAATGCCATTCTAAGATTTGGTTCCCCCTCGTCTTTAGACGATACTTCATATTTATTATACCCTAACGCAGATAATGAAATGTGTACATCTTGGGCATTCTCATTTTTTACATTGTTTTCTAACTTTTTATATTCTTGCTAGAACTAATTTCCTATCTCCTAAAATGCAGATTGTATAGAAAAATCTAGATTTATTTTTAAATCTTTGTAATCCTATGTATTAAAGTAATAATCATTAAACATAGCATTTGTCCAAAACCACCTTGTAAATGTAATAGGGGTAATATTATTATCGTCATCATATTCTCCTATAGCATTTTTACTCTAATAGTACACCTATATTTCTACTAGGTAGAGCAAATTTGGATATAGTATTCCGGAATCATTTTCATAATAGTATCCACTTCCATCCTAGATAAATATCCCATTATCTAACATTTCCTACAGGTTTGCCTAATCGGTACCTTGATCCCAAGTACCATCCTACGGTATTTTATATGGACCATTTCCTTTATGCTTTATAACAGTTCCATCAGAGTCTATCCCACTAAGATTTTTATTAGAAGCGCTATTAAGGGTAATTACTTCAGTGAATGACCCAGAATAAGAATTTTTGTCCTATAATTTTAAGGTAGCAGTAGCTCCATTATTATCAAAAAATTTAAGAATTACCTTACTTATGCCTTTGTTGTCTTCTGGATATGCATCTAGTCCGAAAGACAGAGTAGAGATATCTCCATCGTTATAATATCTCCATTCTGAGAGGTTTATTAATCCAGATCCTACTTTATTAAAATCTATAGAGTTATTAACGGCATACTCCTATAAATATCCATAAGGCATAGCTGGGCAAACTTCATACTAATATACTAGATTAGAAAAATCACTATAATATTTTGTATTATCCTCCTATATGAAAGAAGTTAGATTTATGTCAAAGAAGTGCTTAGTAACATCCCTAGAAAAGTAATTATGAACAAAAGCATCGTCCAACTCTATTAGATATTTATCCTTTATATCATTTAAATACTATGTCTCTCCATTACTTTTAGTAAAGCCAAAACCCTTCTCTTCAGAATATGTATATGCATTGATATAGTACTTGCCTAGTACCGGTAACGAATCTTCTATAGCTAAGGTAGCCTTTCTAGGAAGATAATTAGGGTCCTAAGAATACTATTTATACAAATCTAAATACTAGGAAACTTGGGCATTATAGTTCATTTCCTCCTTGAATTTTTTATATGAAGAGCAGTTAGTTAAATCATATTTGCTAGTTATAACATATTCCGCCGGAATATGTGATGTGTTTGCTTGAATAGGAATTTGTATAGTAGATTCTACTCCTTTTTTCTAAGAGGGGTCATAAACTAGATATTTAGTCTCTGAAGAATTATTTGCCCAAGAGGATTTAGTAACAACGAATCCTTTTGGGTTTATATTATTATTCTATGAATCCCATGACATGTTTAAATATACATGGTAGTTTTTCTATCCGTTGCTTTCGTCTGTTACATATATGTTGTGTGTACAGCTAAATCCAGAAATTTTCTCCAACTCTGCTAAAATAGCAAGCCTTCCAGACACTTTACTTTGGAATATACTATATGCTGATGATATAGTAGATCTATAGCTATCTATATCAATTTCAGGAGTATTATTTGCAGATCCGTTATCCTGAATAAAGTAATTATTATTATACCATTTTACTGTGGAATCTAGATAATTAATCTTTCCAGAATCCTCTATGGCAACTATATGTAATCTTAATAACTTCGGCCAATCTCCATAACTATACGCACTATTTCCATAATCTGTAATATTATTACTATTATCCTATAATCCAGAGCTATAAACTATATATTTATCTCCTGGATTTAGAGAATTATCAAAAATAACCTTTTTAACTGAACTAGATTTTATGGTTCCGTCCTGACCTACAAAATCAGAATTTGATAATATTTGATTCTTTCCTCCTATTTCTTCGCTACTTATATTCCTTTCTGGGCTAGGAAAACACCCTATCTAAGATTTGTTAGTAATTGGATTATAAGATACTATATAAATAATATCACCAAACTCGCAAGTTCCTACTGGTACATAACCCTCTGGAAGATATGCAGTCTCTACTCTACCATTACCCATGTCATTCTATAGAGACATTTCATTTCCATTAAATGTTAAAAGTGTAGCATTTAATGCAGATGTAAGAGTTGTGGCTTGAGTATTATCTGGAGCGAAATCCATTACTAATCCCTCTGCAAACGTGTTCTTTGCAGTCATAACTGTATTAGCCATTGTTTTCTTGTTTTTTGTTATATTTTCTTAAATTATCTGAAATAAATTGATAATTATAATTAGCCAGTAATATATCCTGAAATTTAAGAGGTTCTCTAACTAATACAAGCTCAGCCTAATCAGTTGTTAACTCCCTCTTATACATACTAATTCCAAAGTCAATAGGCATAGGCAATTTAAATATTGCTACTCTATTACTTTCCGATATATTACACTCATCATATATTTTGTAGAGGATGATCTTAGAAAAGGTAAATCTTTTCTTTGGTCGTCCTCTTTTATTTTTCTATTCTAAATATTCGTTATACTAGTTCTAGGTTAATGCAAAGTAGTAGTATCCGTCCCATGGTATTTGCTTTCTTTTATACATTATGCGTAATTTAATTCTCATTTTCTTTTTGTAATACTCAAAGTATTTCAAAGAATCATTCATAAGCTAGCCACAATAAAACCAAAACCCCTATCTATTGATTAAAGTGTCACCTCCGTAACTATTATGTAAGTATAACGATTTCCATCCGTATTGCAAAATCCTTTTAATATCCTACTAAGGAATGTCTGGATATTCTGCACAGATTGCTTCGTAGTAATCCTATATAGTCTTCTGTACCATAATAATTAATACTATTTACCTATATTAGTATTATCTACTATTCGTTGTTTGTCTTTAGCTGACAAGTAAATAGGTTTTTCTCTTGGAAGCCTCTTTTCACTTTCCATCCCTAAAGTTAATTGATAACCGCTAAAGTTAGACATGATGAAATCTACATCATTCCATTTTCCATTCTTAAAAGCTTTCTTAAACTTCTTTCCTTCTGTTCGTTTCATGTAGATGTATGCCTAGGTTCTTCCCAATCCAGGCAGTTTGAAATGAACGTTATTATCTATAATATCATCAACAACCATCTAAACACTTTTAGCAAAGATAGAAGCAGCTAAGTCTCTTTTACTTCCATCAGAGTATGTTTTTCTACACTATTCTGTATTCATTTTTAGTTTTTCTACAGGGAAATTCATATATAAGTCATGTAATGAAAAAGCATGACCCATTGCATAATTTTTATCACTCATAATCATAAACAAAAATAGGGAGACAACTTGCCTCCCTATATATTACATAACTGGCTTATAGCTTCTGTTATATTTTTTACGTCCCCAAGATGATTGAACATTAAGAATTTTATCCATCTCTTCTTGAGAAACATATTCAGGAACTCTTGCAGCATCGCAGTGAAATAACCACTACTGTTTAAGCTCCTAAGCCATCTTCAATACATTCTGATTGTTAGTCCGTATTGCTTCCTTATACTTATATACATAGGCAATATATTCAGCTATTGCTATCGCTTCCTTATCATTTATTTCTGGAAGACCATCTTCATCAAGTAATATTCCATGATATAGAATATTAATTCTTCCAAGTCCTTTATTAACATAAAGAATATCTCCTACTCTTTTATATTTAACGAACTTACCGCTAACATAAAAAGGATCTAGAAAAGCTTTTCTACTTTCTATGTAATTCTCCGTATATGAAGATTGTATATCTCCAAATTCCTTTGTATTACTGGTGTAACCCCAATCCTCCGGACCGCAATAAGTTACAGCTTCTATAATATCAACATTACAAGGTAGCTACACAGAACCATCTTCGCAATTTATATCTAATGACGCTCTATATAACCTAGTATTTTTATTTCCAATAAAGTTGTAGGCTATTAAACCAATTTCTTCTAAATCGTCATCATCTCCTTCAATATCATATAACATCTATGCTAAGTTTATAGCATAATGAAAGTTATTTTGTCCCATATTATCCTCCAGTTACATACTACTAATCGTTAGGAAGCGGCTAAGCTGCAACCTATCTATAATAGTATAGTTTTTCTTTAGTTAGTTTATCTTTGACTAGCTAATCAATAAAGCTATTATTTACATCAGGACCATTAAGTTCGTCGGTATTACAACAGCTATACTGTTTTAGTTGTCTAGGATCTTTGAAGGCAGCAACTACAGAAACTTGTTGTAAAAATGGGGCATTGAATAAGAAGCAATCTAACATGCCGTTAGCATTGGGCGCGAAGTCTATCCAGACATACGGTTTCTTCTAGCTTCTTTTTCTATATTTTCTATTATTAAATTCAGATAATGATGTTACTATCGTAAACTTATTTTGCCTATCAGTAGAACCAATATATTCAATAGCTTGCTTTCCGTACTGTGAAATGACTTGTGGAATTTCAAAATGCGCAGTTACAGTATCGTCTGCATTTTTTACTCCGCACCTACATCTTTCTAGAGATTCACAATCTACGTCGATGCAGTTAATTGCTATTAATAGGTCTTTAATAGGGAAGATTCCTCTAAGAAAATACTAATGTAATATAGCTAATCTACAGGCTACTATTTCATCCTCTAGCTAGTCCATATTCATAGATAGATTCTAATGATACCCTCTCAGCCCAGATACAACATCATTACGAATTTGGGATGCAAGTTTTTCTATATACATTATTCTTCCGTTTTATCAGGATTAATCATTATCCTATTCTTGCAAGTAAAGTTATAACATCTAATTCCTTTTAAATAAGTAACTTTAGATTTTAGAGAGGCAACTTCATTACATTTAGCAGATATGGCTTGGGATTTTTCTAACATAAGTTTGTCCATCTGCTCTCTTAATTCCTATATCTACTTTCTAAAATCACCTTCAAGCTCATGGTAATCCTTTATGTACTTATCACAAGTTTTCTATAAGTAATCGTACTAGTCTTGCTTGAGGTCAGTCTTTTTCTGCTCAACATCAACCATTGACGATTCTGCTTCAGCTTCCCCCTGTTTCTTTTTGCTTTTAAATGTGCAAATATAAGTGACAACTGCGCCAATACCACCACTGCCTATTACCGCTAAGGCCCATTCTAAAATTGACTGTTCCATACTATATTAAAAATAAAGGCGGAACAGAAAAGTCCCGCCTCAGTTTTTATTAAGCACCTAGCTCGTCTTCTCCGTCTTCACTCACTGTTGAAACAGAATCGGCATCTACATCAACTACAGTTCCAATAGTTCCTAGTGCTGTTTCCCATGCAGAGATTAAAGCACTGTCATTTTTAACCCAGAATACGTGAGTAGTATGAGAAGTCATTCTCTGTCCTACAGCATGTAGTCCGTCATTTGAAGCAGGAGCTTCGTATTCTACAATATACTGATTGTAAATGGCACCTACAATAGGGGTTTCTACTTGGCGGATGTGAGTCCATTGGTAATTTGCAGCCGTAGGAAGTCTTAAATCTTTTATGATTTGAGAATATGTACCAAAGCTATTCTTTCCTCTTTCGTCTAGCTTAATGTCAGTAGCAGAAGTTTTCGTTGGGTCTAACTCTGCAACTTTTTCTGCATAATCATCATAAGCATCGAATGTGCTAATTTCGATTTTGCGGAATCTCTGATATTCAGTAGCTCCTTCGAGAACAAGTTTAGCACCATTTACAGATACATTAATTAAATCCTTATCACACAAGAATACGTGATTTTTCTTGAGCATATCTGCTACATTTTTAGCAATAGTAGCAGCTTTATCAGCTTCTTTTACAGTAAACTCAATCCAGAAAGGCATACCTTTTTGAACCCAAGGAGTTGAATAAATATAAGGCTCAGCACCTTCAACACCTAAGTAAATATCAAGTCTGCAATATGTTTTTGCTCCTCCAGCTTTTAAAGCTGCTAAAAGAGTAGCATCTGAGAAATCAATAGTTGCTTTACAAGGAACTGAATTATATCCAGCTCTCTTTCTAATTGCTTTTACGCAACCTTTAACAAATACGAAATCTCTTTTGATTTTTAGAGCATCTACTTCAACACCGTCGATGTTGGTTTTACCGCTTTTGAAAAGATAGGTATTATCAGTACCTTTTCCGTTTAGCTTACTTGAATCTGGATCCAGATTCGAATTGATAATTGTCTAAGTTTGAAAATTTAAACCTGTTGCCATAATTAATTAAAGTTTAATTAGCCTTGTTGAGGGGCTGGTTGCTATTGCCCAGTTGGTCTAGCAATAGATTGAGTCATCTAAATATTGTTACCTAGTCTTGGGTCATTTACACGCTCCATTACTAAGTGTACCAACTCGTTTATAATCTCTTGGTTTACATAATCTGGGAACTCCATAATTTGAGAAGTATCTTCTGTTAAGTCTATTTGCTCTTGAGTTAAGCGAATAAACTGAGGACACTTAACATAATCAATCTGCACTTCTACTAATTGGAACAAACTATCATCCTTACCATATCTAATTTCACAACGAACATTAGAAGTATTTCCAGCTCTTAAGGCAATCGGTTTTTCAACTAGAGATACTTGGGTATCTTTTCCGTTTACATTAAGTTTAAATGTTCTCTGGAAGTTGGAATTTTGTTTTTCAATGTCAGTTCCACCAGTAGTTCCTGAGTTAATATCATTATCTTCCCACTCTCCACCGTCTGCATGAGTAACTTGGTAGATTCCATTCATATCAATACCAACTTCTTCTAATCCTGTACCAGTTTCAACAGAGGTACGAGGGTCAGTAGGAAGAACCTACTATTGGTTAAGATTATGAATGTAATAATATGGACGCATCGGAGATGGTCTATTATAAATGTCGGTAATGATTTGACTCCAAGAATCGGCAGTTAATCTTGTTGCAGGGATTTCAATATATGAACCTGCATCCCAGCAATCTTTTTGTTTAGCAACATAATAAATGCAAACACAGTTCAACATGTGCAAGTAATCAATAGGCATATATACTTCATAAGTAGCTCCGTGCAATGATTGAATTGAACGGTGAGCTTTACTTAAGTAAGATGAAGCTTGTCCAGTATATCCTCCTTCTGGAGAATCTTGATTTCCAGTTACCGCTGAAGTATTCTGGATTGCACTGTCTTTTGCTGCACTTGATTTTCTTCCAGCAAGCTCTACCTTGTGAGGAGTCAAGAAAGTTGTAGCTTTCAAGACTCTCAAATCATCAGTAGTTTGCTAGTTAATATCGTATACATTATATACCTTATTAATATACTAGTTTATAGCTTTATTGAATAAGTAGTTAAACTCATAAAGCTTCAGTGAAGGTGCTTGAATTTTACTAAGTTCTATTAGTGTAGCTTCAAAAACCTGTCTTGCGGTCATTTCGCATTATATTAAATAATTGATAATTAATCTTCAAACATATCGGGATATGTGTCTTTTCTAATTAAGGCTAAGGTTTTGGCATTTCTTTGTGTCTTCATCCACTCTATAGCGGCACTATCAGTAGTACCTAGAGCAACTTTACCATCATCTCCGTAAACATAAAGTCCGTCTTTCTTAACGATTACTCCTTTTTCGCGAGCTTCTATAAATAACATACGAAGTTGAATATCTCCACCAGTATAGCAGTTGATAATCTTTTCCGGAGTTTTTTCAGCAATAGATAATAGATAATCTTCAACATCGGCGTTTGGCTGATTTTTCATATCTCTACCTAATACTTTAGCAACCAGTAATCTTCCTTCGTATCCACGCTCGTCATTCATAATATAGTTAGAAGCCTCTACAATAAGTTTACGTCTTGTAACTCTACGTTGAGCTTCGAATCCAGGTCTATCAACATATAATTCTGCAGTACCATATCTAGGTCTCTTGGACCTTGGGTCCACAGTTCCATCAATTAGATATTCTCCCTTATCATTCTTAGCGAATCTATCAGGAGCTATTAAGTCGCAGTTTTTAATTGCTTCCCAAACAGCGTTCTCATAGACATCATCTAAGTTGAAAGTTTTACCATCTTCTATTACAAATAGTTCCGTTTCTGGAATATATGCAGCTAATCCTTTTGCTTCTCTTTCAATTTCCTCAGAAGTTAAAATAATATCTCCTTGGGAATTAACTCTTTTCACACATTCTGCATATCTACCACGAGAGTCTTTTTGTGGTTGAATATAATATTTTTGACCAACTTTGCCAAATACACTTCTTAATACAACGATGTTACTTTTTAAATCACCGTCTTGTACTTCATTAACCTTTTTTGCCATAATTCATTTTCATATTTTAAAGAATTAGGTAGGGAAGCACCTCGTTCCCTACCTCATCTATACTATTATTTATCTTAGTTATTACTCTTTACAACGAAGAATAAATGAACGGTATGGATTAAATACTGCAATACCAGCATATCCATGGATAGTCATCATACCTCCAGCAACAGGAGTAGAAACTACACCACTATCACCACCTGAACGACCACCTACACCGAGTACTTCGTTAAAGATGTAGTCTTTTCCTTTTAGAGAATACATTGCAACTGGGGGTTGTGTAGAAGTCTTACCAGTTGTAAGGTCAATACATAGAGCGTATGGTTCTAAGAACTCTCTACTCAATGTTCTATCAACTTTGAATGATACGGTATTTCCGCCCCATTCATAAGCATCAAATGTAGCACCTACCTTGATATATTTTCCTTCTCCACCTCTAGACCACAAGTAAGCACCATCAGTCTTACGAGTTGACAGATAATCTCCAAGAACTCTCTGTACGATTCCCCACATTCCTTCATTTACCATGAATGCAAAGTGATTACCAGTAGGCTTCTCAGCTTTCTCAACCATAGTAGAAATAATAGTGTGGAATGTATTAATAGTTACTCTATTAGCAGCATACTTAGAAGCAAATCTTTCGATTTGAGGAATCATACCGTCACCAATAGGAATTGGACGTCCAGTACCTCTATCAGAAATAGTAGCTTTACCATCTACTCCGATATTTCCTTTCGCTAATAGAATCATATTTTCACGAGCATATAAGAAGTTTTCAATTAGATTCTTCTTCATAGGCTCAAGTTTGTAAATCTTTTCAGTTAAGCATCCTTGATTTTCGCCTTTACCAACCTTAATGAAAATATCTTCCATTAATGCATATTTAGAAGAGTAGCTATCGTCAACACGAATAGTTGTCATATAGTTTCTCATCTTTTCAACATTAGATTGATATTTAACGAAACCAGTATCATGCAATTCTGGTTTAGCGTTACCAATGAAACGAGTTGTATCACCAATCTGACATCCATCTTTATCCAAGATTGAGGAGTAGTCATCGTCAATTAGTCTTACCATTACAGACCACATATTGTCAGCCTTTCTAGTAGGACGAGATACAACAAAGCATTGCTGCCCAGTTTTCTCGATTTTAAAAATTTCGTGTAATTGATAATAGTTTTCTGGGAAAATCATTTCAATTTCAGAGCCGTCAGCTCCATCTTCAACAGGCACAGCTGCGAAGGGGATTCTCTTAATATAGTTAGTTTCTACTTCCCATTCAAAGTAAGTAGAATCAATATTCTGGAATCCAGTTGCTTTCTTGGTATCTCCATAGAAAATATTTCTTAGAGCTTCTGTCAAGAAAGTTGCAGTCAATTCTGGATAAAGACGAGACACAACTCCTAAACGGTGAGGTCTTTCTCCCAAGAATTTACTAAAATCTTCATAAGTTCTAGTATCACCCATCGTTGGGCGATTAGTTACAAAACTCGCTACAAGCATAATTATTCTTTTTAAATGTTAATAAATCTTTTACCAATCTTCATCATCTATAAACACATCGTCTGTGGTTTTCTTTTGTGAAGTGGGTTTATTGAATACTAATTTAGGCTTACCTTGTAAGTCCATCTTAGCCTATTCATAACCTCTTCTGTAGTTATCCTGAATCTATTGATTTAATTCTTCTACTATTTTATCTTCATTGAGTATCCAAAACGCAGCTCTAGTGAATAAGGAAGGATCATTCATAGCTCTACCAAAGGCACTTAGTCCCTGGTCGTCTAGCTCTAACATAAATGAAGATAAATCTTCTATATCATCATCAGAAAGCTACAATGGTTGTCCAGCAAATGAATCAAGTCCTTGAATTTGACTTTTAATCGAAGTAGCAAATCTATTATATGCTTCTTCTTCTTTTGCTGCTTTTTCATTAGCTATCTGTGCTTCTTCATCTTCCTAAAGTCTTATATATTCTTTTCGAAGACCTTCTACTGTTTTCTTAAACAAACCTTCATTTTGTTTAGCCAATTCTATCGCTTGGTTAATTTCTTCGTCAGAAATGTCCTACCCAACCTTATGTAATAAATCCAGAGCATAAACTTCTTCGTCTGAAAGATCGTCAACTTTATATCGTTTAGTCTGTTCAACTTCTGATAATAGAGATTGCAGATACTCCTCCGGAGTCATACCACTTTCTCTAATCGTATTAATTAATTGTAGTTCAGAATCATCAAACTCTTGTTGTTCTTGCTCTTGGTCAATTAAGATATTTATCTGCTCTTCCCTTGTAAGAGAATCCCAGGCTCTTTCTATAATAGCACCAGTTTCATCTTCAAATTTAATTTTTTCTGGATTAGAAATACCTTTAAGTTTTAATACTTCGGTTGTTAAATCTTCTTGTTCCTAACTAGAAGGCTATTGCTAATTAGCAGGAAGTATATCTTCGGTTCCTTCTTGTTTTTCTTGCTCGGAGGGTAATTCTCCAAACTCGTCGTCGTCAAAAATTACATCATCAAAATTTTCCATATTCATATTCATTTTTTAGTTAATCAT